TCTGGGGTCCGGCGCTGGACTGGGGATCTTCCGGTGAGTCGCCACCATAAGATCATCCAGAACAACATCACGCACCGATCCTCCTGGTCTCTCTGGCCTGCTGACCGTACCAAGGAAACCAGGTGCGTGACAAGCTCTTCATCAGCGCCGAAGCAGCTGCTCTTCTACCTCGTCGAACCGAGCGAGTGGAGCTTCCAGCATGCCTGTCGGGTCGTGCTGGGTCTCCTGCAGAGTATGGATGAGCATCCGCAGCTCGCCCACCAGAGCCTGGACCTCGGCCCGGTAGAGGTCGTACTCATCGTGGCGTTTCTGGCACTCCGCCTCGATAGCACGCCGCTGGGTGTCCGTAAGGGTCTTCATACCGGCCGCAATGGCACGGTACACATCTCGGCGCATGAGGAGCACAAAGGCCCAGAGTAGGACCATGAGAGCGGCCATCAGACCGATCGTCGTGGTGTTCCAAGCCCAGCTCACTATCGGCGCCCCGCCTCCTGCTTAGGCGTTATCACCGTTACCGTAGCGCGTCAATACGCCGTTTGCATACTGTTGATATCTCAATCATGCTGGTCAGAGACCCTCCACATGCCCATGGACATCCGTGTGACCTGCTGACTTGTTGCAGTACGGGGCCTCGCAGCGCCGCCGCTGGGTGGGGGGTGTCGAGGCCGTCAGGGCGGCCAAAAGCCTGATGGCGAGGTCCGCTGGGGCCTCGCCATGCTGGGTATTGGACCGAACCATCTCGTCCGGGAAAGCCTCTTCCAGATAGGCCTTGAGCCGGCTGATCTGAGCACTGGGCGCCTTGCTTAAGGGCTTCTGCGAGTTGGGTGCGATGAAGGAGTCCTCAGCCGTCTCGTGGGTACTGCCAAAAATCGTCGTCATGCCACATAGTCTCCTGGATCGCGAGGCTTGGCATCCGGATGGGCCTTCTCCCACGCGTCACGGCGCGTAATGCTGCTGCCGATGGAAAGCGAAGCACAAGGGCCCGGATGCCACTCTTTCAGGTCGCACATATGAATCATAAAGTGCTCGCTCTCCATAGGCTGGCGGCACTTACGATCAGGATATTCAGCGACCTTCATGACACGAAGAGTAGCAGTTGAAACGATCAAAGCAGTCCAAGCGGCGGGGGTTTGTGGGTATCGAGATTGGACTGGCCGCCTGGACTGCTTGCTTAGCGTACCCGCTGCTTGCTTAGCGTACCCGCTGCTGCTGCAGCGGAGTCAGCTGGTCGTAGTACACCCAGCGCTGGCCGTAAGGGTTCCCTGTCCAATCCGGATTTTGGACGATCTGCCGGTCCCAGCCCGGGTACTGAGGTACGGGTGGCGCGGAGCTGTCGTAGTGGACGTTGGCCCACTTCTCCTGGTCCTGGCGGACCATCTCGCGCTCCTCGTGGCGAAGGTATTCATGCCGGACCACCAACGCGGTCGTCACACCAGCAATGACCAGCGCACCGCGCTCGGGCTCGCGGTAATAGAAGTAGAGAACGCCGACCATGAACAGGCTGAAGGCCAGGAAGGCCAGTCCCAGGAAGGTCGGGATGATGAAGTTGGCCGGATCCGCCAAGTCCTCGTCCGTACCACCGAAAGCGATGAAGAAGAAGATCGGGGAGATGATGGGCGCCGGCAGGCCCACGACCAGCCAGATGATCTGGGTGATCGAGATGCCGAACGGGCAGCGTCCCGGACGGCCGACTAGCTGACCATTGACGATCCCCGTCACGTCGATGACCTGGGCGCCGTACGGCTTGCCGGTCGCGAGGACCGCAGCCGTGCCGTCGTCGTTGTAGCCCCGGTGCTTGAAGTAGCCGTACTCGGCCCAGCCTCGGGTGATCCGGAGCCGATGCCCCTCCCAGGCCAACGGCACGCCGGGAGTGCTGTCGCCGTATGCCTGGCGTAGTGCGGTGAGGAAGTCGATCATGACTTCGCCTCCTTCTTCGTACGACTCTCGCACGCCTTGGTACCGGTGCAGCGGTAGGTCCCGGTCGGTAGGTGGTAATAGAAAGCACTGGTGCCCTGACGCCCGCACTTGCTGCAGTGGCGCTTGGTGGGCAGTCCCTTGATCATGATCGAACCCTCCTGGAGAGCAGTATCTCTGGCTCCTCCAGTATGACATCCCGACATTTAAAAAGGAAGCCCCCATCCGAAGATTGGGGGCTTCCTGATCGAAAGGACTAGGGGCGGCGGCTGGCCCGCTTCTTGGCTGCCGAGATCTGCTCGTCGACGGTGGTCTCTTCACCGTTCTCCGCCAGCTTGGCAACGATGGCCTCGGCCAGTCGGCGGCTATAGGCCTCGTCCTGGCCCTTGTACGGGAAGTAGAAGCAGTCGGTCAGGTCGGACTTGGCTGCGGTCAGGGTGGTGATCTTGTAGCCCTGGTAGTCGACCAGCCCGACCATCGTGTTGCGAACGATCTTGGCAGTCTTGGCGGCCTTGGCGGCGGCCCTGACTTCGCGCTCGACCTGAGCGGCCTTCTCGTCCCGGGTGAACAGCTGGGTCGGTCGGCTCAGGGTCTCGACCGGCGCCGAGGCATAGCAGATTGTGCAGGCGCGCTCGCCACCCAGCTCCACGATCTCGCCCTCGTCGTGACCGGACAGCTCCGGCAGCCAGGAGAACTGGGTGGTCGGGTAGCAGCTGCTGCAGCTCATCGAGCTGTGCACATGGCCGCCCGAGACGATGAACGCCCGGGTCCAACGGTGCTCGGCGTACAGGCCGTCCAGGATCTCTTTCTGGGCTTGCACCCGCTCCAGGTCGCGCTGGAGGATGGGCAGCTCCCGCAGTACCTCGTTGGCACGGTGAGCAGAATAGGTGTTCTCGGCGCCCACCTCTTGCAGCTTGGCGACGGCCTCCTGGTCGGTCAGCTTGTATGCCTCGGTGCGGCGGCGAACGTCACCAACCAGCGTGTGGACGGTGTTGAGGCGGGCCCGGATGGAGGCGGTCAGCTTGGCGCCCCGCTCGTACAGTCCGGCGAGCTTGGTGTCGATCTCGGTGGCGGTGATCGTTGCGGTCATCGGGTCCTCCTGGGGCGTGATCTCTGGCTGACTCCAGTTTGACATATAAATATCTCTGGCACAAGAAAAACCCCACCCGGTTTCCTGGGTGGGGTTTCGTGTGGGATGGGCTAGCTGAACAGCTCCGGGCGCCGTTTCCGGATCACTTCCAGCTCAGCGCGGTCGCGCTCGACCTGCTGTGCCTGGATCCATGCCCACCGGGCCTTGTACATAGCCGGGGCGAGCTTGGCCTGATAGGGCGTGGCCGGCGTCCAACCGATCAGAAAAAGCGCCTTGCCGTCATAGTCCTCGTCGAGCTTGACTTCGGTATCCACTAGGCGGTTGTGTTCGACCACCTCGGTCAGGTGACGGATGAAGTCCTCGACCGGCAGCCAGGTCGCCAGCCTCTCCTCGTAGGACTTGAACCAGAATCCCTCGGCCGACTTGCGGTACTCGCCCCAGTCGTCCGTAGTGGCGTCCGCGTGCAGCTCTCGGTGCTCAGGAGGCAGATGGGGTGTGAGGTGTACATCGGTAGGAGAGACCCTGACGACGCTGTCGATTTCCCATTCGATCTTCATTCGTTCGCTTCCTTTCGGGCCTGCAAGATGATCTTCTTCAGCCGCTTGATCTCCGGGTCGAGGTAGCTGTCCGGGAGGTCGACACCCATTGCCGTCTCCAGCCGGAAGAACAAGTCCTCCCAGTCGATTCGGCCGGTGGGCTCGACGAACCCCAGCGCGTATTCGATGATCTCCTCGTCAGACATCGAGGGACTCGTAGTGAACCAGCCACGTGCCGCGCTTGGTGGTCGGATCGACCTTGACCACGTCCGCGTAGCCGCCGCGCTGGGCAATGCTCTGGGCAAGGGAGCGAGCGTCCGACTCGGTGCCCTTGGGGTCGGTGTGGGTGCTACCTGGCCGGTCGTAGTCCCGGTAGGCGTTGCCCTGCTCATCAACAGCCCAGGTGAACGGATAGCTGTAGATCACCCGGTAGTCGATGGTCTTGCGAGCCACGACGTAGTCCCGGTCCCGCCAGGCCAGGTACTTCTTCCAGGCCCCGTTGCCCCGGCTGACCGCGAAGCGCTCACTGACCATCCGGTCCAGCACGCTCTTAGCGCGGTCTGTGGTCAGCTTGGCCTTACGAGCCACAGCCGACGGGGTGAGCGGCTTGCCGGCGGTCTCCAGGATCTCTTCGACCCGGTCCGCCTGGTTGTAGAAGAGAGCGTCGACGTTGGCCTTGATGTCCATGTCACTCATGATGTCCTCCTGAAGCTTGACCTCTGGCTTACCCAGCATGACATCTTAAAATCTCTGGCACAAGGTCTACGCACGAAGATCTTTAAAGAGTCGTCAAGAACTCCTTCACGGCCAGCCGGTGGCTCTCTCCTTTCCGCACGTGTACATGGCGGCCGAGGTCTCCCTCCAGTCGCAGCGGACAGATGATGGTCAAAGGGGAGGACAGAGCCTTACTCATCCTGGTGGAGACCAGATACGGCCCGTGCTGGGAGATGGTGAGGAGTGATTCCGTACGGCTGAGTTTGACGACCTCGTGAGTAAGCATGGGAGAACTTCCTACTAGGGATCTCTGGCCTTCAAAATGTGACATTTAAAGATCCCTGGCACAACTGCGCATGTAAAAGGACCCCCGGCGGCATTGGCGGGGGTCCAGCTCATGGGTTACATCAGAGTTCTGACCGTTAGGGCGGCCAGACCCAAGATAGGCCCGAGGACGCCGACCAAGATCAGGCAACAGCCGGACGGGCGATTCTTCCGCTGGCGCTTGTACTTCTGGTTAGTCTTGTTGGCGAGATTCTGGATATTGCGGGCTTTATAGGCCCTTTGCTGCATAAGAAAGCGTTTGTTCTCTTCGTCCACCAGACAACCCTATCGGGCGATCTTTACCGATCCCAACGGAGCTGGAAGGTCACCGGAACGACATTGCGAGCTGACCGGCGGACCAGCCGGCGAGCGGTCAACATGGTCAGATACCGGCTGGCGTCGTACTCGGTCTGACGACTGATGTCCGCAACGGTCTCGACCATGAACGCCCCGTCGTGGTTGGTACGGGCATTGGCTTCGGTGAGTGCCGCCAGCGTGAGATAGGTCAACCGCTCGGCCGAGGACATGTCTCCGACAGCGATGGCCTGTAGCTGACCAAAGGCACGGCGCAGCGCTGAGATAGCGACGACAGTCGGGGGCATGATGTTCCTCCTGGGGGTGGTCTCTGGCCCGCTCAGGATACACATAGGTTTCTTAGAGCGGAAGCCCCTTGCGGAGCCTCTTCAGCCTCACATTGATCTCTGAGGCCTGACGAGTCGCTTTGGTCCTCTCACGCTCGTACAGGCGCTGACGTACGCGCAACAGGCGCCAGCTGCCCAGAGCGATGGCTCCGCCTCCGATGGCCCCGAGGAAGGCAGCCATCAGGGTTAGGAGGATCCCCTCGTTATACCCCGACATAGAACAGACCAGCCCCAACAGAATGATCCCCATCAAAAGCAGGAACAAACCGTGGAGCTGGTCTCGGTTAAGCATGATCTCTCGTCTCAGTCGGCGAGCGCCTCGCGAATCTCCAGCTTGCCCTCGCGGCGCTCACGGCGGTGGGTGCTGGTCTTGATGCTGCGGATCTCGCCTCGGGCCCACACGATGTGGCGGCGAGAGTCGTAAGCGTCCTTCTCGTCAGCGGTAACGGCGATGCGCTTCATGGTGTCCTCCTGAAGGGTTGACCTCTGGCTGACTCCAGTAAAGCACATGGTTTCCTATGTGCACAACTACCCTAGGGAAACTGATTCCCACCGGCCCCCGATGGCCACCCACAGCTCCCGGACCAGCCAGTCCGCCGGCTCGATCTTGGGCAGAAACCGCACGTGGTACTTGTCGTACTTGAGGGTGATGTGCGGCGTGAAGGAGTGATCTTGGTGCGGGGCATACCCGTGCTCACCCAGGTAGTCGACCAGCTCGACGTGCATCCTGGTCAGCGCCGGAGCGTCCACCGCAGCCCAGAGCACGTGACTGCCATCGTTCACGAAGGTGCCTGCCCCCTGCGTACGAGCCTCGAACGGCTCGTACGTCTCAGCCCAACTGGTGACGGTCTCCACCAGGTCGTCCAGCTGGTCCTGGGAATGGTCCATGGTGTTCCCGAGATAGGCCACCGTGATGTGCAGGTTCTCTGGTGTCTCGCCGCCCTCGACCACCAGGGACTGGATGATCTCGTCCGGCGGCTTGACGGCGATCATGATGCCGCTGGGCTCCGGCGAGCCATCCGGCGGCACGGTCAGCACCCGGTTCTCGGACTGCCTCAGGGGCGTGAAGGGCGCTACATGACGGGGAAACGGTTCGGGCTTCTTGTGCGGGGTGAACGGAGACATCCGATCAGGCACCTGATCCGTGGGTTTGGGGCGCTGCTTCCAAGGCAGCTCCGTTGAGTCATTTTGGACCTTGGTGCAGTCGGCGCAACGCCCTTGGTGTGCCGGGGGAAGACCGCTACCGATGGACTGATCAGGGCTCCGTTGCCCTTCGTCCAGTAGGCCTGTGTCATAGCTTAACGAGCGCGCCGCAGAGTCATGCTCCTGGCGCAAGTGGTAGTGCGTGGGGCACAGATCCTCAGACCGGCCGCCGGGATAGGTCAGCTGGTGGACCTGCTGCTTACCAACCTCGTGTCGGACGACCTCTTCGGCCGAGGCGCAAACGGTCAGCTTGGCCTCGTCATGATCACCTCGCCAGATCGGCCCAGAAGCACCAGATTCACGGCCGTCGGCATCACACCGTACGCACTCATGGCCGCAGGAGTGTTCTCCAGTGCCGCCGCAGCACGAACAGACATCTCCTTCGTCATAATGATCCTGCCAGGACGCTGTCTTGCCCTGCACGTTCCGCTTGCAGTCCAGGAGGAAGTCCAGCGGGTGCCCTGGATGCAAATCCAGGTATTTCCACGCAACGTTCGCAAAGTCGAATACCCCGGTACCGTTCTGGCCGAAGGCGTTCCGGCGGTCATCATGCAGTCGGTCGAAGAGCGCGGCACCCTCGCGGGTCCGGTACGGCTCGGGCATGGCCCTAATGCCGTCTACAAAGCCCACCAGGCCCTCCAGAGCGTCCCAGTAGGACTCCGGCAGCGACCGAGCTGACCAGTCCTCTGGTGTGCTGTAGGGCTCGACAGTCCACTCGTCATCGCTGACGTTGTACGCGGCATACGGCTTGATCTCGTGGATGTCACGGCCGGCGACATTCACATAGGCAGTGATCCCATACCGGCCCTCGACACCGGGGATCTCGGTGTCCTCCAGCCGCTTGTCAATGCCAGCCCGGAAGGCCTGGTTCAGCCGGTCGGCCACCTGCTCATCCGACAACGCCGCGTACGCCGGCTGGGCCTTGCGGAAGGCGTCAAAGTCGACCCCAACCAGCACGTCGAAGTCGTCGGCCTCGCCAGCCCCCTCTCCGTGGGCGGCATGACTGCCGTACCAAGAGCTTGCTTCACCTCCAGCGAAGTAGACCGTCGACCATGCCGGCCAGTCCGCATAAAGGGAGTCCCAGTCCTGTCCGATCTCCTCCAGCAGGAAGCTGCGGACCTCCGGCTTGAGGTGATCGCCGTCGAACAGGCGAGGGTCCTCGCCCGGTTTGGTAGGACTGAAGATCCGAGCTTCGGGCAGCCACTCATGCTCGTGCACGTACTCGGCGGCCGTCTTGCCGAACGTGCACGGGTCGTACGGCTGCAGTTTTTCGTGCCAGCCCTGGACCTCATTCGGTGTCATCTTGTTTCGGATCAAGTCCTTGCTGTTCCCGAGGTTGTGCTCGTGGATCATGTGCTCGGCCAGATCATGATGGGCCGGAGCCGGCGGCGGGACGTGCTCTACCTGATGTCCTGAGGAGTCACCCTCGTCCGCCTTCTGACTCCAGGCTGAGCCAGCGGGTGTCTGCACGTCGGAGTGCTGGGGTGGCGTCACCCCGTGCTGCTCGGCGGCGGCCGTACCGCGCTGCCAGAGCGCGCTCCCGATGCCCTTACGACGGTGCTCGGGATCAGTGTGCACGAAGTCCACGAGCCCGTGCTGGGGATTCCACTCCATGTGGCCGATCTCTTTCCGAGCGTCGCCATCGGGGACGGTCGCGGAGATCCGGTGCGGCTTGGTCTTGTGCCAGGACGGTGTGAAGTGGAAGCGGATGTCCTGTGGGAGAGCTGCCCCCGCGCTCCTCGGTTTGAGGTGCGTCAAATCGACGATCTCGCTGGTGCCGTAGTCGTCGTGGGTGATGATCCCGTCGTGGCCGGCGTCTCGGACCGCCTGTGACAGCTCACTGCCCCTTTTGCCGCCGTGCTCCTTGGAGAGCTGGTGCTTCCAGTTGGAGTCCTCTTGGTAGCCGCCACCGAACGGGATGTGCTTAGGGTTCTGGAAGGTGACCGAGCCCTTCTCCCAGCGCTCGTCCGACTTGGCGTTGGGTCCGGCCTCGACCAGGTACCGGCCGTGCGGCTCGACGTCCTGCCCGAACCGGCTGCCTGCGTCCGGGGACTTCTCGGTGTTGTGAAGGTAGTAGATGGTGGTCGCGGAGGCCGTCTTGCCGGCCCACGCCTTGCCCTCATCGGTCTGGAACTCCTCGGGGGAGTGATGGAGATTCGGCTCGACCTCCTTAGCGCGGTTCCACAGCTCGGTGCCGAGCCCGCGACGCTGGAACTTCGGGTGCACGTTGACCAGAGCGACCTCGCCATCCTTGCCGGACCAGGCGATGTGCCCAGCGTAATCGGACACATCACCACGTGACCCACCATCCGGGTGGTGAGCGTAGAGGGCATGTATGCCACCCGTCGGAGACGCATCGTGGCGGAATGTGAAACCATCTTGAACAGTGGCCATACGGCCGTTGCTGCCGCCTCGGTGGTACTGCAGCTGGTAGTTCTCGTCAGCCTGTTTGAAGAATGAGACGGCGTCCAGGGAGCCTCGCTTGGCCTGATCGAAGTCCCAGGTCGGCTTGCCGGGGGTTACCTTCAGGCGCTGGTGGAAGGTGGGGTAGTCCATCTTCACGTCAGGCTTATCCGAGTGCGGGACGACCAGGGGCTCGCCGTCGATCCCCTTGCCGACCTCCTTACCTCGGAAGCCGATCACGTCGCGCTTGTCGAAGTCGACCTCATGGGCGCTCTCGGGATCGAGCCAGTCCATCTTCTTCAGGTAGTGATGCAGGTCATGCGGGTTTGAGAACGACGAAAACCCCTCTTGGGGAGCATCGACGCCGCCCTGGCTCTGGGCGTGCTCTGACCCGAACGGGGCATCCCGATGGTGGAATCGGTAATACATCTTGCCGCTGTTATCGAGCGGTTCTCCCTCACCGGCCAGCCGGAAGAACGCAACCAGATCCAGCCGCGAGGCGGTGTGGTGCCCGTCGTGGGAGTACAGCTCGACCTTCGTCTTCTTGTTGCGGGGGCCGTACCAGGTGACGCTGTGCACGTGCACCGGAGCTCCGTCCTTGAGCGGGATCTCCTTCTCGGCGCCACCGAGCCAGGCGTCGTGACGGTAGATGCCGTGCTCGGCGAGCTTGTCGCGGTCGGTCTCGACGTGCTCTACGTCAGGAGTGTGCGCGTGGATGACGACCTTGGTGCGACCGGCCTGGTGGGTGCCATGGGCGAAGTTGCTGGCGACCTTCTCGTCGACCGACCAGTGCTTGCCCAGGCCGCCACTCTCACCCTGCTGGATGTGGTCCAGCAGGGCCTTGGCGCGCTTCTCGTGGGAGTACTGCTGCGAGTCGTGGACGATGTTGTGCACGTCCTCGGGCAGCTCGATAGACATCCCCCGATGGATGCTCTTAGTCTTGGACAGGGTGTGACCCCAGTCGTGCTCCGGCGGTCCCGCGCTCTCACGGAAGAAACTAACCACGTCGATCTTGGCCGTACGACCATTGGCAGAATTCTGCTTATCGCCCGCGTAGCCTTTCCACCACTTCTCGCCCTGCTGGGTCCGCCAGCCATGATCGATCGACGCATCGGGGTAATCATCTTGCAGCCGATCCATCATGGCGCTAGCGGGACCTTTGCGCTGATGATCCTGATGGACCTCCATGGTCTTGATCCGGAGCTTGGAGACCTGGCCGTGATCCTTCTGAGTGCCGTAGGAGAGCCGACCGGCTCGCTCAGGAGCGCCGTCTGGATGCTCTGGAGAGACAGGCTGCGTCAGGTGATACGCATGTATCTGGCCGGCGCTGCCTCGCCCCTCCGGGCGAAAATGTCGAATGACGTAATCATCCGGCAAGTCCTTGGCCGTACGGAAGAACGCAACCAGGTCCACCGTTACCTCCTCTACCTCTTCGGCGCCCTGGAGGAGGAGGGAACAGTCAGTAACCTTTGAACTGGGGAGTCAGCTGCTCAGCGGTGGTGGGCTCTACGAATTGAGGGCACGGGCCGCCGTCATCACCCTTATTGCAACCCATCGCACCACAGGGCTTGTCCAAGTTCCGGCCGTGGAAGGTATGAGCGTGCTTACAACGAGCGCACATCCTGGGACGTTTAGTAACCATAGGTTCCCCTTACATGTTGGAGGGCCTTCCCCAACGGAGAAGGCCCTCCGGAGCAGCTACGAAATTCCAGGCCGACGGTTCGCGGGAATCCTGCCAGAGATCACATCGCGAACCCAAGACCTCCCGGAGTGTGCCTCATAGAGACCGCGTGAGGAGGTATCGGCGTGGAGCAGCGCTCCGAGTTCGATGATACAGAAGGTCGCAGGTGTTGCAAGATCTCTGACCGGCTCATCTCAGCCGGCCCGGCCGGCGAGCTGGTGTCCCCTGCTGACTGGGCAGCCTGCGACTGCCACCGCCCAGCTGTTCGAAGACCTGATCGTCCTGGCCCCGGCCGAACGGTATGTTCTCCTGCTGCATGGCCGCGCCCGGCCGAGTGTTCCCCAAGGCCTCGAAGACCATCTTGTCGATCTGGTCGCCGATCAAGTAGCTCACCACCTCGCACATCGAGTCGGCCACATCCTTGGTCTGGACAGGCCCTGAGGTCTGCTTCTCGACCTTGTTGTTGGCCTCCTGGAGGAAGGTCAACTCCGCCTGCGCCTGCGTGTACTCCGGCGCGTGCACCAGCTCCAGATTAATGGCTGCCTTGAACTGCTCGTACCGGCTCCAGTTGTTGGCGTGGGTCGCGGTCTTCTCGTACGCCACGGTGCGCTTGGGCAAGCTCTTGGCGTGCGCCCGCCGCGTCAGGCTCTGCAAGGTCGCCACCGAGTTGAACTGGTCGAAGGTCACCTCGTCCGGCATGAACGGGACGATCACCTCGTCGAAGATCCAGTCCTCGATCTCCTGGTAGATCACGATATGGTCTGGGAAGTCCGCTGGATCCCAATGATGCACTTTGTCGAAGACAACGTGCTTGACGCCGTCCATCCCGATCTCGATGTGTGCCAGGGCGAACCCGAAGTTAGCGTTGACCTTGGACGGGTCACCGTGCGCCTTGTAGCTGCGAGACAGCAGCCCGACCTGCTCCTGCTGCAGGATGGGGCGCCCCTCCTCCGGCCGCCGGCCGAGCCAGGGCTGGAAGATCTTGGCGACCTTGTCCGCGTTCAGATAGGCGTCCAGGGCCGCTGCCCAGTGACTGCGGCGCTCTACCTTGAAGGTGTCCGGGTTGGCCTGCTCCAGCTTTTGCATCTCACGGTCGTACGTCTGGATGGCGCCACGGAGCACGCTGAAGGCCGGGGGGAGCTTGGGCACCTCTGCGTCCGGGGCATACTCCCCCAGGTCGCCCAGGAAGCCCTCAGGCAGCAAGGAGAGCAGGGGAGCCCGCTCCCAGTCCTCGTAGATGTCCCAGGAGGTCAGCTGCACCATCAGCAGCTGTGGATACTCGGGGTTGCCACTCTCGTCCATCTCAATCGAGTGCAGCCAGTTCTCGTAGAACTGTCCCAGCATCTGCCAGGGGCTGGACGGCTCCAAGATGAAGGCGTCCTTACCGAACTGGTCGAGACTCGGAGTCGCACTGCCGTACACCGCCTCCGCCGAGGCTTTCGCGACAGCGGGGACAACGTGAGCCATCTCGTCGTAGGCCTGGCAAAAGCTCGCCGGCCCTCGACCGGCCATCATGGTGGACTCTTTGGGTTCGATCAGGAAGGTCGCCCGGTCCGCCGCCGTCTCAATTCCCCGGTCCTTGAGCAGGTCCATCCGGGCGAAGTCGTTGGGGGCGTAGACGGACAGGCTCTCACCCAGCGGCTTGGACACGTACTTGGAAAAGCACGGGCCACCGAGGATGACGTTGTTCAGGTCTCCCCAGAGATTTTTAACGGCCTGGTCTTTCTTACCCGCAAACACAAAGGCCGCGAGTTTTTTATCGCGGTCAATGCCGTAGTACCCCTGGGGATCTCCCTTGGCCATGTAATTCCAGAGCACGTACGCCATGGCCAGCGCGCCGATATAACCCTTGCCGGCCCGGCGACCCATCACCAACAGCACCTCGCGGAACCAGTGGTATCCCTCGGCCTTAAGCCAGCGCATCCGTTCCAACAGCTTGGGGTTGACCCCATTGTTGCCGGTGGCCGCGAAGTTCTGCTCCCACTCCTCCACCACGTCGTAGTCGAACTGGGTGAAGAGATCTTCCCTCAGGAAGATGATCTTGAGGAGAGTCGCTTGGCGCGGATAGATATTCGGTCGGTCTAAATAGGCGGGATCAACGACGAAGGTAATCGGATCCGGCACATCAAGGCTCATGATGTTATGCATCTGCCAGGGGAGGAAGGGAGACGCACCAGCAGAGGACGAGGACTTTCCCCGCCCCCGCCCCCTGCGTAGTGCTGTCGTCAATGCTGGTGGCCCCCGCCCTCGATCACCTCGGTAGGAGTTTTAATGACACCCCCGTCGCCCAGATCCAGCACATCGTTGGTGACCTGGTGCACCTGCTGGTTCGGATCCCATTCCAGCTTATGAGTCCGGCCGATCAGATCCACCATAAGCACCGGTACACATTCGTCCGGCTTAAATTTAAAATTCTCTACCTGGTCGACCGGAATGCCCCACGACACATTGACCACCAGGCCGATGTCATTGAAGCGCTCTCTCACCTCCCGGCCGATAGCCGACCGGTCCACCCGCGACTGCAGCCGTAAGCGGATCCTCTCGACCACCTTCTCCATCGCCAGGACTTCGGTGTCGTACAGCTCGAAGTTCCTGGTGATCTCCAGGTGGTTATGCACTTCGCCGGGCTGGCTGGCCGACGTGGCCAGATAATCCTTTAGACCCAGCGGGTCTGGCGTCTCAGTCACAGGTCTCCTAGGTCAGCCGCTGCTGGCAGGCTGTGCACCGTACCGAGTGGTCGTTGACCAGCCGGCCGCCGATGGTCTGCAGCTGCCGACGAGGCCCTTCCTGGCTCAGCAAGGATGGGTCGTTCGCCTGGTTGGTCAGCAGGTTGACGAGGTCGAATTCGGTAGGAGCGCCGTCCTCGGTGATCGAGGGAAGCATTCCCTGCAGCTGCAGAGCGCGCCTGGCCGGCAGCCCATTCTCCTGGGCGATCCGACGCATGTGGCCGCTCATATCGGCCGGCAGCGGCCGGCTGCGCAGGTCGTAGAAGGCTTCGATGTCATGCTCGACCCGGCGGAAGGCTCGAACGACCTCGCCCTCCAATAGCCGCAGCAGAGTGGGGACATCGTTATTCCGAGCGTCCACCCGCAGGCCGGCGTCGGGGACCTCCATGCCGTTGGTGCACACCAGGCGGTAGAGGTACGGCTGCACCCAGGGGGCCAGGTTGTTCTTGCGGTCCTGGCCGAGCCGGACACCACCTCGGGTGATGTCACCAACCTGGGGATCCCCTCCCACCCCCCGGTCGAATCCTTCAGGGACCACGACATCCAGCCGGAAGCTGTCCGGCCGCGACCAGTAGTCGACGACCGTCGCTTGGGGGTCGATAGCACGGGAGGCAACCTGCACGATCTCAGAGGCCGGTACCCGCTGCTGGTTTTCCTTCAGCACCTCAATGACACCGTCATCACCCTCACGATAACCGACAGTGATGTTTTCCTCATCAGCGTGTTGGATCCGGCTATCCAGGATGAACTGCTGCTCATCCGGCTGCAGCCTCTCGTAGAACTTGATCGGAATCCCGACAAAGTGAGCCAGTACCGCCGTACCCGTGCTCGGCTTGCTCAGCCGGATCTCACGGTTCCCCAAGGCCAGAAAGGGCTCCCTTTCTTGCAGGTGCGGGGAGACGTTGTGCAGCGGCCCCGACCAGGTTCGGTAGTCCAGGTCAACGGTCTGCGCCAGCTCTTCCAGCGTGATATTCGGAAGCTCTCTCAGATGCATGGGTCCTCCGTACGGGTAAAAACAGGTCTGACCAGAAGTTTAACTATCTCGGCAGCCTACGTCGCTACGCCACGTCGCCCTCGATCGCCCGAGTCTGCTGCCGCTCCATCCCACGGAGCACGGCATTCTGGCCTGCCAGCTGGTTGAATCGCTGCTTCTGCTCCGGCGTCAGCAGCTGAGAGATGATCGACATGTACTCCATCAGAGCCTGCTGCCAGACCTGTGCGTCCACCGGGCTGTCGATCTCTGCGTCGATGGCGACCTGAGTCCGGATGGCGGAGAGCAGATCCGACATCGACGGCTGGATCTCTCCGGCCTGAAGCCGTTCGAAACCCTTCTCGATCACCATCTGATTGGCCGTGACGTGGTCGACCAGAGAGTCGACTCCCTCTTCGATCGAGCGTCCGATCTCCTTGCTACGGCGCTCGATGAGCGCCCGCTGGATTATCGCGTTCAGCGGCATGTGCTCGCCCTGAACGTGGTTCCGTACGGAGTGATCGGAGGGATTACCGGTGTCAGGCTCGATCAGGTTGTTCTGAGTCCAGTTCGCGATGGCCCGGTACGAACGGCCATTGACAATCTGCTGCTCGATGTCAGCGCGATTAGGGTGCTGGCACACCCGGCAGTTGGGGTGTGTACGTGCGGGGTAGTACCGACCACCGACCTGAACGGTGACCAGTGAGCGAGGGGAAGGATCAGTCATTGAAGTTGTCGTGGTCGCCAAACTCATCGACCCGATAGTCGTCTACGAAGGCCGCCAGAGAGGTCTCCCGCCGCCGGGCGGACGTAATCCCATCCCGGCTGTTCAGATGTGGCTGGTCGCGATTCCACTTCCGATGGAACATCCCCATCCGGATGGCGGAGTCCGGCATCCCGCTAGAGACCAACAGCTCCCGATCCTTGCGGTTCTGCTCCTTCCATGGAGTCAGAATGTCCGACTTTGCGCTCATGCTGGTCACCCCTTTCAACGACTCCATGATCAATCTAGTGGCCTCGTCGTCCAGTGGCGCGTGGACTCCGAAACGAAGGGGCATCCCTGGCTTACGACTCTGCGTCACGCTGCACTCCCCAACTGGTAACGAGGCAGCTCGCCGGCCTCGATAAAGCCGACGATTTTCTTCAGACCCTCAGTGGCGTACATCCCGATCGGGTTGGTCGGAGCGATCCCCATGTGAATCGAGGCCTCCCGCTCGGAGATCCCCTCGAAGAGGAACAGCTCTATCGCTTCCCGCTGCCGTGGTGACAGCACCGGAGCCAGCTTGCCGTGGCGGTCCGGCCTCTGGATGTTCCGACATTCATACAGGTACGCCACGTCCGTCAGGCAGTACTCCTGCCGGTCAGGACCCACGATGGTGATGCCAACCTGCCCGACCTCGAACAGAACCTGCCAGAGTTGCAGATTCCGGAAGAGATCCCGGAGGATGTCTACGGTCACGTATGTTTCGCCGTCACCCTCTCTCTGGCCCTCAGTGTTCCAGGAGCTGCTCTGTAGTCGAGCAGAACAGGAGAAAAATCTCCTGTCGTTCCAGAGCGTAACTCTTCAAGTGGATCACTTCCAAGAGATCCAGGTGATTAGGGTGTCGTGTCCTTCAGCCGCTGGTCCAGCAGGACCATCGCCTTGACCAGCGCTTCGGCCTTTCGGCTGTACAGGGACTTCACGATGGCCAGGTAGCGCTCCTGGCGGGCGTTGAGCCGGCCCTTGTGCGTACGATCGTCCACCGTCAGCCGGCCCTCCGGCTCGTCGAAGCCGATGCTGAAGGCCTCCTCCCACTGGGCCTTGGCCAACATCGCCTCGCCCCAACCGTCCTGGGAACGCTGCTCCCACTCAAAAAGCCTTGTGGAGATCAGAAAAATGTAGTGCTCCCGCAGCTTATGGCCGAACTTGCTCCAGTCCTCCACGAAGTTGCCGGACGGAGTCCGCTCCCAGAGCGGCTGGCCATACTCATCGACCTGGATCACGTCGCCCTCCAGAACCGGCATCCGCGCCACCAGGTAGATCTCATTCATCACCTCGAAGGCATCAGCGAAGTCCTGCATGATCTGCCGGTTCACCACGCCGATCACCTGCTGGACGGTCGTACGATCCGGACCGTTCCAGTCGGTCACCATCCGGGTGAAGCCCGGCGTCCGCGTCTCCCGCGTCCGGTCCTCATGGATCTCTACTTCAGCGGGCTCATCTCGCTGGCCGGCCTCCATCAGCACCCGGTGAATCTGCTCAGCCCGCTCCATCTCGGCCTGGGTAGGCAGCTGATCAATGTCGCTCATTGCACGTCCTTATGCGAGTAGGTCAGGCCTAACGCGATGGCATCATAGACGTGCTCGTTCAACGGGCATCCCTTCGGCAGCTGGGAGATGTCAACGTACTGCAGCACGGCCTCTTTCACATCCGCCTTCCGATTAGCCGGACGCTTCTCCGGAGCCACCAGAAGAGCCTTCATGCTCTGGTTGTAGACACCCACTACCCGATAGCCGGATGCGGCCCGCCGCAGCTCCCTGGCCGCCATTAAGGATGACTCCAGGCGGCTGCCAAACAGGGCAGGCATCTCGTGGACGTACGTCACAGCTGCACGACCCACGGGGCTGAAGACGACCTGATCTATGGCCCGTCCCAGGCTCTCCGCCCGATGGAGGGTCAGTTCATGTCCTCTGAGGTCCGACGGCTCTGGCCGGCACATCCCCGTAATGATCACCACTGGAAAGCTCACCAGCGCCCAGCCGGTGTTAACCAGAGTCTGATCCCAACACAACAACGGCTCGGGGGCGAAGCTCTCTGGTTCAGGCGCCGTCCATTTTTTCTTGATCTTGCGCACCCGTGGTTTGGCGGCATCGCGGATCCGCTCTCGGATCGCCTCCGCCATCTCGGAAGAGCTAGATCCTTTTAACATGACAGGCCATCGCTGGGCATTGCTTCATTTTTTTTGATCGAGGAGCACAGCATGCGAGGGGGAGTGTGCCATTCTGTTCATGCCGCCGCACCAGCGCGTACTTGTCACGAACCTCGGACGCAAAGGCTGCGTCATAAGGCACCTGGAACTCCAAGAGCCTCCATGGATACCCCATCCCCAAAAAGAGCACGATGAACTGCCGGAGCCCGGTGATGTCCATGTACTCCTGGACTTGGGCGTAATACGGCAACCACTTCTTCCTGAACATCTCCAGGTCGTTGTCCTTGAGGGAGTCCATGTCCCGTACGGACGTGGTCTTGAACTCGAACCCCCCGATGCCCCACTGGGGAAGGGTCAGCTTGCCATCCATATGGCCGCGTCGCTTGAGAATGGGATCCGCCGCACCGAACTCCCCGCACTGGCCCTTCTTCAAGCCCTGAGGCCTCTGACAGGCCGGGCAGGTGCCTGTCAGCTCGGCCATCCAACCGCCGTCGCGGATGCACATCTCGATGAAAGCGTGGATGGCAGTTCCCATCGTGACCGACATTCGGCCCTCGTAGGAGAGCCTCTCTGACGCCCACGCCTGCGGATTGGTCAGATACTGATAGAGCTGCATTGGCTCCAACAGAGGGTGGGAGGACGGGTGGAACCAGCCGTCCGGTTCCCGAGCTTCGCCTGCCTTATAGAAGGGCACATTGAAGCGCTGGGGAAATTTCCCCTCGTACAGGTAAACGTGCAAGAGCGGCTTCAGCACGAGCCCCTCAGCAGCTTCCTTCACCAGGCTGCGGAAGTTCGGACTTCCCGTCACTGGGAGGTCAACAAGCGGTAGTCGCGGATTTTCTCCTGCATTTCGGCGAAGTCATAGGCATCGACCACAACCAGGTCGTGGTCGACATCTAGCCTTTCGTTGTTGTAGAAACGAAGAGCGAGCATCGGACGCTCGGCTCCAGCCTGCTCACGAGCCTTTTCCCACATCTCCCGAGTGACGCTCACCGACTTCCCCAGCGTGCTCTTGCCGTCCCAGGCGAAAGCCCATTCCTCCAGCCGATGGTTCTGTCGACCGTCAATGGGGTCGTGCCATTGATTCCCAGACCCCTTGGCTCGCCTGCCCTTCAGGAGAGCGGCAAGGAAAATCTCGTGGGCATCACTCATACGCCGCAGCAGATTTTTCATCCTTTGATCCCATTCTCCTGACAGCGGATCCAATACCCCTTAGAGCCTGGCTCCTCATCCATACCGCACGGTACGGGCCAGAGAACCACCTGCTCACCAGGCTCGATCGGACGCTGGTGACAGTCACAGATCGGGGCCTGCTGGCCGGAGCGAGGCTGGTAGACGAAGACCTTCGGGGGCAGTCGGTGATCCAGAGGCAACGGCTTGGAGGTCTTCAGGGGCTCGGTGAGCTTAGGCGGGTTGACCGGTTTCTGGACCGACTGGGGCAGGTCCAGGTGGGCGTCGACTGTGGGAAGCGGAGGGCGTAACGCTGACCGCAGAATCCCCATCACTCGTACGAGAACCATGAGGTTGACAGCGAGGCCAGCCAGTACCAGCAGATCGGCGAGCAGACAAACCAAGACCAGGGCTGCTTCAGTCGTCATCATGTGCTCCGTCGCTGTCGTAGGCCACTTCGGTCTCCTGCGGAACCTCATGGGCAACAGTGGCCAGAGCTGCTTCGCGCAGTACCTCGTACGCTTTGCTGTTCCCCCGTAGGAAGTCTTTGATCTTGTCTCGGCCAATGATGGGCTTGGTCTGCCCTGGCAACGTGTACTGGCTGCCCTGGGGACTGTTTCTGGTAATGACACCCGTATTGATGCCTACGGTGACGGCCTCGTCAATGCGGTCGATGCCAATTGGACCGTGGGTAGGGGTGGACTGATTGATGATGTAAAAGGAGCCCGAGCGCCCCCAGGGAGCCACCTTGTTGCGAGACACCTTGGCGACGAACTGCTGACCTACCGTCTCCTTGTCATCACCACTGCCAAAAGTCAGAGGACTGGTGCCCCGGCGCATATCTACCCTCAGCGTGGTGGCGTACTTCATCGCCTTTGGCCCGGCAGACACATCTTGCATAGCCACGGGGGAGAAGTTCGCCCTGAGCTGGTTGATCAGCAGCACCGCGATGTTGTTCATCCGGGCCCGGGTCGCCATCCTCTTCACCATGCGCGTGATGATCTGAGCGTTCTTGCCCATGTTCGATTCGCCGGCCTCCTTCTCAAAGGCCACCCGCGACTCCATGCCACCGACAGAGTCCAGCACGATCATGCTGAACAGCCGGCTGTCCGAGGCACGGGCCAACAGGTCCGCCGCGTGCTCGGAGTCATCCGCGTATTCATGGAAGAACCGCTTGGGGGAGGTATCCAACCCCAGAGCCTCGGCCCATTCGTACTCAAAGGTCTGCTCCATATCGATGTAGCAGACCCCTCGGTCCTTCACTAGCTGCTGAGCTTCCCTCATGGAGCAGATCGAGAGGGTGGTCTTGCCGACCCCTTCCTGCCCCACCAGCTCGTGCAGACGCCCCGAGGGCCACCCTCCTACCCGGGTGGCCATATCCAGCGTGAGAGAGCCTGTGGGGATGATCAGGCGCTTCACTTGCTCTTCGCGACGGGTCAATGACGCGCCGTACGACTTCACCATCTGATCTCTGAACGCGGTCAAGGTGTTGGCCGGCTTGATGGGTTCTTTCGCTGCCATAGGAACTCCTACCGAACGGGCTGGTAGTCAACGAGGTGATTACGTCCGTCATCCTCGTGCTTGATCTGTGCTACGCCGAAGGTTCCCACGGTGAGGTCACGCGAGAAGCGTTCCCACAGTGGGGCGAAGACCGCAATGTCGAGGGTCTCCACCTCAGTCTCCATGGCTACGAATCCCATCGTGCGACCGGTGCTAGGCGGAACGTATGGACGAGCCTTGGTGATAATGCCGGCCACCACGTAATTCTTCACCGGAGCACCCGGCTGCGCGAGCGCCTGTGCGTACGAGAGCGTGAGCTGCCGATCCTCGGGCTGCAAGTCGTCGAAGGGGGTGCTGGACAGGTAGACCCCCAAGAGGTTCATCTCCAGCTCGCGGACCTGAGTCCGGCTGTACGGCTGGACGGCAGTGATATCCAACGGCGGGCTGGGCGTGAAGTTACGACAGGCCCGAGTGCACTTCTTCGGCAGCGGCTTGGGCTTGAGCGTTTTGCCGGTGCGTGGATTGATGTTCGGTGGCTCGGTGGACCAGTCGAAGGTGCAGGGCAAACCACCGGGGCCGTCGACCTCAGTATTTTTAAATACACACTGCGAGGCCGTCCCGTCCTTTTCGTTCTGAAGCAAGACCACCAGCCCCCGGCGGTTGGGGACCAGATCATCAAAGGCGCCTACTTGAGCGAGCAGTGACACCACTCCAGCATGAGTCGCACGGCCGCGCCGGCTGGTGAAGTCTTCCCAAGTCTCAAACTCCTGGTTTTCCAGAATCGACTTCACCGCCGCTGGCCCCACACCCTTGATGGAGTCGAGGCCATACCTCACACCAAGGTCCGCCGCCCGGAACCCTGTTCCGGACCGGTTGATGTCCGGAGGCAACACTGCGTACCCCATTCGCCTCGTCTCCTTGACGAAGTCGGGGATCCGATCCTTGTCCACCGTGGATAGGGCCATGGCAAGAAACTCCACCGGGAAGTGGAACTTGAGCCACGCCGTCCAGTAGGCCAGCGCCGCGTACGAGTAGGAGTGCGACTTGTTGAAGGCATATTTTGCGAACTCTGCCATCTGCAACCAGAGCTGCTCAGCAACCTCCCGGTCGATCGTGGCCCGAGAGACAAACTCCTGTCCCGCCTCCTGGGTCTTCTCGACCTTTTTCTTTCCTAGGATCCTGCGAACATCGTCGGCTTCGGTGGAGGTGTAGCCGGCCAGCTCCATTGTCGCGGCCATCACCTGCTCCTGGTAGATGATCGCCCCATACGTATCAGCGAGCACCGCCTCCAGCCGGGGATCCGGATAACTGACCTCCTCCTGCCCCGCACGTCGCCGTAGATAGGTCTCTGTCAGCCCCGAACGAGTCGGACCCGGGCGGACCAGCGTCATGATGTCGGCCAGCTCGGCCAAGCTCGTCGGCTGTACGCGCTTGACCAGCTGAGTACCCGCACGAGTTTCAATCTGGAAGATGCCCATCGTATGGGCCTCACAGATCTGCTCCCACACTTGCGGGTCCTCGTACTCGGCTCGCCAGTCGTCCGGCCAGACCTCCAGTCCTCGACGTTCCCGAATCAGGTCAATGGTGGCCTGAATGGTGTCCAGGTTCCGCAGCGTCAGGAGGTCTGCCTTGATGAATCCCAGCTGTTCCAGAGTCGCACCGTCGAGCTGGGTGACCATGTGCTCTTCGCCGCTCTCGTCCTTCACCGCGCGCATGGGAAGCTGATTCACCAGTGAGCCATCTGGAGAGATCACCATGCCGGCAGCATGCTGGCCGTACGTCCTGACCCGTCCTACGAGCCTGTCAGCCAGCTTGAAGACTTCCGGGTACTTCTGCCGGTACGGCCTCAGAACGTCGTCATGCTGCGCCCACAGCGCCTCCCAGGACATTCCCAGGCCGGCGGTGTCAGCCTCTGCCATGTCGATGATCTTGCAGACATCGTTCAGGTCCCCGAAGGCGTCTGCGGGCAGCTGACTCTTGAGCGTCATCCCCAAGCTCTTCACGATGCTCTTGTTCTTGTGCTTGAGGGAAGATCCCACCACGGCCACATTCTGATCGCCATACCGATCGCGGATGTACTGCTGCATCTCCCGCTTCTTCGAGGCTGGAAAGTCCACGTCGAAGTCCGGAAGGCTCATGCGACCTTCGGTTAGGAACCGCTCGAACAGCAGTCCAGAGTCCACGGGGTCCACCCCGGTAATGCCCAGGAGGTAGGCGATAAGGCTGCCGGCCCCCGAGCCTCGGCCCGGTCCAATCAAGATCTTCTTCGACCGAGCGTACCGACAGTAATCCCATACCACCAGGAAGTAACCGCAGTAGTTCTTGTCCTTCAGCAGCTGGAACTCCTTGGCCAGCCGAGTTTCATAGACGCTGTGCGGATGCCTCTTGCCCACGGTCTTCGGCCAGGCCTTAAGGCACAGATCGAGGAGCCTGTCCTGATCAGCCTGATGGCCGCCGGTCTTGGAGTACACCGGCATGTCCTTGCGCGCCACGATCTTGGCCGTGCACTGTTCCGCAATTCTGGCTGTGTTAGCGATAGCCACGTCAATGACATCTTCGGGAATTCCCTGCGATGCCAGATCTTGGCGGACCTCCTCTTCAGAGCTGATGTGGTAATCATCTCCGCTGCCAAAAAGGCTGGAGTCCTCAGCGATGTCGCTGTTGGTCTGGGCACGCAGCCAGACCTGATGCGCGTACTTGTCGGTGGGCAGCTGGTAATGGCTGTCCGCCGCCGCGATCATCGGGACGTTGTACTCCTGAGCCAACTCGATCAACCGGTGGTTGAGCGTCATCTGCAGCGGAGTCTGACCCGTCTGGATCTCGATGTAGAAGTCTTCCCCGAAGATCTCCAGCAGCTGGCCCAGCCGGGCGCGCGTCGCAGTCGCTTCCTCTTCGGTGGGCTCACTTCGCTGCCCACCGAGACCGTGATGAGCCAACGGCCCCCGGAGACACGCGCTGGTGGCTATGAGCCCCTTGTGGTGGCGGCGAAGGGTGTCCCAGTCCAGCCGGGGCTTCTTGTACTTGCCGTCCCGGTAGGACTCCGTAGATGCCGCCCAGAGGTTCCCTAAGCCCTCGTCATCCTTGGCAAGCAGGATCAGGTGCCAGTAGTCGCTCAGACGCTCCTGAGCCTCCTTATCGCCCGGAGCGGGCCTCTCCAGCCGGTCTTCGACGAAGTAGGCCTCCAGCCCGAAGATCGGCTTGATGCCGTGCTTGTCGGCCACCAGCTGCAGGTCCGGGTGACCCGCGCAGATGCCGTGATCGGTTACGGCTACCGCACGCTGGCCATGACCTTTGACGGACTCCACCATCTCCTCGATGGTGGTAAGCCCATCCAGCGGCGAGTAATGCGAATGCGTGTGCAGATGAACGAAGGTGTCCTTCGTCGTGGCATCCGGGGGGATGACGAGATCTGACATCGAAGGGAAGTGGTCAAAATGGCGACCACCGTCAAGGAGGTTATACGTACCCTCGAAAGACTCACTTCGGGTAACGACAAAATCCTCGGCGGTGATCGCCCACCAACCCTTATCAAACTCGTACACAATCCCCACCACACCGGCAGCTGATGCTCGCTGCCAGGTGGGGATTCGTAGCTCTATGTCTGCGGCTACCAACCACCGCAGACCAGAGTCATCCTCAACTACCCGGTTGCTCTCGTCCAGCTGCTCAATCGTCCTGGCAGACACGAGAGCCTCCGTTTACTGGCTGGAGTCCGAAACTGAACTGGCGAGACGGGCGCGCATGGCGTCCAGCATCCCCTGGTCCAAGGCGTCCGGAGTGACGACCTGCTGACTGAGGGGAGCGCCAACTGCCTGCGGGGTGCTCTGATCCTCATCCTTACGGGCCCACGGATCCGGCTTGGTGATGTCGAAGAAGTGCTCGTAGTACTCATCGCTGGTCCGCTGGACAATGATCTCACCCAGATCCAGGCCCTGTGCCTTGATTGCCTCTTCGTACTCGTTCCAGGCCGCCTGGCCAGGCTTACGGGTGGCAATCGGGTCCAGCGGGATGGGGTGGTATTCCACGTCCGTTCCCGTACCGGCCCGGCGAATCGTGTAGTCGCGGTCCCGCACTGTCCGGTAGGCGAGATAGCAGCCGTGCAGCGCTCCGAAGAAGTTCTTGTAGCTCATGTTCACCACGACGAGCGACTTCTCCTGGATCGTACGTCCAGTCGGCTTCTTATCTGGACCAAGCTCGGTCACGTCACGAACCTTGTCCAACATCCCCACCGCAGTGCCCAACGCCTCACTAGGAATGGGCTCGCCCTGCCAGTCGGGCTTATGGCTCGCCGCGATCAGCGCCTCGTCGGCCAGAATCTCTTCGCGTTCACACGCCAGCGCCCACACACGAGGGGTGGGGCTTGACTGCTTCCCGTAGAGATTCTGGAGCTTGTTGTCGCAGATATAGCAGTCCGAATACATGTCCAAGAACTGCTCGTCATGCCGGCACACCGTGGACAGGGACTTCGGCGGGTTCTTCAATCCCGGCCGCTGCGGCGGGATGTACATGTGCTGATTGACGGTGATCCAGTCCGGGGCTTCCGTGAGGAAGCGGAGAATCGCTTGGTCTCCTGAATTCTTCAGGCTGAAGTAGTTGACTCTCGGACCCCGTGCGCCGCCGCCGCTGGCCTCGGAGGCCTGCTGAGCCTTATCGGCTCCCTTGTTCCACTTCGGAGCTGCCACGTGTGACTCCTTGCACTTGCGCTGGTGGGTTTTTGTTAGCGTGGTATCGATACATTTTAAAAACTGCCTCGTCCGCGAGGTCTTCCGTGGAGATCAGGTCCACTCGGAGGAAGAACACAGGAACCCCATTGATGTACTGGACGATCGTGGACCGGGAGTCCCGTGCGTGTATACCTACCGCAAAGTGCACCACCTCCTCCGCCCATGCCAGACGCTGCACCAACATCCGCTGCCAGGCCCCTAGCCCGATACCGCTGTCATCGGTGGTATCCAAGATATAAAAGGAATAGTCCCACGAGTGGTCCTCTTCGAGGGCTTGATCATAAGACCACTCGGGAGCGTCATTTTCAAGCCCCCCAGCCAACGTGTCGTCGAGGATTCTCAGGCCCTGCTGATCGAGCACCGACTCAGGAGTTACCGGTACGCCTGAGCGACTCCTACGGCCGGCCTCAGTCGCAGCACGACGCTTAATCTCCTCCTGGACGTACAGGTCATCCAGAAAGGGCTCGCCGAGCGGTGTGGAGTCGTACGCCCGCCGTACCTCGGGATTTAGAAGTTGCTTGAGCACATACGTCAGGCGACGCGAGTCCTGGCCGTCCAGGCGCTGATAAGCCTGCCGCAGTTCCTTTCGAGTGGCCTTCCAGTGCACATCCAGCTCGCGGTAATAGCCGTTCGCGTCCCAACACACCTGCACGAAGACAGAGAGTGCCACGCAGGAAGAGCACTCCAGTGGTCCAAAACCAATGGGCAGTGCGTCATTGACGATCCGGTGCGGATTCAGCCAAACCGGACCAGTGATCTCTGGAAGGCTCACGCCAACGCGGTCTTACTGCTCGCCGTCGGCGTCGTCGTTTTCCTTCTGCAGTTCGCGCTGGTCCTCGACCGTCCATTCACCCGGGCGTCGGCTGGCGGTCTTCTGCATCTGCTGCTCGTCAGTTTCGGTCACCTGACCTTCACCGAATTTCTGGAACCCCATAGTGTTGCCCCTTAGCCTTTTAAAATCTCTGCCCATTACTTCCCTACCGGCACAAGTGGCCCGGTTCGTTGATATTGCCACAGCGGTAACACAACAGCGTCTTAGGAGGACGCCACAGAGGAAAGGGTACGGCCTGTGCGATCAGCCTGACCACATCCTCTAGTTCCATGTCACCGGGGTCTGCCGCGTAGGGGTTATCCACCACCTGCACATCGGCATACTTAGCCAGGTAGTCGATCATCCCCTCACGCTGCTGCTTACGGCCTTTCTTGCCGGTGTTCCAGACGCCTTCGGTGGCATTCCAGCCGGCCTGGTCGTTGTCCATCCACAACACAATCTTGCGGTGCTTAGCGAGAAGCGCCAGCTGCCCGGCGGTGACCGAGGCGCCAAAGGTCGCCTCCATATGCACCTCGTGAGCATGCTTGATCACCGACATCATCGACTCGACGATCACTACCTCGCCGGCTGATTCCTCGTAATTAAAAATTGTCTGGTCTTTGGGGAACCCCGTAGAGGAGAGATACTTCGGAGTTCCATCATCTGCCAGCCGGCGGGTCTGCCAGCCGGCGAGCTGTCCACGCCAGAAGTGCGGCAGCACTATGCGTTCCGAGGTCTTACCCCCACCGACCGAGTAGTGCTGCGCGTAGCCGATCTGAAAGTGCTCGAGGTTCTTCTGCGGGATGTGTCGGATCTCGGTCATGTACGGGTGGATCCACCGCCAGGGATCCAACGTCCGGCTGCTGTAGACGGGAATGGGTTCCTTCTTCTTCCCGTCCGCGTACAGCGCGTCCAGATACCGCAGCAGGTCGGCCAGCTCCATCACATGGCCGCCGATACCCATGGAATCCTGGAGCCACCGCCGCGCCTCAGTAGTAGAGCAGTGCTTCATCTCTCCGATGAACCAGAGCAAGCTTCCCGAAGCACCGCAGCCGAAGCAGTGAAACTTCAGCTCTTTAAATGACAGGCCTCCGGTGGGATTCGCTCCCTGATCCTGGTGATAGACGGCTACCGGACACTCGAAGACCAGCCACTCATCGTTGCGGGTACGCCGCACATCAAGCCCGAACTCCTCCAGTAGCTCCCGGCAGAGCCGTTCCTTCTCATCACTGGGGAATGCCCGGTACTCGGCCATCTGATCTTCCGGAAGGCCTTTCCGGAAGATGGGCGTTGTCGTCATGAGGGGTCCTGGATCTGTTCGATCCAGTCGTACTGGCAGATGCGACAGAGACGGCACAGATGCTCAGGACCGTAGTCTTCGAGATATTTAAATGACCTCCAGCACTTCATCCCCGGCTGGCTCATCTGGTGGTACGCCGTGTGGAGAGCGGAGGTGGTCATCAGCCGTACGGCACCGGTCTCTTCATCAGTCTCGACAAGGACCAGTGTCGTACCGCACTTGGGACAGATCCGGACACTCATAAACGGTGTCAACGTTGGCTCGGTCATGCCTCTGCCTCTCCGATCACGCTCACAAGCCCCGACGACGGCCGCCAAGCCAACTCCCAAGCCGCCAAGTTTTCCCTACGTGCAGCTAAAATCTGGAGAGTGGCCTGTTCCATCATCCGCTGATCACTCGACTGATAGAGCCCGAACATCCAGTCAGCGGTGCGTTCCACTTCCGATGCTTCCGCCGCCATCCAAGCGGCAAGCTTGCCGTTGTCCTTCTCGGCCTGCTTAATTCCCTCGCGGTTGAGCTGATGCGGCATCAGGCAGCTCAGCCGATGTCGGCCGGTAGAGATCATCGACTTCAGTTCGTGGAGATTCTCTCCGATCCGCTCCGGCTTGGACTTACGACCCGGATCCGGATGGTCCACGAAGGTGAGCTGGTCGATGATCACGCTGTCGCCGCCGAGCATCTGCGCCTGTCGGATCATCGCCGGTACCGTACGCATTCCCATCGGCGCCATGATGACGTGGATCCCGTCCCGCAGCTCCTGGCCGTGGTCGCTGATCCAGTCTCCAATACGCTCGATCTCCTCATTGCCGCACAGCCCCCGCTGGTACCGACGCGAGTCAATTCCCAGCTGCTGGCACACCATCCGGTCGTACGTCATCTCGACCGAGTTTTCCAATGTAAAAAGGATAACTCGACGCTGATGCGTCCACTCTTGCAGACCCACCATGGTGGCGAAGAAGCTCTTGCCCATCTTTTGCGGCCCCAGGATAACCGCCAGCTCTCCAGGATGAATCCCGTACGTGTGCTGGTCGATGGCACCCAAACCAAAAGTCATGCCCAGCATGGCTGTCCCCGCTTCCTGCCGGCGACGGTACCCATCCAACGAGGACTGGAATCCCACGATGCCCTCCGCCTGATTGACCTTGGTCTGCAAACCGATCACGAGCTGATGCAGCTCGTTGGCCTGCTCGCTCAGTACGTCCAACCGTTCCGGCGCGGTGGCGTCGGCCATCTCGCGGGCAGCCGTACGCATCCAGGTCTGGAATCGATAGTTTGCATAGGTAGCCCGCAAGTCATCCAGCGCCCACTCAATGTTGTCGATCTCCTCGTCCTCGGACAGAAGCTCAACGCCAGCACCCTCGATCACGTCCGCCCACGAGGCTTCCAGCGCGGCCCGGGACGGCGCCTTGAGTCGTCCTGACTCAAAGAACCGGTCAACGGCCCACGAGACCACCTGACGCATCTCCTCGGTCGGGATGCACTCCTCGGGCATCCCGTCCTTGGCAATCAGCTCCAGAGCGTCTACGTCGGTAAGAGAGGCAAAGAGAACGTCCTCAGCGCGCGTTGTCACGGCGCCGTCACTCAGCCGACCGTAATGGGCCGGATGAGACCCTGCTGGATCTCCAACCTGGCCCGTTCGTTACTGCGAGAACGGTAATCGCGTCCGGGGACTTCCACCCACAGACTCCTCTCGTACAGCAGGCTCATCACATTGGGGCCGTAGCCACCTTGGATCTCCTGGGGGGAATAGTTCGTCGTCATCAAGGTCGGCAGGGCGTTAGCCACCCGGTGCCGGATCACCTGGTCGAGCATCGACTCCACAACTTCGGAGCGGCCCTTGTGCTCGCGCCCGAGATCATCGATCACCAACATCTGCGCGTTCCGGATACGCCGGTTGAACCAGGCTCGCTCGGCCTCGTCTCGCCAGCCGGCGGAGAAGGTGTCAATCATCTCCGAGAACTGAGTGAAGTAGCAGTCCACTCCGCCTGCCAGCAAAGTTTTGGTCGCCAGTACGGCAAGTAGCGTCTTGCCTGTCCCTCGGTCTGGCGACCAAAGCACCAGTCCAAGGCCGGCCCGAATATTCGCCACATGGTTCTCTAGGTATTCACCTAGAGCGCTCAGTACGTCGCCGCGTACGTCCTCCACGTCCTGCCAGCTGAGCCGCTGATGCCAGAGCCCTAAGCCCGCGTTGAGCATCCAGCGGTGCAACAGCCATTGATCCTTGCAACTGCAGGTATATGGATAGGGGAGCTTTCCTTTGTAACCAACAAAATTCTGTTGATCACTGCACGTCAGACAACCTCTTGTGGGGTTTCCCCACAGGTTCGGATACTTCTCCCGCAGCCGCTTGGAGTCTGCTTCGGACAGAGGCTTGCAGGATGCCGGTGGACTAGGAAGTGAGAGCACCTCCGGCGCAACGGTCATGCGTCGAGCTTGGCCAGGATCGGAAGGGCAAAGAAGGGGTCTTGGTTCTTGCAGAACCGGTTCACTGAGATCGGAGCGGAAACCCACATACCCTTCTCACCACGCTCGCTGAACGCCTGCTTGGCGATCCTCGCCGAATTTGCTCCGTGCCTAGCCAAAAACCCCTTGAAGATCGCCGCTTCAGTGATGGGGTTCCGCAGTTGTGGCCCATGATACTTCTGGATCTGGTCAATCACGTAATTCCGGAGATCTTCCCATGACCACTTCTCCGCCGGCTGGGCAAGGTACGCGGTGGGGACCTCGGCGGGGCGCGGAGTGATGGTCACGCGCTCGACGACCGTCGGTACAGCTGTCTTCACCGTCAGGGACCGGGTCTGACTTTCCAGCATGGCATTGAAGTCGATCATGGGGGTGTGCTCTCCCTAGCTCTCGGACTGGCCGAGATAGTTCCGACGACAGAAGGACCAGAAGTCCGTACCAACCGCCCGCACGTCCTCCTGGACATGGGGCTTCTCGTCATTCAGATGTGGGTCTCTCGGAATGTTGATTACATCAGCGGAGCCCTTGTGGACGAGAGTCAGCCGAGCACCCTCCGCCACGGGGACGGCCACCAGCCAGTGATAGTCGTCCATACCGACCACGTAACCCATCACCTCGTACGAGTACTCCGAGGCGATGATCTTGAACGTGATCTTCTTACCATCGACCGCCGCTCGTGCGAGCTGCCGGTCCGACATAAACGAGCCCCGCCGGTCGCTCTTGTTGGAACTGGCAACCGACATTTAAACATCCCCCAAGTGGTTAAAAAACCCGCCCCTGCCCGGGGCCAGCAAGGCAAGGGCGGGGCGGGCTAGATCTTCCACCTCGACCACTCAGATCGGTGTAGCGATCGCAACCGTACCTCCGTCTTTGGAGGTCGTCAACGGCCTGTTGGGGGGTCATTCCAAAGGACTCGGTTAACGAGATTTTTCTTTATCTTGACCAGTTCGAACTGGTCTAAAAATGCCAGGAGCTTGTCCCACCCTCGCATCCCAAAACAGGTCGGGGTGAACTCCGGCGCAGTCACTCCTGGGATGGCATTCCGAAGGTCAATCAGCTGATGGTTCAGGTGAACCTGAGAGAGCCTCTCAGAGACCCGAGGATCGACGATGGCCCCTGGATCCCAGGCTGCCTCCCTCAAGCGCTTCACGGCCGTCTTGAGGCCGTAGCCGGGCACTCCAGGAATGTCGTCGCTACTGTCTCCAGCCAGTGCCATAGCCCAGGCCAGCTGGTAGGGCTCGCAATCGAACTCCCGACGTACGCGGTCTATGGTCCACCGCTCGTCCGGCGGCCGGATCTGAACCACCCCGTCGTCCAGGAGCTGAAGAAAGTCCTTGTCCCCGGACAAAATCACGGTCCGTTCGCCGTCCTCCTGGTGGCCACGCCAGAAGGCAGCCACCAAATCATCGGCCTCCAGGCCGGGCGAGGACAGGTAAGGCACATTGGCCAGCAGCAGGAACTCGCGGATCAGCGAACTGGTGGTATCTCGGTACCCGGTGAAGTCCGCCGAGAGCACCTTACGAGAGGCCTTGTAGCCGGGGTAGAGAGCTACTCTGCGGCTGCTTCCACCCTCGTCCCAGCACAGGACAAGCTTGTCGGGCTTCTCGGTCCGTACGTGCCGGCTCAGGCTGCCGATGAAAGCCACCAGCGCGGAGGTATCGATGCCATGAGAGGTCATCGCCTTACGCTCGGTAGCGTGGACGGCCCGCATCATCAGATTCGTGGCGTCCACGATCATCGCGGTCATGGGGATTTCGAGTGGGCCTTGACGCTCAGTTCAACGATCTCCTTGACATCCTCGGACGACTTTCCCATGATGGCGCCCCGCAGCTCATCCAGCCGGACCACGGTGAGCTTCTCGATCTCAGCCATCCGGCTGTCTACCAAAGACTCGAGCGAGTCCTCGACAGCCGCCGGCACCCGTTCGGACAGATCCTTGTTCAGGTCCGCACGCATTTCCTTGAGCAGCGACTTGGAAGCGATCTCCAGCACCTGAGTCTGGTTGAGGAAACGCTCGTCGCTCTCGCCCTCCAGCCTGATCCCATACAGCAGAGACACATGCCGGATCACCATGATGGTGTCCAAGAGCTGCAGGCCGTTCAGAACTCCGCACTGGGTGAGGGCATGTGCCATCCGCTCTACGTCAGCGAGGGTGTAATAGCGAGCCTGGTGCTGGTTCCGTTTGGGAATAAGAGGCTCGCCGTCCAGGACGAGGCGACCGTAGGGATACTTCTCACCCTTGGGGCGGTAGAGCCACCGCAGCCATTCCGCCTTGTGTCCGAAGAAGACCATTGCCACCGACTGGATATTAAAATGTGGCAGTTCCATCCCCGTCTTCTCATCACGGACAAACATCGAATCATCCAGGATGAACCGGCCAACGGGGGGAATATCCTGGATGTCCGATGCGATGTTATGCGTGTCGTATGGTGGCAATGCACCTCCTCAGGTAGTCGAGCGATTACCGGATGTTCAGCGCGCTCCCCGGGCGGGCGGCGTGTGCTGCCTCGGCCAGAGCCTCCAGCAGGCTCGGATCCTTGTGTACGGCCTTGAAGACCTTGTCCTCGTCCAGCACGCGAGTCGGACTGGTGAAGGCGAGGTAGGTCTCTCGGGTGATCTTGTCCTCGACGACCAGCTTCTCCAGCAGCTCGGCGGTGATCTTGGGAGTGCGGTACTCCCGAGCCCAGACGTGGTCCGACTCGGGGATGGCGACCGTCTCCGGCTTCTCCGGCGCTCCCAGTACGTAGTGCCCGTGCGCGTCGCGCGGGCTGCTGTAGGGATCCGCCAGGCCGTCGTCCTCCGCCGTCACGTCGAGGTGGTTGCGGATGGCTTCCTTGATGCTGTCACGACGCTTCTTGGCGGCCGTCTCGATGATCTTGAGGAGGGTGTCCTCATCGTAAAGATTGCTCACCTCGGCCGGCTTGAGCGCCCGGCGTACGGTCGGCTGGACGCTACCGAAGAACGACGGCAACCCCTTGAGGGCCACCTTCACCTGGTCTGTCAGGGTTTGCCTGCGGGGAACGTCTGGGAACGGCTGAGCGGACTCCACTGGCTCATCGTCCACCAGCGTCCGCAGTACCTCCGCGAGGGACTTGCCGTCCTTCAGCGCGATGGTTCCCTTGCGGATACTGACCTCTAAGGCGGTGGTTCGTGACATCTTCCTGCCTCCCTTGGCTGGATCTCTGGCGTCAGGTGATCATACCAAGGAAACCAGGGGCGAGGAAGAGAATCCCGGATACGGTTAGTACCCGGGATTCCTATACCTACGCAGTTCAGAGGGGCTTGGTCGGGTCCACTGGAGGTACCACAGGCGCGGCCGGCGGGTCGACAGCCAGCCGTACGGTGTGCTTGGCGTACCAGCCGGCCAGAAAGGTCAACCCGGCGGTCACCGCACCAGTCACGACCGTCACCAGGGCGGTCTGGATGGCACTGGGCATCATCGCAATGAACGGCAGACTGCCCAGTGCGTACAAGATCAAAGACACCACGGCCGCCGTGATGCCACCGGACACGGTGGACCAGACCACCTTGGATTCGATCTGATTGTCGAGCCGGGGGAGATTAAGGGACATGGCCGCTCCTTACGGTGTCTGACCCAGGCATTTAGCCCAGAAGGCAGTGGTGCAGATTCCCCGCTTGACCGAGTCGTCGTCTACGGGGATCCCCTGAGCCCGCGACCAGGCCATCACACACAGCCGCAGATCCTCGGTGAAGTAGCCGTTGACTGCTTTGGAACCACCCGGCTGGACCCCGAAGTGGGCGGCATACGAGTAATGAACTCCATCAGCGGATGCCAGCGGCCATACCGTGAAGCCCATGAGGTCCCGGACGAAGTTGACCCACAGCGACTGCAGGTAGTCGCTCTTGCCCGGACGAGTGCCAGAGCCGATCCAGACCTTGGCGGCGTTGGGTGCCGGCACCAGCCGGGCATCCCACGTGCTGTGGTGGACCACGCCATTGGAGTCCACCGACCGGATGACCACCGGCACGAGGATGCCGTAGACCGGTGGGTCGCCAGCCTTCCAGCCGCCGTGAGCGGCAATCTGAGCCACTGTCAGCGGCTTGTAGCTCGTGGTAGGAGTGCCGCCGCCGGGCTTCGCCAGAATGGCGTTCAGGTCCACGCAGACATCAACGTCGCCCGGCCGGCCCGAACCCGGAATGCTGCCGGTCGAGGTGTACTGCCAGACCTTCCAGCCGGACATCGCCGGCCGCGCCGCCGAGGTGTAGTGCGCTACCCAGACCGGTACGTCAGCGGCCTTCCAGCCGGATCCGCCGCGTAGCTCGTTGTTGAAGAAGCTGGCCGAGCAGTAAACCGTCGGTGCGCACCCGAACTGGTTCCGACACTCAGCGATGAACGCGGCGGCAAATCCGGGAGCATTGGAGCTGCTCCAACCCGAGCCCTCGATGTCCAGTACCGGTCGGAGATCGCCCGGTTGCAGAACGCCGACTACCGAGCGCATGAAACGGACCTGCGCAACGGCGTTGCCAGGATGGGCGTAGTGATAGGCACCCACATGGATGCCCCGACCCCTGGCCTGGGCTGGGTATCCCCAGCTGACCCAGGCCGGTGACCGGTAGGTGGTCCCTTCGGTCGCCTTGATGTAGACGAAGTCCCAGTTGTACGCGGACCAGTTGATGCCGGGGTCGTAGCCTGACACATCGGCGCCACGCCAGACCGTCATTCCCCGGAAGGCCACGGTCATGATGCATCACCCGTTCCCATCCGACCCTCTTTGTCGTCGGAGATCGGAACGTCGTCGGGGTTGATCGGATCGAGATCTTCCACGTCATCGTCCGTGGGAAGTGGGTGATCTGGCTCCGGCTGTACGGACTCAGTGATGTCGACGCCTGACATAAGACTGTCCTCCTGCCTCTCTAACCCTTCCGGGCCCTGAGGTTCAGGAGGACAGTGCGATCAATTCAAACGATCAACGGTAGAAGGCCTTGACTTCGTCCAGGCTGGTGGTCCGCTTTGCCGGCGGCAGCCCCCGCAGGATCTGGGAGCCCCAGCCGGTGGCGAGCCGGCTGTCCAGGATGGCAACAACCGCCCGGTCGTCAGTCCGGCGGATGGCCCGGCCGAAGGCCTGCAGCAGCACCAGAGTCATGTTCGGAATGGTCAGGCCGAAGAAGGACTTGCCACCGTTGCGCTCGAAGATCTCGGTGCGAGCCTCCACAATCGGGTCGCCTGGGATAGCGAACGGCATCTTGTCGATGACGACCAGCCGGCAGCACTCGCCCTCGAAGCTGACACCGGTCATGAAGCTCTTCAGCGCCAGGAGCACCGAGTTGGGCTCCTCGACCTTGCGCTGGGCCAGCTCCTTGTTGGTGAATCCCTCACCCTGCATGTAGACGGTGTAGCCCTTCTTGCGGAGCTTGGCACCGACCGTCTTGTACGACAGCTGCATGGACTCGTCGCTGGTAAACAGCAGCAGGGCGCCGCCGCCGGCAGCCTCCACCATCTCCTGGGTCATCGCGGTGGCGTAGGTGAGCCAGGCGCCCCGCAGCTTCGGGCTGGGAGCCTCCTTGGCCGGAGTGAACAGCAGCGCCTGCTTGCTGTAGTCGAACGGCGTTCCCACGTCCAGGGTGCGCGCGCCCTCCAGACCCAGCTTCTGGGAGACGAAGTCGAAGCGGTTGTTTACCGTCAGCGTGGCGCTCACCAGGACGGCGGAGACGCGCTCCCACAGCCAGGCCTTCAGGAACGGGGCCACCGAGATCGGAGAGGCCTTGAAGATCTTGACCTCGACCTCTTGGCCGCGCACCGTACGAGTCTCGGACTCGGTCCAGCGGACGTACTCGCTGTCGTCAGCGGAGACGACCTCGCCGAGATGGGTGGCGTAGTTGGAGGCCCGCTTGGCCAGCATCCGGCGCTTGATCTCACCCTTACGGGCATCGCCGTTGCGGATGTCCATCTGACGGATGGCCTTGGCCAACGACTGCAGTGCGTTGATCAGGTCGATCGGAGCGTCCTGGTTCTCCACGAACCAGGACAACGGCAGCCGGCGAGTGGAGGGGAGGGAGTCCCAGAATCGGTCCGCCGCGTCCATCACCCGGTTGCCGTGCTCGCTCTGCTGGTGCTGTGCCCGCTGGAAGCCGTCGACCTCGGTCAGCAGGTGCACGATGCCGGCCCGCTTGACCTCGAAGGTCAGCGCGTTGGTGACGATCTCCTCCAGCTCGTGGGCCTCGTCGATGATCACGGCGTCGTACTCGCCCAGCATGCTGACCTCGCCGTCCGTCATCCGGCGGAGGTTGGTGTCGGTGGCCAGCAGCGCGGTGTTGGTCACGACCAGCTGGGCCTCTTTGGCCGCAGTCTTGGCCTTCTCGGCAAAACAGCCCTGGGCGAAGGGGCATTGGGTCTTACCAGGGCACTCGTTGGAGGTCGAGGCCAGTAGGCGGAACTGGTCCTTGGTGACCACGGTGGAGAAGTGCTCGCGGTCTCCCGAGTGCTCCGGATTGGCGTCCAGCTCGGCCCGCATCGCGTCCAGCGGCACCTTGGTCTTGTCGACGCTGGCGGCCTTGGCCTCGCAGAAGTAGTTGCTACGACCCTTCAGGAGAGCCCACTTGAACGGGACGCCCAGGTTGGCCTGAAGGAAGGGCACGTCCTTGTTGGCGTACTGCTCTTGGAGCGCGATCGTGGCGGTGGCGATGATGACCCGCAGACCGGACAGGATGGCGGGAATCATGGTGGCCAGCGACTTGCCGACACCGGTTCCGGCCTGCATGAGGCCCAAGGTCTGCTCCGCCAGTACCGCCTCGACGAACGTAGCGCCCTTGGTCTGCTGCGGCCGGCGCTCGTATCCAGGCAGTTTGGCCTTCAGCACCTTCTCGGCATCGGCGAAGTTGGTGGGGATGAGGGCGGTGGCGGTCATGGTGTCCTCCTATTTAAATCTCTGGCAGGTCTCCAGATTAGCACAGCAGGAGCCACCATGGGGACATCATCCACCATGTTCCTGGAGCCAATGCCAGGTCGCCAGAGCCTCCTGTCGGAGTGTCCGAGCTGGATGTAGGACGACACCGCCGCCACCATGACAAGTGCAGCGCCCTTCCAGATGATCTACCGACCCCACCGTCGAACGGATCAAGCACTCTTTGTGGGTATACCCGTGCTTGGGTGTCGGCTTACCATCCTCATCCGTGGCGACGATCCCCATAGAGACGCCCGAGTCTTCCTCCCAGAACTGCTCCGCACACCACAGGCAAACCTCGCCCACCGGGACGGGGACTCGGTCATTCCACCGCAGATAGTTGTTGTCGTCGTAGCAGATACCGCTCGCCCACGGTTCGCCAAACCAAAGCATGATGCCCTCCTCAAAGAGCCGCCTGGAGGATTCGAACCCCCGACCAGCGCATTACGAGTGCGCTGCTCTACCAGGCTGAGCTAAGGCGGCGAGTGATCCGACAGCGGTACGGGAATGGATATCGTCGGTTCTGTGGCCGCCGGATCAGTCCATAACAAACACCTCGGAGACATCATTGTCTCCGAGGTGCCTGGTTCCTGCTAGAACGGCCAGGTCGCAGACTGCCGAGCCTCCAGGAGGCCGATCATCTTGAACGTCTGGTCATTCATACCGCCAAACTCGTGGCGGTTGTCCTTGCCGGTTCCAACCTGGGTGTTGGCGTACCCACCCAAGTTGAACCCATAGATCGGGATGTTCGCCGGCACCAGCGTGTCCGCCGGGTCGAGGGCAGAGCCTCCCCACGAGGAGCCGAAGGTCTGCATGTCGCTGATTACGACGACCCGCTGGTGTACGCCCCGCTTGAAGTGCGTCTTGAGTGCCCGGTGCATCTCCGTACCGTGACCGACCTCGCCGACCCGGTTGACGAACCTCTCGACCTCCTTGAGCAGCGAACCGCCCTTGGGGATCTTGTGCGTGAACGTGCTGTTGGCGAAGCCGACCAGGTCCACGTCCTGACCCGCCTTGGCCAGCGCCACCCCGAAGATCGCCGCCGAGTGAACCGGCGAGACCTTGGAGCGCTCCGAGTACGTGCTGGTCATCGACGCCGAGGTGTCCACCAGGATCAGGGTCTTGCCGGACAGGGCCGGGATGTTCTGAACCGAGTGGGTCAGCGCCTCGTCCAGGGCCTGCCCCCACGCGAGGCTCGGAGCCGCCTGGTAAGCACTCCAAAACCGGTAGGGGAACTGCCGCGACCGAGCAACCTGCTCCGGATCGGAGAGACGCTCTGCGACGGCCTTACGAGCCGCCGGAGAGATCCCCGCCTCGTCGAAATTCCGAAGGTTCCGAAGCAGAGCCATGTAGCCCATCGACGGCGCGATTTTCTCCCAGACCTCAGCGTCCATCGGACCCTGGATCCAGCCCGAGATGGCCTCCCAGGTCATGCCAGCGTCCTTGAGCGTCTGCGGCGACATCTCCCGCAGTGCCTTCCGACGGTCAGCGACCGGAATCTCCTCCAGCTTGGTGCGCTGGAAGATCATCTTGAGCGAGTCCGGGACCTGGAGATCCGCCCGGTTGTGGCGCTTGTCGAGCAGGTACTTGTACAGGTCGGACTTCCAGGGCGCGACCGGCTGCGGGTGTACGAGGTCGATCACGTCGGCCATCCGGAAGGCCCGGGACTGGCCGTCGTACTTCATCGACGAGTACTCGTTGTAGACCTTGTCCACCGCGTCCGCGACACCGCGCTTGAGACCACCAGAGACCTTGTAGCCCATGGTCTGGGCGTACGCGAGGATCTCAGCCGGCTCATCCGCCCGAGACACCGCACTGGCGATGACACCCCGGGGCAGCGGGCCACCGGCCTTGGCGTACTCCACCGCAGCGACGATCGAGGCCGAACGCATGTTGGCCTCGTTGCGGAGCCAGGGGATCAGCCGGCGGATCCAGTCCGGGTCTTCCTTGGTGACCTGGCGAACGAGATCCCGGAAGCGCCGGTCGCGGTCTCCGGCCTTCTCGTAAAACGAGTCTTCACCCACCATGTTGACCACGGCGAGCATGAACAGGTCGGACTTAGCGTCCCGCGAATACGCGGTCGCGCCCTCATACGAGATGGCGTCCGCACCGGTTGCCTGCACCGGACTGGTGAGCGTCGCGGTCGCGCCGCGCGCCTTGGCCTTCGAGTCGAACTTACCCATGATCATTTCTCCTTCCGAGAACAGAACCGCATCGGATAAAATGGAGCTGAAAGGGACGGTGCAATCCTGGGTATCGCAACACTAATGGTCCCTAAAGGTTCTGCCGAGAACCAAGCTGGCAATGGGGTTGGTTTCATTAACAGTGAAGTACCCAGCGCCATACGCATCGACAAAACAGAGCCCCAGATGAGGGTTGAACTCACCTCTAAGGCACACCTAGCGGCGCCGACGTAGGGCTACTACGCGCTACCTCTATCAACCAGTGTGCCCAGAGTCGCCCTTCGGAAGGTGGCTGATCAACCACCCGTATACCGACCGCGACCGAGGCATGGGGTCCGCTGAGGACAGGTGCTGCAGGAGATGCATTAGGCCGCTCTGCCACGACCAACCCCACAGGGCTGGCGGAGGGATTCGAACCCTCGATTCCTGTTGAAAGAAGTAACCCGCGTGCGACGCTTCAGCGGAAGCAAAACTATGGAGTTATCAAGTTGGACGGAGCTGAGTACCAATCGAGAAAGGTAACGTAGCGTGCGGCCATTACACTACAGACCGAAGTCCGCTGGGATTCGAACCCAGACTGCCCTTTTATCAGAAGGAAGTAACCCATCTCTGCGCTTCAGCACCGAAGCTATGGAGTTGTTGTGGTTGTCGCTGAGAACCAAGTCGATCTAGGACTTGAGCCTGCTGCTCTACCAATTGAGCTACACCCCGAAGGGTGACCGGACTTGAACCGGCAACACGCAGATTAGGTTAGAAGTAACCCAGATCTCCGCATCAGCGACGAAGTCTTACTCCTGGCGACGAGTAACCCATGGGCATCGTTCATTACTTAGTCGCCAGGAAATTGGTGCTGCTGAGTACAGGTTGACCAGCGGTTGGACCCGGTGCACCGGAGGACCGGGTGGTGGGTATCTCGACCCACCCTTGCGTAAGAGCCCTGGGGCTCTGGTGAGAAGTAACCGATGACCGCGCTTCAGCAGCGTTCATGCTTTGGGGTTGATGCCGAGAACCAAACGATGCAGGTACGTACGCGCGCTACCAATTGCGCCATCGCCCGAAGGAGCCGGGCGACCTGGACTCGAACCAGGAACCTCGTCATCCGATATGAAGTATCCCGCAAACACACATCGGCATCACAATATGGAGTTGTGAAAGTGCTAGGAGGTGCAGCCGGGGGTCTAGCTGTCGACTCCGTGGAGTCCGTCGCCGGTCCCCCTGGCTGCGAGTGCAACCCTGTCATCGCTTCAAACGGTTGTCAACCCGTTTTGGCATCCGGGATTAAAAAATCTTGGTGGAGGACATCCTTCATCAGCTCGTCTATGGCCGCGACCACCAGATCCTGCGAGTCAGCCACATGGACCACCTCCAGTTCCACCTTGGCATCGGACCGCGCCGGACCCAGGGTAATCCCCAGATCGATCTGCCGGAGGAACTGGTGTCCCTCGCACAGGTCGTACGCCCGATCCATCAGCTCGTCCGCCTGCTCTTCGGTGAGGCCAGCGGGCTCCAGATACGTCAGCACCATGAATTTCAGCTCTTCGTCCACGTGCTCCCGACAGGAGTCGAACCTGCAAACAACTGGGCTTGAGCCAGCCGGCTATGCCATTTCGCCTACGGAAGCGAGAGACGCGATGGGTTATTGGGTATCGCAGGCCGTCTGGCATCTCTCTGTAGCGGGGGCCAGATTTGAACTGGCGACCTACGGGTTATGAGCCCGCCGAGCTACCAAACTGCTCCACCCCGCCAAGACCTGGCCCCGCCGAACGAGTACCAGGTGGTACGCGCCGGTTGCCTAAGCCGGCGGTTTGTGACTAGGTCACAGGCTGACTGACGATACCACTAGGCGGTCGGAGCCGCCGGGGTGTTCGCGGTGACCGCGTCAGCGACCCGCTGCTTCTCAGCGTTGATCGTGTCGATGACAGCCTGAATCTTGGCCGGGTCGGTCTGGGCCGCAGCGAGCTGGGCCGCGATGTTGTCCAGGAGCGTGATGATCGACTCGTCCACGGTGGACGCGTCGGCTACCGCCTGGGTGAGGTCGTCGAGAGTCGCCATTTCGGCAGTTTCCTTTCGGTCTACATTGGCCAGCAGTTCGTAAATGATCCGCTGGTTGTACAGGATCGCGCCCTGACCCTGGGCAATCGCCACGACCCAGTCGTACAGGTCGTTGTACGGGTGAGGGCGTCGGTGGAGATTCAGCAGCTCTTGGGGCTGCCTCAGGGGATCGGTCACGGAGTCAGTGTAGGCCCGAGCCACGCTTATCGCGCAACCTGTACGATCGCCGGCCGGAGCGGAATTACCGCTTCAATCGACCAAAAGGAGAACTCATGGGCTTTTTCGACGACGACAAGCCGTACCGGTCCGGACCCAACCGGCGGGAGACCCACCGCCAGCAGTCCGACGGCTCCTGGCTGCCGGACAACGACCTGACCGAGTGGGACTGCAACCGCCAGGCCAAGGTGCTCCTGCTGATCGGCGTAGCGGGCCTCAGCGCCATCCTGGGGATCCTGGGAGTAGGTATCTGGGGACTGGTGACCTGGCTCAGCTAGAGTACGGATACAGGCCCCGAGCGTCGCAATCGCGCTCGGGGCCTGGCTATGAGTTAGCATCTGACTCAGCCTCGGGACGGAAACCATTCCCCCGGTCTCGGGGTCATAGGGGAGCCTTCGGCAAGGCGGCTGGTCTCCAACACCGGCCGGAGAGGGTTCGACACCTTCCTCCTCTGCTTGGGCGAGTCAACGCGCGGTGTCCATGAGGGTTTAGTTGCGCGAAGGCTGGTGCAAGAGGGGCCAAACCTTACGCTCCTGGGTCCAAGGCCCAGCCTGCTCGCCCGTTTTCTTCCTCGGTACGGCCGACTCCCGATGTTTATATCTCGGGATCACCTGTTCGTTCAGGCCAGTGCCACGTGCCGCCCACCCGCTGCAATCCTCGGTCATCAAGATCAAAGCCGCCAAGCTCTAGCGGGTGGTGGTCCATCTTGTACTCCATGAAGACCGTCGCGCCGATCCGCTCGGGGTGCCGGCGGTCTACCTCGGTCACCATGGCCGCGTAGCAGCGGTACAGGTCTGGGGTGGCGATATGAACGATCCGGCCGACGGAGGGGTTCACCAGCGGTACCAACGGCCGCCGCCGCCACTGGACCGCACGAAGAACCCGACCAGCCAGATCACCAGCACGACCACCGCGATGATCCAGAGGAAGTGCAGGGCTGAGCCCAGGAAGCCGCCCCCGAAGAGCAGCACGATCACCAGCAGTACTACCAGGAGAGCAATCATGTCCGCAGAGTACCCACATTTTGGCCGATGGCGCGGTCTTCTTCAATCTCACTCCAGAAGTCGTCCCAGAACGGCTGCTGTGTAGCTAACCAGCTCGGCGGAAACATCACCGTCCGCAGCGGAACGACTGCGCCCCACTCCTTGATATTCACCCATTCCCACCCTGAGCAGCGATGAGGCTCTCGATTGACCGGATCAAGGTCACCTGGGCGGGCGCTGACATAGAAGTGAACGTAGTGGTCATGGCCATAGAGGCCGGGGTCGTTGACAACACCTCGAACTCGCACGTCAGTGAGCAGCAGCCCGCACTCTTCCTCAGCCTCCCTGAGGGCGGTCTCCTGGATGGTCTCTCCATATTCCACATGGCCGCCCGGAGCTGCCCAGAGACCGTCTCCGACACCCTTACGCCTGCCCAGGAGTACCTTCCCCTCCCGGTAGATCCAGATGCCTACTCCTACCCGGATGTGTCTCTCCATGGCAGACAGTCTAAACAGACCTTTTTCTAGGTCTACCTCTCTATAGATACCTATTACATCTTGTTATATGTACTTAAACATGGGAAGGGCTAACCCCACCCCATGCGCCGAGGCTCCGTGAGACCGCTCCTCTGGGCACGCCCATGGGACGGCCGACTTTTTGTGCGTCGTCGACCGCCTCAGGTACCCGCAGGGCTAGCAAGGCCTCTACGCCGGGAGCCGGTTCTCCCAAGTCTCTGACCGGACCTGCTCTCGTACGCCCTGCCGGACGTACCGGGGTCAGCAGACAGCGACCCGTCGTGCTCAATGCTTACTGCGCTGGTGGGGTATTTGATGGGTGTCAGTTGGGTCATCAAGTTGGAAGTTCGAAGACAACGTTCCAAGGCTTGCAGATTCTTGGGGAACCCGCGTAACCTCAAACCGTTCTCTTCGCCGAGGGAACACACTAGACCTCCAGCCGTAGAGTGGCAATGCCCTCCGGACCTACTGGAGGTCTAGTGCGGTCTAGGCACAGAAAAGCCCCTCAGAGCGAATCTGAGGGGCTGACTGCTGTCGGGGCTACCTGGCCCAGGGCTCGAAGGGCCTGGTCTCCCAGGTGCCGTGTCGCATGCCGGCCTGACGCCGTATGGCGTCCAGCTCCTGCATGTGCCGGTGGGCGCTCTTCTGCTCCGCCTGGTCGGCCACCGAGTCCGGGTAGAGGTGCCGGTACGACTCGTACTCCTTCGGGGCGCTCGTCCCGTACTTGTTGTAGATGTGCTTGTACTTCTCCGCGTGGGCGGCCGGGTCCTCGTGCCGCAGCGGATCCTGGTGCGGGTCCAGATAGTGATCCTGGAACGTCCCGAGGTTGAAGTACGCCTTCTGCTTGTTCTTCAAGGCGAACTTGCGGACGTGGTCCTCTTTGTCGAAGTGCTTGGAGGCGTCCAGGTAAACCGAGCCGTCGGACTTGTCCAGCCAGCCGCCCTGGTGAGCGCCAGGTTCCAAGAGCTTGTCCTTCATGGCGTCACGGTGGCTGGCGAGATCCTCAGGCTTGAGATCCTGGAGCTTGTGGACCCGACCAAATCCCTTGCCCTCGGTGTCCTCGTACGAGGCCATGAAGCCCTTCTTGGGGCTGTCCCGCCAGGGATGCGAGGAGAAGCCACCGTTGGAGATCACATCGTGCAGGCGGTTGCGGTCGAAGTCGGAAACGCCAGGCGGATTGATCTGGGCAGCGGTCCGGGTCGCGGTACGGCCCAGGCCGACCAGCAGCCGGTGTGCTTCGTCCGGATCCTCCGGCAGGATGACATGGACCATCCGCTCGCCGCCGCCGGACGCGGCGGTACGGGCAAGCGACCATTGCTCGGACAGAAGGCTCATGAAAAGATCTTAACCGCCATACCCCAAAGAATCTATGATTGCCAGGACGGACCGCCGGAAGTTACGTTTCAGTCCTCGGGAGCTGTCATATGTAGGAGTCTTTGGGGGTCTCTCAATACCACGCTCTACCAAGAAAACTGGGTGGCGTGATAGCGTGACTACGAGGTCACACAATTCGGGGAGGCAGTTATCAGCATCGACCAGTCGGTGGCATCTGCCGTAGCCGGCGCCCATCTGATCGAGCGGGCCCTGCACGACCCACATAACTGGGAGATCGGCTGGGGCCCCTTCCGCGTACCCGCGATCCGCCAGGTACTCCATGACAAGGTGGTCTTCACCGCTACCTTCCCATCCAGCTTTGGGTCGTACGAGCCGCTGCTGAGCCTCTACGTCGACGGAGAGCTGCAGTCGGTACGCGCGGTACCGGCGGTTGATGACGAGGGCCGAGAGACTGGCTCCGTGCCCTTTGAGGTTCGCTGGGAATTGGCCGTTGGCCAGCAGCCCATCGCAGCCTGAGGACTGGCCCGAGGGGGCGATTTATCATTCGCGCCTCGGGCTGTTCGCATTTCAAAACGAAGGTGTAGCCCAGGCGTATCTGCGCCGGCAGGCCATGGTGATTTTCGACCAGGGCCTAGGAAAAACTCACATCGCCATGAGACTAGCCGCCCTCCTGCGGGAGGATGACGAGCTGTCCACCTGCATGGTGGTCTGCGAACGCAACACTCTGCGGCAGTGGCGAGACTTCTTCGGCCAGTTCACCAGGCTGGACCCGCTGATCATCCATGGGCCCAAACGCCAGGAGCGACTGGCCAGGTACGTCGCCAGCCAAGGTCGGCTACCGGACGTGCTTATCAGTACGTACGAGACTCTCCGACTCGACACCACGGTCGCCACTGTCGGCAAGAGCAAACGGACCTCGCGTACGGACGGCTGGCTGCTGGAACGACTACTCCCGGCGGCCGGCAAGATGCTCCTGGTCTACGACGAAGTTTCCAAGCTTAAGAACCGAAACTCCGCCACCTACAAGGCTCACGAGCGCACGCTGGTCAGGCTACGGCGGGCGAACAAAGACCTGCGGGTACTGGGGCTGACCGCGACCCCGATCTCCAAGGACCGGGATGACGCCTTCAACGAGTACCGGCTGGTCTGCCCCGGCTCCATGCCGCCCATCGGGCATTACCAGACCTACTTCCACAAGGGCTACGACCGGTACGGCCGGCCGCGCTGGCATTCCTTCCGACTGGACGAGTTCGACGCTCTGTGTACGCCCTGGACGATCCGCAAGCGCAAGTCCGATGACGATGTACGGGACCAGTTCCCTGAGCTGGTAGAGCAGAGCTGGCAGATCGAGATGAAGGACGACCAGAAGCGGCTGTACGAGCTTGTGGAGGACTTGGGGCTCAAGCCGGACAGTTGGCCTGCCGACCGGCCCTGGGAGCCTCCTGGTGGTCTCTGGACGGTACTACGGCAGGTCGTGGCCCATCCGGCCTCGCTGACACTCTCCGATGGCATCATCTCCCGGCTGATCGTCGAGGAGCTGGGCGCCGACTACCTGCGGAGCATCTCCTCCACCAAGACCGAGGCCCTGGTGGAGTACCTACGGCCCATCGTGCTCGGCCAGGGCGCCAAGGCGGTGGTCTTTTCCTTCTTCGGACAGTCGGTTCTGCCCCTGTTGGCCGAGGCGCTGCGCACGGCCAGGATGCTGGTCTTCACCTACCACGGCGGCATGACCGACACAGAGCGTAACCAGGCCATCGCGGCATTCCGCTCTTCAGCTGAGCCGTGCGTCTTCCTCTCATCCGACGCCGGAGCCAGGGGGATCAACCTCCCCGAGGGCGAGTACGTGATCGAGTACGAGTCGGCCGGCACCCATGAGATTCGGGAGCAGCGGATCAACCGCTGTAGCCGGATCGACGGCACCAAGAAGCTGCTCACCGCCATGACGTTCGTGGTGGACGGGACGGTCGAGGTGCCCATCATCAAGAAGATGATCGAGCGCAACCAGGCCCATGACAGTGTCCGGGGAGACCAGGACGCCGAGGGTACGTTCATGTCTGCCGAAGAGCGGGCCGAGGTACTCAGACTTTCCTTGATGAGTAGGAGAAAAAGATGAGCCCGACCGTACACTCAGCCGACGACGGTTACTACGACCCCTTCGCCGAGATGGACGCCACCAGCGAGCGAAACTGGGTAGCCGATCATCCCGGATACAGCATCCAGACGCCGCCCGGGTTCCTGAAGATCAACCGGTTTCCGGTCTGCGACCGCTGTGGCTCGCTCGTCGTGAACACGACCAAGCATGACGAGCGCTGCCCTCTCTAGGCATACTGCCCAACATTTTTAGAGGATTGGCTAGACCTGCATCGTTTGAAGTGGTTCAATGGCCGACGTGAGCCACTCTTACGATCAAACTCCGGTAGCCGAGATCGAGCAGGTTACCCGCATGTTCCACAAGGGTGCGACCATTCGCGTCTTCGTCATAGGCGGAAAGTACTGGTACGCGGCCGTCGACATCGGCAAGGTGCTAGGCATCGGGCGTAACGGGCCAGAAGTCCGAAGGTACCTGGAGACCGGCTTCATGACCGTCAACCTGACCGGGTTCGCCGAGGCCAACCCGGGTCTGGTGGACCTGGCCCAGACCAAAAACGGTCTGCTGGTCCTGGTGAACGACCCAGCGGTCGACACCCTCACCCGCTACGGCATGCAAATGGGCCGGTGTGTGGAGAAAGAGGGCTGGTACATGATGGCGAAAGAGGAGCCTCAACAGCAGGTCATCCAGACCGCAGCCAAGCCGTTGTCGCAGACGCCGGTCACCGAACTCATCGAGCAGGAGGAGACCACAGAAGAGATCCTCAAAGCTTTCGAACAAGCAGAGAAGGTACACGTGACCATCAGGCCAAAACCGAGACCGCCAAGGAAGGACACCCGCATGCCCAACAGCCCCATCAGCATCCGTCCGGAGAGGATTAGCCCGGACCAGGCCCGTCGATACCTGGCGGCCAACACCAGCAACCGCAACATCCGCCGTGAGCTGGTCAAGGTTTATGCCCGCGATATGGCCGAAGGCCGTTGGAAGGACAACGGCGAGACGATCAAGTTCTCCAAGGACGGCGTCCTGATAGACGGCCAGCACCGGCTGGAGGCCGTCGTCCAGGCCAACGTGACCATCTCCATGGTGGTGGTGCGAGGGCTCAACGCCGACGTACAGGCCACCATCGACGCCGGAGCCAAGCGGACCGCAGGCGACGCTCTCAAGCTGCGCGGTGAGATGTACGGGCGCACCCTCGCTGCCGTCGCCCGACGCTGCCTGATCTGGGAGGCCAGCGACCGCAAGGACATGGACCCGTCCCATCGGTCGGTTTCCCACCAGGAGGTCATCGATTACGTGGCCGCCCACCCCGACCTGCAGAACGCCACCGACTTCGCCCAGCACATCACCGGAAGCCGGCCGGCTCCGTTGTCGGTCATGGGCTTCAGCTACTGGGCGCTCGCACAGATCTCCCAGGATGATGCCGACCTGTTCTTCGAGGGCCTGACCACAGGCGTTAACCTGACGCCGGGCAATCCCGTACTGGCGCTGCGGAATCGGCTGCTGGATGTCCGCTACCGCAGGTACTCAGCTCAGGATGACCGAGAGAAGGTCGCGCTGATCTTCAAGGGCTGGAACTTCTTCCGGGCCGGTCGCCCTGTCCAGATCCTGAAGTTCATGAAGTCCGAGTCCTTCCCCATCCCGAAGTAAGCCCCCTCTACCCACCGTCCCTTTTCTGCCAGGAAGGCAAACCCTCATGCAGATCACTCGTAAGAAGGTGGCCATCGCGGTCACTGCGGCCGTCATTGCCGCCATCGGAATCCTGGCCGGCTGTACCAGCCTGCCGTCAGCCCAGCAGGCCGCCGTCAACCGGTCCCAGACCCGGGCGAACTACGTCCCCAAGAACGACGTGGAGGGGCGCAACTACAACGCCCGCCAGCGTCTGGCCGACGACCCCACCGCGATCGTCTGGTGCTCGGTCTACCCGAACAACCAGACGGTCAAGCCCTACACCGTCCCGATCGCCGGCAAGCTCACCTCGGGCAACAAGCGGCCCTACCCGACGAGCCAGTTCAGCAATGGGACCAACGACAACACCAATAGCCCCGAGCTGCCCGGCACCGACGGCTTCTACGGCAGCTCCAGTGACTACTCCTACGGCTTCGACCCGGCCGGTGTTTACTGGGAGTTCCACAACGCCGATTTCACCTGTACGTCCTCGCCGACCTTGATCCAGAAGAACAGCACCACCTTCTCGGTCACCACCGCACCGGACCAGCTCACGTCAGCGGACCTCCGCGCCGAGGCGGCCCTCAAGGCCTGCCGGGCGACCAACCCGGACCCGTCCGCTCCGTGCCCGGCCGCCGCACAGATTCTGGGGATCAAGCCGTGAGTACTGCCAAAGCGATCTTCACCGCGATTGTCAGTCTGCTGGGCATAGCACTCATCCTGGTCGTGTTCGGTTTCTTCGCCGGCTGGTTCCGGGCTGGAGTCGAGGTCATCAGCCCTGAGAACGTCAAGGCTCAGTACCAGTTCGGCTACAGCTACGACCGTGGCATGGTCGCGCTGGCCGGCACCTGGTGTTCGGCGAAGCAGGCTGAAACGACCGAGACGAACCCCGATTACAAGGCCCAGCGGGCCAGCCAGACACTGGCGTACGGCAATCAGTACAGGTCCGTCGAGGCTCAGTACGACGCGGCGATGGCCAACGCCTTCCAGGCAAAGCACGTCAAGCCCGCAGATCTGCCGCTGGTCGCTCCGACGTTGCCCGAGAGGGTGGCGAGCTTGGGGCTGACCTGCGGATAGTAAGACCGGGACGGTAGCTCAGTCGGTTAGAGCGGCGCTCTGATAAGGCGCAGGCCGGAGGTTCGATTCCTCCTCGTCCCACGGCTACTCAGGTAGCTCGTGGCGCGGTTGGGCATGGCACGGCCAGGCGAGGCACGGCCTGGTTTGGCGCGGCGGGGCATGGCTTGGGATTTACCAGGACGACCGGCAGTCTCTGGGGTTCGAGACCTCAGCGTCCACGCCCACTTTGGTGGGTCATGGTGCGGTCGGGCGTGGCATGGCGTGGCACGGCGTGATGCGGCAAGGCTTGGGATCTACGGGGTGACTGGCAGCCATCAGGGTTCGAGGCCCTGACATCCACGCTCGCTTTGGGCGGGTCAGGGCATGGCCGGACGCGGTTCGGCACGGTGGGGTGCGGCATGGCGTGGTGCGGCATGGCTAGGCCTGGCGTGGGATCTACAGCGGCAGTGGCACACGTCCTGGTTCGAGTCCAGGAGCCGCACGCACGGCTCGGCTGGGTCAGGTGTGGCAGGGCGACGTGTGGCATGGCTGGGAATATACAGCGGCAGATGCGTCCTGGTTCGAATCCGGGAGTCTGCACGCACTACGAAGCTGAGTAGGTTGGCTAAGCCAACCCCTATCAGCCTAACCACTACTTGACGCAGAGTCGAAAAGGTGATTCCATTCCTCTCGTCATAACCGCCAGAGATCAGGGAGAGGAACCCCAAAAGTGGCGATCAACGATATGAAGCTAAAACTGACCGGGACGACCCCGGTGCTGTTTCACAACAGCCAGCTCGTCAACCCGTTCAACCCGATCAACCGGGAGAAGAAGAAGCTCACGGACAAGCGCACCAAGCAGACCGACGAGGACCGCATCCAGGTCGCTCGGCTGGAATGGACAGGCGGCTGGTACTGGAACGACGAGCACGGACCCATCCTGCCGATGATCAACGTCTACGCGGCGCTGCTGAAGGCGGCCAAGAGCACGCGCAACGGTCCTCTGGTCGACAAGGGCGTCAACTTCTTGCGCCTGACCGAGCCCCTGCAGTACGACGGCCCCCGTGACCTGGACGGCCTGTGGGGCAACGGCATCGGCGAGGGTGGCGACCACCCCTCTCCGTACGTCGATTACCAGGCCGTCGGCCAGCAGGCGGTCAAGATCATGCGCTGCCGGCCGAAGCTGAGCGAGTGGGAGCTTGACACCGTCTTCGGAGTGGACGACACGGTCATCGATCCCGAGGCGTTCCTCGGATTCATGGCCTACGCTGGCAAGTACATCGGTGTTGGGGACTTCCGTGCTATGTACGGTAAGTTCAGCGTCAAGGAGGTCTGAGTTGACTGCTATCTTCGACTCCGAAAACCCGCAGTGGCGGCCGATCTACGACGGTCTTAAGAAGGCCGGTCTCGAATTCGATCGTCTTTTCAGCTGGGACACACTGAAAGCCATCGCAGGATACGACATCCGGCTGAATCGCAGTGCCTTCTACGCGGCAGTAAAGCAGCTGGAAGAGCACGACAAGCGTACGTTGGTCAGTGTGTGGGGCAAGGGATATCGCGTGGCTCCAGCGCCCGAGCATCATAAGCTCGGGCTCAAGCACCAGCTCAAGGCCAAGCGTGCCGTACGGCGCGGCGCGCGCAAGGTCAAGGCGGCTGACACGTCTCATCTCACTGCCGAGCAGATCCACGCCAACGAGCAGCTGATCTTCCGACTCCATCGTCACGAAACTCAGCTGATCAACCACGAGACCCGGATCAGCGCACTGGAGAGGGAGACTGGGAAAACTCGCCGTGAGCTGGACGAGTTGAACAAGCAGTCTGAGCTGGCACGCCGGCTCAAGGCGCTGGGTATCAATGTCCCCAAGAGTGCCCCTGACACCGTCGAGGGGTAACAGGGCCTGGCCTGGCCGGGTGAGGCGGGACGAGGCTAGGTGAGGCGAGGTTCGGCAACGTCGGGCCGGGTAGGGCGAGACTGGGCGCGGCGAGGTCAGGCTGGGTTGGACAAGGAAGCACAAAATGGGTGACTGGCAGTCTCCGAGGTTCGAGGCCTCGGCACCCACGCTCCTTTCGGGAGTCAAGACGGGGCAGGGCGCGGTGAGGTGTGGCCTGGTGGGGTGAGGCTTGGCGTGGTGAGGCTTGGGATTTTAAAATGGACGACCGGCAGCCACTAGGGTTCAAGGCCCTAGCGTTCACGCTCACTACGGTGAGTTGAGGCCCGGTTTGGTACGGCAAGGCGTGACAGGGCATGGCTCGGCCCGGCGAGGTCCGGCGCGGCAGGGCGCGGCATGATTGGGCGCCGTATGCCATGGCAAGGTGAGGCATGGCAAGGAATTACAGAGCGAGCGGCACACTTCCGGGTTCGAGTCCTGGACGCTCGCGGCCGTCCTCGGGCGGCTCGTGGCAAGCCTAGGTTGGGTTTGGCATGGCAATGTTAGGTAGGGCTCGGCTTGGTCCGGTGCGGCAAAGCGCGGTTAGGTTTGGCATGGCAACAAACTGGGTGAGCGGCACACTCTTCGGTCCGAGTCCGAAGCACCCACGGCTACTCCGGTAGCTCGTGGCTTGGTGCGGCGCGGCAGCGCATGGTTGGGCCTGGCATGGCAGGGAATTTACTGAGCGGATGGTCGTACGGGAGGTTCGACTCCTCTTGCGTTCACGCCCTCTTTGGGGGTCAGGGCACGGCTAGGCTGGGCGCGGTAGGGCTGGGTACGATTCGGTCTGGCGGGGCAAGGCTTGGGATATACCAGTGCGAATGGCATACCTCTCGGTTCGAGTCTGAGACGCTCACGCTCTCTTCGAGAGTCAGGGCAGGGCGACGCCAGGCATGGTTAAGTTGGGTGCGGCTGGACGCGGTGCGGCAAGGTTTGACTTGACGTGGCAAGGCGAGGCAGAGCTGGGTCAGGCAGGGCAGCAACAACACTGTGTCGACGGTCTTCGAGAGGGTTCGACTCCCTCTGACACGCGCTCTCTTCGAGAGTCAGGGCGGGGCTAGGCAGGGCAACGTATGGCCCGGCGCGGTAAGGCTTGGCTAGGTTGGGTTGGGTCCGGTGGAGTGTGGCTAGGTATGGAGTGCCGACGGTCTGCGAGGAGGTTCGACTCCTTCTGGCACACGCTCTCTTCGGAGAGGCGGGGCTAGGTGCGGCGTGGCTTGGTGGGGCACGGTGCGGTCAGGCCGGGCATGACAAGGATCAAAAATCTGGACGAGCAGCACACTTCTGGGTGCGAGTCCCAGACGCCCACGCTCACTCCAGTGAGTACGTGGCCAGGCGTGGCATGGTAGGGCACGGTCCGGCTGGGTCGGGCGCGGTAGGGCTAGGCACTGGGCATGGTTTGGTACGCCTAGGTGAGATGTGGCATGGCTTGGTATGGCAGGGATCTGTTAAAATCCCTGCCATGAGCACCTGAAGAGATCGAAAGCCAGCGCTGTCCGTCACCAAGGACGATTGTGAATGGCAGTATTTTCGAGCCGGCGGCCCTGGCGGTCAGCATCAAAACAAGACCTCGTCCGGGGCTCGGGTGATCCACCATCCGTCCGGCGCCCGTGGCGAGTCCCGGGAGGAGCGCAGTCAGCTCCAAAACCGTAAGGCTGCCTGGCGCCGGATGGTGGCCGATCCGAAGTTCAAGATCTGGATCAACACCCAGCTTTATGGTCTCGAGCTGGCGGAATCCAAGGTCGCCAGGGACATGGCGGAGAAGAACATCCGGGTCGAAGTCAAGAAAGACGGGAAATGGATATGCCAGTAGAAGTGCAAGGCTGCCGAACCGAAGACGACCCCGAGGGGATGTTGCACTTCAAGGATGGCAATGACCCCAACTTGTATGCGTACTGTGGCGTTCGGGTCCAAATCATGACCAGCAATTGGCTTCTAGCCAATTGCTGTCCTATTTGCGAGGCGAAACGTCTTACGGTCTATAAGGAGCAGAAGATCTAGTCTCCGTTCTCCCGCTCCTTGCGCTGTTCCAGCTCCTGGTCGCTCTCGTCCTCGGCCGTCATCAGGTCGTCGCCGTCGTCCACACCCAGTCGGCGGAGGATCTCGTCGAGCTTGAGATTGAGAGCGAGATTGTCCCGGTTCTGGGTGTTCTGAATGATGAACACCATCAAAAAAGTGATGATCGTCGTGCTGGTGTTGATCACCAACTGCCAGGTGTCTGAGAAGCCCAACAGCGGCCCGCTGGCGCCCCATACGAGCAGAGCGCCCAGCGCGGCCACAAACACCCAGCCCCGGCCGAGAATGGCCGAGATCTTGCTGGTGAACCTGGTGAAGACCCCACCCTTTTTACTCATGCTGTCGGAGTCACCCAAGTAGTTCCATTCCACACCTTAACGGGCGCCTGTACCCATGAGGTTCCATTCCAAATCTTTACTGGCGCATGCACCCAAGTAGTTCCATTCCACACCTTCATCGCGCCGCCGGAGGGGGCCGTGTACGTCTTCGTCAGCGTGATGTGGCTGGCACCCGAGGAGTCATAGCCGGTGCCCGTGACGGTGATCTGCTGGCCATTATCGACAACATCGAACCAGCCATATTGCTGGCTGTAGACCGAGCTGCTCTGGGGCACCGGGTAGATCCCAGCGGAGTACGTACCGTTGCCGGCATAGGTTGTCTGGTCCAGCGGTGAGGCACAGAAGATCTGCAGACCGCTCGGGGAGTGGGTCCCGTCATCCGCCGCCAGCACATGCAGGTCACCATGGATCATCATCACCCGGACACCGTTGGCGTTGATGAAGTTGCCGATCTCCGTACGCTCGGTGTTGTAAGCCGACCAGGTGTCGTCGCCGACGTACGTGGTGCCGTTGTTCCACGCGTCCTCATGGAACCAGATCTTGACCGGCTCGGGCTGCAGCAGCTGAGCCTTCAGCCAGTCCTTCTGGGTGCTCCCGAGCTTGGTCTTGCTGGAGTTGTCCGTCTGGGCGATCGGACTCATGTACGACCGGCCGTCGGTGCAGATATAGCGCACCCGGCCGGCCACGAAGGTGAAGTACGTTCCCGCGTTGTCCGCCGCCGGCAGCGTATAGCTCGGCACCCGGTTCCGGTAGACGGACTGGGCAGCCGCGTGGGCGACCGCAGTACCGTCGTTGTTCGAGCCGCCGCCGGAGTCGTGGTCAGACCAGATGTAACTGATGCTGGTGCTGGAGAAGAGCGACTGCTGCCGCTGGCAGCTCATCACCTCGTCCCACGCCCGGTTGAACAACGTCGTGTCATTGGCCACGATGTCTCGGTAGTTCAGGTCTCCCAGGTGCTGGAAGAACAACGCCGTCCGAGATCCCGCCCCCACCGAGCCGGTGCGTGTGCGGATCTGGTCGAAGTTGATGTCATTACTGAAGGTCTTGGCACATGAGGCAGCAGCGAAGGAATAGCTAGCGGGGCTGCCTGCTACCGGGAACGTCCGCACCGTACCGACAGACTGGGTGTCGATCGTTCCGTCCAGCTCCAGACCGTAGTAGTACGTGGTGTTCGCAGTCAGCCCTGAAATAGCGAACTTAGCCAATCCATTGGCGTCAGGCGTGGCCGCGCTGGAAAAGACTGGGCTCGTCAGCAGATCGCTAGTGGTAGAGACCTTCACCCTCGCGGACGCCGTGTTAACCGTTCGAGAGGAGACATTGAATCCAGTAGCGGTCGCTCCACCGGCCCAACGGGAAAGGCAGGTCTGGTACATCGCTGGGTATCCGACATCGGAAAATCCCGCATTCGCTGCGTAATAAGCGATAGCGGCAGTGGCGTTAACCGTCCCTACCACGCCGCAGTACATAGCCGTGCCGGTGTTGAATGTAGCCGTGCTGGTGATGGTCTGGGCAGGTGAGCCAAAGGCTGCAGTCGGGAAGGATCGAACCTCCAGCTGCCCGACCGTGGCAGAGAAAGTCACCTTCCATTCAATGCGACCCCAGGTATTCGCCGTCAAGGCACCCGTGGTGGTCGTGGCGGCAGACGCTCCTGTCGAATCCCGAGCTGAGATCAGACCACTAGAAAGCACTCGCAGAGTAGCCATGATAGCGCCCGAAGTATTCAAGATCGCCATGACGGCTTGGGAGCTGCCTGGAAGCGAGGGAAAGTTAACGTCGATCCAGCCATAAATGGTGGTCGCGCTCGTCTGGAACATCCCCGCTGGACTAGCGGCGCCAGTGTTCCACCGGGTATACGCCTGGGCGTCGGTGGCATTCGCTACTACGTGAAGGGTATTGACTCCGGTCGACCGTACGACCGTATTGCTGTAGGCCAATGCTGCCGTACCACCGATCGTGGGCAAGAAGTCAAAGGCCCATCCAGGCCCACCACCAGAGTTGCCGGCAGTGGTAGGCATGTTAGGCACCACCAGCGCCGCACCATTGGGGCCATTCAGGCTATTGAAAACTCGCGTCATCTTTTATCTCCTACGCGGCCGTGTTGAGAGTCCAGCTGGTGTCGTCGTTCTTGAGCAGGTTCGCGGCCGACTGCTGGAGGATCTTGTTGCCGCTGTTGGGCGCGATAAGCCCAGAAACCTTGCAGGTGGCCGTGGTGTACACCGCCGGCCGGGTGAGTGGGGTGTTGGAGGTCTGAGCGGCACCACCCAGGAACGTGCAGCCCTGAACCAAATGGTCCGCCCCGCCCTGGATCTGGATGATTCCCTTGGTGCCAGCGCCGGCCACGGCGGTGTTGAAGAAGATGCAACCAATCATGGCCACACCCGCACCGCCCGTGATGTTGATGGCGGGAGCCTGCTGCCAGGTCGTCGAGGTGTTCCGCCCCGTACCGTCGAACCTCGTTCGCAAGAAATAAAGATCTCCGTACGATCCCTCGACCTTGATCCCGCCGCAGACCTGCGGGGTGATGTAGACCGACCCCACCGTGGTCCGGGACATGTGAGCGAGGCGCATGTACCAGGACGCGGCGGGGATGTTCACGGCCGAAAGGAAGGACTGCCCCTCCAGCCAGTAATTGTTGTCCGAGCCCGCCAGGTAGAACTGCGTGTCCGTACCGGCGTTGGTGTACATCCGCTCGATGGAGACCCGCAGATGCCGGGACTGCATGACAGTTTTAAATCCCACCCAGCCGCCATCCCGGAAGCTGGCGTCCACCAGGATCGGGCCGTTGGACAGATCCGAGGTCGGGGTGAGGAAGTAGTTACTCCCGGTACCGGTGAAGCAGATCCCGTGGATATAGAAGTCCTTGGCTCCCGTGCTGGGACCGCCGGCCGGGTCCACCGAGAAGAGGCCGGTGCCGGTGACGTGCACGACGCACTGCCGGCTGAACTCCCGCTCCATACCGCCCAGCGGACCGGAGATCCGCAGTCCGGAGATGGTCAGCGGGTAGGTGTTCGCGAAGGTGTGCGTGCGGTTGGCCAGCACCAGGGTCGGCTTGTACGTCTGAGCCCCGATGTAGCTCATGGCGTTGGCCATCTTGATGTCGTCAGAGGCCCCTGAGAAGCTGTCCAGGGCCACGATACCGAGCTGGGCTAGGTTGGCTGACCCTCCGCCTCCGCCACCGCCAGGCTGGTTCTCAAGCACCGTTACGCGGTTGCCCAGGCTGGTCACGCTGGTCTGCAGTGTGACGATGTTGCCCTCGTTGGTCGTGACCCGAGTGCCCAGCGCGTTGATGTCGTCCGCCACCGGGACGAGTACGTCCACGTCCTCCACGAAGACCTCGTTGGAGGCGCCGACCGTGATGCCGATCCGCACCCGCAGTGAGGCTTCGGTGTAGAAGGAAATGTTCCCCGTCAGTGAGGTGAAGGGGTTGGACATCGTGGAGGCGGTCACCGCGTTCGGGTAGATCGGCACCGTGATCGGTGTCGTCGTACTCGGCTGCAGAAGGCGTACCTGTGCCCCAGCCACCACATTGCCCTGGCTGTCGACGATCTTGGTCTGGTAATGGGCTCTCACGTTGCCTCCTCTACTCCTTCGGTGTGCTGACTACGAGTAGGGAAGTGACGCCATACTCAGGCGGCTGCTCGACGATCACCGTCGCGTTCGACAGACTCACGTCAGCGACGACGAGAATCGGCTCCAGATAGATCACGGCGTCCATCACAGCCCCGTGGTATCCACCCAAATTGTCGTGTAGGAAACGGGGCTCGACGGAGCGGTGTTCTGCACGAACAGGGCCTGACTGGACGGCGGCAGCAGCAGGTCCACGTCCTCAATAAAATACTCCGGATTGGCGCCTACGGTGACTCCGAAGCGGACCCGCAACGGAGAGTCGCAGTACACGCTCACCGAACCGTCCGCTGAGGTGAACGGGTTGGCCAGCGGAGTACCAGAATCGGCACTGCCGTAGATCGTCTGGGAGATCAGCGTCGTGGTGCCCGGGTTGAGCAACCGAACCGAGGCGCCCGTCAGGACGTTGCCCTGGTTGTCGACGACTGTCGTCTGGAAATGGGCTCGCATTGGTTACTCCTAAACCACGATACTGTCGGTGAGATAAACGGTGGAGGTCGTCGGCACCACGAAGGCCCCCGACAGGTAGAACGGTTTCGTCGGTGGAAGGGCCTCCACCTCGCGCAGGATGCCCTGAGCCAGCCACTGCCGGTACGCGAACCACCAGCTCTGCGGAATGGGCTTGTGCCAGGCCTTGAAGCGGGGATCCTGCTCGACCGGATTGAGCTGGTCCTGCGGTGTGACGTTGGGTCCCTGCGGCTGAATGGTCTCGGAGTGCGGAATGCCCCGGGTCAATGAGTCGTACCAGGGCCTGATAGTGATCGAGGAGACCGCCAGGCCCGGCCGGAATCCCTTCACCCGCCACATCAATGACCGGCCCACATCCGGGTTGGTGCTCGTAGACGTGGGAAAGATCAGCACGCCGTTGGGATCGTTCCGGATGTCAAAGGCCGGCCACCAGGAAGCGCCCGCGTCATTGGAGAACTCCCACCGGATAGGGTCCTCGAAGACCGCGATGTTGTCTACGTACCAGGTGTCCAACGAGGATCCCCGCTGGAGCAGCCGAGCGTAAACCGCACCCACATCGGTATTGGCCACATTGTCGATCTGGTCCCAGGTTCCGGCCGCCTCCATCGCGGTCCAGGTCGGATATGTGGTTTCGATCTGATCCCAGGTGAACTCGACGACATCCGGAGGCAGCTCGCCGTACGTGTACCCGACGAACCATTCCGAGATCTGACCTGGCTGCGCTTCCACTTCCTGCTCGGCCAGCACCTGCCCGCCCGCGTCCACCACCTGAACGAACAGCGGCTGAGTGAGGGCCTTGGGAGTGAATACCCGCGCGGCCACATACAGCCGGCCGGACTGCGATCCGGTGACGCCCTGATTGCTGGCGATGCCTCCTTCGGGCAGGCTCTGATTCCCCTGGCTCTCCAGGTCATCCCAGACCGGCTTGTAGGGGCTCGGGTCGTCCGCCTCGATGTCATCCCAGGATGCGTACCGCAGCTCCAGGTTCGCCCAGAAGTTCTCCGAGACACCACGGGTGATCTGAACCGTAGAGCCGATATCCGTGGTGAAGTCAGTGCTGGACGTAATGGAGGCGTCACCGTAGGGCACCCACCGTGACAACGTCTGATCCACGAAGTCCGGGTCGGTGAGCAGCTGCACAGCCTCGGACTGCGTGGTGGCGAACTGAATTCCACGTACCCGCCGCAGAGATCGAAAGATCTGACTCTGCATGGCCGCTATATCCAGCTCCAGATACGGCGGCGTGGTCAGCCCACCCGGAGCAAAGTCCCAGACGATGCCATTGCTAGCCGCCGCCGCCGCCTGGTCCAGATGAGAGTTGTCGTGGAATACCTCGAGGTACTGATCCGTGTCATCGTCAGTGAGGTAATCCACCCGGTACATCGCCAGACCCTTGAGCCCGGCGAAGTAGCCGACCTTGTTGGTGTTGGTGACCTCGACCGTCTCGTAGTAATGCTTCCCTGTCTGGGAAAACCCAGGCGTCCAGGTCGTGGGCTGCCAGGTCTGGAAGTTGAGCAGATTGCTCTGCTGGGAGATTGTCGCGGCCACCGACGGGTTCGGTGCGTAGAGCGCCTGCGTGGGAGTATAGGTGGGATATTTATTTCCCGACAGGTCCGTGCTCAGGCGGGTGCTGTCCGCATAGGCGATAGTGGTGGCCGCATCCTTGTTGACCGTGACTCCGGAACCGCCAGTGTTGTTGCTGTAACTGGTCGTGCGCGGAACGGCGTTACTCATCACCTCTGAGGTGAATGTCCGCACGGTCCTGCTGATCGGCCGGGTACTGGTGTAGGGCTGCGGGTTCAAGTCGGTGAATTCGAACTTGAAGAACCGAGCCTTGACCGCGTCGAAGGCCATGATTCCCTTGTTGGCCTTGAAGTCCCGGTTGATCGGATGCCAGACCAGGTCTTCGTACTGCAGGCCGGGACCGCCGAGCATCCCGTAGGGATTGACGCTGCTCTCACCCTGTGTTTGGAAGCTCGGGTCATACCTCAACAGGGAGTTCATGGTCGTGCCGGTGTCGTCGCCCCAGTAGGTCGCCTTGGTGACATAGCCGGTGGGATCTGACACGTAGAGGTCCAGCTCGCCGTCCGGCAGCATGCTCTGCTTGATCACCAGACCTTTGAGCCGGTAATTGCCAGGAGCTGGCGTGACGTTGTCCGGAGACAGCGACGCGCCCAGCCGGATGGTCGAGGGCGGGGTGAGGTCTCCGGTGACGTTGGTGGAGATCTCCTGGCCGGCCGCCTGCATGATCAGCTGGCCATTCTGATACCCGAGCAGAATGGGAATCTGATCATTAAAAATGAAGCTCAAGGGCAGCGAGAGCACCGCCGCGCCCAGCCGGGCGTACAGAAGCCCTTGCGTTACCCAGATCGATACTGAGCTGGAGTCCATCACCACATAGGTGGTGGCATCGCTCATCTCATACTGGGGCTGGAAAATCATCGCCAACCACCAGGGCTGGCGGGTATCCCACTGGATCCTGGAGTTGTCCAGCTGGACGAACCCGACCGGAAGTGGGAACAGCAGCCCCTGGCTGTTCTGGGTCAGCGCGACACCCTGCCCCCGGCTGGCCGGAAAGGCGAGGACATCATCTGAAGCCTCGAAGGTACTCGGATCCGGAGTGTCATCGGACCAGTACAGGTTCAGGTGCGTCCCCGAGTAGAGCGGGTCGATCTCAAAGCGATCAATGACCTGAGCCGCGCCCGAGGAGTCCCGCGCGTCCACATAGAAGTTGACCACCGCGTAATTGACCGGCTGGGCCTCCGACCTCCAGACGTACCCATTCAGGAGGTCCATGGCCCGGTTCTTCCGGATGGCGAACTCTACCGATGACCCCAGGATGTCAGTGCTGGAAGCGAAGGTCCCGTTCTCGGTAACGATGTTGCCGTCCCGAGGCGTACGCGGGACATCGGTCAGGACATCAGCTCGATACCCGCACAGGAATCCCCGGACCCCCAGCGAGTACTGAAAGGCCACCCCAGTGGAGTCGCGGGGGAACTTGTCCGACCGGACTCGCTGAAGGCACAATCGGATCTGGCTGGTGGTGACCGCTTGGCAGCGCACCTCAAAGGCCAGCCAGTGTCCGGCGCCGTAATGCTGGGGGTGCTCTCCAGGCTTGAGGTCATTTGCTGGCAGCAAAGTACTGGGCATCGAGTCGGTGATCCAGATCAGACTCGGATGCGTCGCTGGATTCCGGGTAGTGGAGTCCGACAGGTACTCCATGCATGGCTTCCACGACTTCGTCTTGGAGTCCCACCATTCCGTCCACACACGGTGGGGAAAGTGAGCCAGCTCGAAGGCGATGATGTTGATCGGCTTAGGGGTCGACAGGTTCACCTGGAAGATCTCCAGGGTGCCGTCCTCCTGCCAGCGCCGGCTGGAGGCCCAGAAGCGAAAGTCGCTGGAGGCCCGCTGGTCGATCGGAGTCTCATTGACTCGAATGGCATCAGCCAGAATCTCCACCGGCATGCCATCGACGTAAACCGGCGCGACCGCACTCTGGGTCCAGGACCCGGGAGGCTGGAAGGTCGAAGAGGGAGTCGTCACGTAGCGCTCACCGCCGGCTGCCGATTACCGACGTATGGCGCCGCCACCAAAATGCCGTCCGAGGCGTAACGGACCGCAGCCGCCTGCTTGGCATCCATTACACCTTTATCGGGGGTATAGACAGTCCGGGTGCCATTGGCCGCGACAGCGATGTCATTGGAGCTGGTCGCCTGCGGATACCAGACCCCCAAAGAGCCGTCCGCCGGCCAGTGAGCGTCACGTAGAGCCGATGCGGACCGTACTGAGGTGATGTTCTGGTTGTAGGTCCAGGACGTGCCCTGGGAGCCACTCAGAGGCGGCGTGGGGGTCGCCTGGCCTGAGACTCCGGTGTAGGGAGACCCGGTCAGCCCCGGCGCCGGCTTGATCTTGGTGACGACCTCCCAGTACTCCGAGTCAGCCTCTACCGAAGCGATGGGCACCGCCACATGCATCGGTACGCCGTCAGAGTTGACTGTCAGCAAGGCGCCGGCAGGCTTGAGCACCGAAAGCACCCGAACGACAGCGATCTCATCCTCTACCCGCAAAGCCTGCTCGTCCGTGCCGTACGTCTTCTTCGGCCGGATGATCACCTCGCCTCGGGTATCCGAGCCCGACCGGCCGTACTGAACCGCGCCCTCAATGGACTGCCAGGTGGAATTCTCCATCGGGTCCCAGGTGGCGAAGGTCGCCTCCATGTCATCCCAGGTACGCCCAGCACCCGGTGAGGCGCCCGTGGAGTCCAGCAGCGCCCAGGTCTCATAGATCTCACAGGGCACACCGGTCAGAGCCTCAGCGGCTGCCCTGAGGCCGGGGATGGTGGCACCCAGCGTGATGGCCTTGGCCAGCGCTATGAGTCGCTCGCGGTAACGGGCATCTGAGGCCGCCACCGCGTCCCAGCTGTCCGGCGTGGCCAGATCCGTCAGAGGGTCGACATCGAGAGTCTCATCCGACCGACGCTGAGCGCCGAACAGTGCTCCATAGAACCGGTCCAGGTCATAAAAATGAGTGCCGGACAGAATCGATTGGAACTGGCTCTGCATGTACCGCTTGCGAAGCTGGCCGACCCCAGAATCTCCGGAGAGTGCTTTGATAAACCGCACCAGGTGACTGGTCGGTCGCAGGTCGTACAGCTCGTCCGGCATGTGCCGCAGTCGGTACTGCAGCGACGTGTCCGGCAGGATCATGCCCGTCGCGGTGGACAGCCCAGATACGTTCGGACTGGACGTAGAGGTCTGCTGCGGCAGGATGCCGGTGGTGTTCTTGTCGCTCGTATCAAAAATTGACTGGCTCTGGTGCACTACATCGACTGCCATTTCTCCACCTCCTAGTTGTTGAACGTATTCTGGGCCTTGGCTACCTTGACCGCGCTGTTGAAGATCGGTAGCTCGTTATCACCGAACAGCACGTCCTTGGCGTACCCGCCCGGTGAGTCCACATAGGAGTTGACGACCGCGCCGGCCACCACCTGCTGAATGCCCACGGCGTACGCGTTGGGAGTAGCCGGGTTGTAACCGCTGTAGTCCGAGCCATGGAGGAACCGCACCGCGTCCACTCCGGACACGTTGTGGACGGCCTGAATCACATCGGACACCTGGACTACCGAGTCGAATCCGACCTTGGACAGGTAGGACGCCAGGGCGTCGTCGATACTGGCGTTGACGACCGTCTGGCTGGCCGAGCGATCATAAATAATCGCGAAGGAGAAGCGGAGACCGAAGGCCTTGGCCTGATGTGCTTTCGCATCGACTCCAGCCAGCCGCCATTTGTCGATGGAGTCCTGGATCGAGGCGATGAGCTGGTTGTAGGTGTAATCCTCACTGAGCGCGAAGACCGAGTTGTTCGGCGGCAGGTAGCCGCTCGCCACCGACCATTCGACGCCGAAGAGACCATCGGCTGTATAGCCGGTCGCACTGTCGTCATGAACGATCTGATACGCGTACTTGGTCGAGCCGACCGTGGTGCCCATAGGGTTGGCTGCTGTAGCCAGGGCATAGGTGACACCACCGATGACGATCGTGGCCGGAATCGTAATGATGGGACCAAAAGCCAACGGCACGAAGACATTCCCGGAGACCGGATGAGTGCCATCCGGACGTACGTACTTGCCGGTGTAGAACTTCGAGCTGGTGGAGTTGGTGAACACCACGCTGGTATTGAAGACCACCGACTGGCTAGCCTCTACCGCCCGAGCGCCACCAACCCATACGTCCACCCGGTTGGTGATTCCGTTGAGGGGGTCATTACGGGAGGCCTGGGGGCTGTACTCGAAGTCCAGATCCACCAGGGTCCCGTTGGGCATCGCGGTGGCGTTCAGGACATTCACCACGGGCGGGACCGAGGTCGTCCAGGACCAGTCGAAGTCCCGGAGGAAAACGACGCCGTTGTCAATGTCCGGCCCCACCGCGACCGGGGAGTCGTAAATAAAGACCGCGTCCTGCACCTGGCTGGTGGCCGCGCCGGAAGAGATCTGGATCTGCTCTCGGCGGCGCTTAGAGGCACCCAGGACGACCGCAGACGTGCAGTCGGGGTCATCCAGCGCGACTCCGGTGTACATCTGCTCAGTGCCCGCCATAGAGCGAAAGACGGTCCTTTTAAACCGGTCCCTCAGCTCGGTGTCAGTCTCCTGGCCGACGCCACCGGTAATCGGGTCGATATTGGTGACAGTCCCAATGCCCTCGATGGGGGTGGCGATAACCGTCAAGGTGTTCGCGGCCAGATTGCTGTTCGGGCCGGCGTCAATGGCCTGTACGGGCACCGTGACCGAGGTAATGCCCGGCAGCATGATGGCCGGAGTGACCGTCTGTACCGACACGGCCGGATCCACATCGGTCGTGCGGACCTCGGTGTTCACCGGCACCAGCGCGGTGGTGGTCAGCGAGGCGCCCATCGTACGAGTGAAGACGACCGTACCGGTGGCCCGCTTGGCAGCCAGTCGGGCGAGCCCGAAGAGTTGGCAAAAGCTGTCCAGATCCGCGTCGGACTTGGAATCGACATCGTACTGATACGTCAGCAGATGCTGTTCGTAATAGGCCTCGGAGATCTGTTCGGCTACCGCGTCGATGATCTTGCGAGTGGGCGAGCCGATCGAGGTGTCCAGCTCTGGGTCAGTGATAGCCAGCTCGGAGCGAATCCGAGAGGCGACAACATCAGCTGAGATCACGTCAGACCGCCACGGTGCGCGAGAGGGTAACGGTCTGATTCGCCTGGGTAGTCAAGCTCACCTTGACGTAGATGGTATCCACTCCCAGAGTGGCATCTACACCGTTGACCTGCTTCACCACGTCGGTCGTGTCATACCGGCTCATGCTGGAGGACAGTGCGTCCTTCTGGATCTCAGCGGCCTGGCCGTCTACATAGGCCTGGATCACCCGTGCGGCTTCAGAGATCACCAAGGACTGCAGCTCCGGCCCCACCTGTTCGCCGATGTAGTTGGGAAGCAGCGATCCCCACTCAGGATGGAAGCGATCGTCGGAGTAAGGCTCTCCCAAGGCCAAGGCAAGATCCTGACGGATCTTCTTGGTACCGGAGATCGTGGCGTGGCCAGCGGGCCCAACCACGAGGTCGCCGTTCTTTAGGGCCAGCGTTTTCACCGCACCTCCTCTACCTCTTCGATGCCCTCACGAATGAGCGGACAGGTCTACGCCGTCGTACCGTCTAGAACGATGCCCTGGCTCACCAGGGCCGCCAGCAGGGACAATGTCACCGGGTCCGCAGCCGCTCGGGAGCCGGTCACCTCAGGAGGCGGTACGGCACTCAAGATCGCCTCAAAGGTCCAGCCGCCCATGATCGACTTGGCGATAATCCAGTGCTCACCTTCTCGCGGCCAGCTGGCCAGGTTGCGCCGGACGCTCATCGGAACCTGGGTCTCCTGGTTGAACTCATCTCGGCACAGCGCGATGCCAGTAGTCGGGTTCACCTGTTCGACCTTGACCTGCTTGGAGAAGATCCCCACCGAGGCGGTGCTGGCCCCTACAACTTGCACAGATCCCATGGCCTCTTACCCCTTTGTCTTCGACGGCTCAGTGGTCGACTGGATGACCTTGGCGATATCCACCACGTAATCCGCCGTCGAATCTCCCGTCACGGTCGGTGCGTAGCCACCTGCCATCGGCAGGCCGATCAGCACGTTGTTCTTGTCCGTCTTGGACTTGGGCAGCCGGGCGGGAGCCGCGATGTTCGCCGACGTAGTGAAGCTTCCGCCATCTCCGAAGCGGAAGTTGTGCGTCACGGTGGTGACGTACGCCTGGAAGTCAAAATCGGGGATCTGGATGAGCATCCCCGGAAACAGCTCCGGCATAAACGTCATGGGGACGTTTGCGTTGTACTGGTAGGCCCAGTTCTGCATGAACTTGTAGAGCGCATAGAAAAATCCCGCTCGTAGCCCCTGCAGATGATTGGCCTGGTCCAGATTGGGCCGAGCGCCGAAGCGCTTCAGGACCCAGTGGCTGAAGTTCGAGGCCGCCTGCGCGGTGGTGCTGACACCCAACAGCGCGTACAACACCGAGGGGATCTCCACTGTCACAATGCCCATCGTGGTAGCCGCCGCCAGCGGAATGGAACTTCCTGTGACGTTTCCGGTAGCAAGATCTACCTGTGGAGGAGCCTGATCCGGGCCGGCCGTCGCGTACTGATGGGTGACCAGATAGTCGTCCGACCAGGTGACAGTGAAGTTCTGCAGCTCGACCGGCTCCAGCACCATCACGGCGGCCGTGCCCCAGAGCCCGTAATAGTCGGGGAACCAGGCGATCAGATCACCATTGGGAGCACTGCAGAACGAGCGCATGGTCGAGGTCAGCAGAGTTTTGAGATAGGGCAGCAAAGGCTGGTCATTCAGAAGAGCGCGAACACCACTGAGCGAGTTGGCCAGGATGGCGTCCGGATCCGAAGAGGAAGATGGAGTGGCAACCCAGGGCAGAGAACCGAACAGGGAATCGAACCTGTCGTTGGGGTCGTACTGCGGCGACTGGTCGTAAGTCGACACCTGGTATCCCGGGTTGATCACACCCGCGCCGTTAGACAGACCGTCGATGGATCCACCAGTAATCGCTCCGGACGGGATGACGTTCGGCAGGATGCATGCCGCGTTCCAGTAGCTCTGTGAGGTGGTGGCATTTCCGTTACGGATACCTGTGCCGTGCGACCCTGTGGTGGTCTTGTTATCTCCCACTGTCAGCTCGACGTGCTCTCCCAGAACGAACACACAAGCGCCTGGGATTTTATAAGCTTCGGCCACCGAGATCTTCTTGCCACCGTTGGCGATCGCCCAGTAGTACTGAGCCGTCGCTGTCCTGGGAATGTCCGACTTCCCCGTGGTGTGGTAGTAGCACCATTTGATGAACAGCGAGCAGTCCAGCGCTGTCGGGTTGTTCGTCTTGTAATCCTGGGCGGCCTGGCTGTAAGCGATATTAGGGTGTGCTGCCCAAAGTGCCTGACCGACCGCCAGCAGGTCTGCTGTGGTCTTGCCTTTGGGGGCTGTACCTGCGGCCGATGCAGCCGTAGCCGGACCGTTCACACGCTTGCCCGTCAGCGGGTCGATGTGAGTGGTCTGGGCAATGGACTGAGTAGACGCGGATGGTGCGCTGACCTGACTTTTGGACATGGCCGCCACTGCCGCCACTGCCATTGGCCAGTACCTCGTATAGCGAGAGACCAGGTCCGACCGATACACCTGGATCTTGAGCGACATGGCGCCCGGATCGACCGTTTGCCTGGCAGCAGTGTTGGGGTACTTCCCTTTCATAGCCCGGAAGAAGATCCGAGCTGAGGTAAGCGGGTTCATCCGCTCAGCCAGTGAGCCCCAACCGGATCGCTGTTGGAAGATGCCCCGGGAGTCCGGGCCGGCCGCATCTCCAGAGCTGGTGTTGTGCAAGCTCGATTCCTGTCGAGCGGTCATAATGCCTACCGCGATGTCTCGGAGGGTCATTCCCTCCATGACGCCGGCCTGATAGATCTGCTCACAGATCGTGCATTGATCACCCGAGATCGAATAGCCGCCGTACGTCCCAGCCGGCAGCCGAACGCTGGTACCCGACGCAGCGCCCCCTAGCGAGTCTGTGGAAGACCCCGCGACCTGACCGCCACCCCCGAGCTTGGTGTAGTACTGCGCGGCCAGCTGATTGGCTGTGGCAGCCAGGCCGTCCACCGAGGTGGCGATCTGGAAGGCGATGTCGAACCAGCTCTTGGGAATCTGGCTGATGTGCACTTTGGACTCCGGCCACCCGACGACCTCACGCAGAATGGCCAGCACCACGTTGGTGATGTTGCCGTCGTCGGTAGCGGACTGGCCGGCATTGGGACCGGTCTGCACACGGGCGTTCAGAGCCTTCTGGATCAGGTTCTGGGTGTAGGTGACGTAGGAGTCCCAATACCAGTACTGAAGCCGTTTGAGAGCGCATGAGGCGGTAATGGGGACCGCCTGGGGCCACGCTGTGGCCAGCGGTACCGAGTTGAGATACCCAGTGAAGGTTCGCAGCCAGGTCAGCCGCTTCATCACTACCGCGATGCGGTCGTTCGGAGCAAAGACCCCGTCGTACTTCCGCCGAGTGTTCTGCAACGTGAAAGAGAACGAGGAGACCCCGTCCGAACGCAACTCCATGGACCCCTCGACGAGGTCATCGGATACGTCCAACGTCCCGTTGTTCTCGGTAGAGATATAAACCTTGATACCTGGTTGATACACAAACGTGCCCAATGTCCTAATTCCCTCCGATAGGCGCGGTCACCGGAGAGGTGTCCGACGCGTACTGGACCGTCGTATAGCTGCCCGACGGAGGTGTGTCCTCACCAGAGAGTTGCGTACCGGACGGATAGAAGTACTGCACGTCCTTGGCCACGTCGGCCGATACGTTCAAGGTGAACTTGCTCGGGCTGTAAGCGTCTGGGTCTGCCGGATCCTGCAGAGAGACAAACATCAACATCTGCTGGAAGAGCATCGATCCCACATGATCTCCGAACTCGATGCCCTGAGTGACAATCCCCTTACGAGTGAAGTTTCGGCTCGGCACTGACACAGCCATAAAAATGTCTGCCGTAGTCGTCAGACCAGGATCCAGAATCCAGGCAGCGTATGTGGCCAACCACGAATTCAGATGGTTGTACTCCGCCGCACCCTTGGTGGCCACCAGCAACCCAAAAGGATTCGGAGCCAGCCGGTGCGGGTAGTAAGCCTTCCTCGTCCGGGCCTGGGATTCCTCGGCCAACATGGAAAAGCCATGAGAGACACCCAGTGCCCGAAGCCTGTAGCCGTACGTGTTGCCGTTACGACTAAAGGTGAGGGTGCAGTTGAGGCCCTGACGTGTCTCCGGCATCAGATGAATTCCCGCTCTGGATCGAGGTCCACGTCTCCCCAGATGACCTGGCTCATCGGCGGCTGCGGGGCAAATGTCGGCCGGGAGAGAGTTTCATGTTGGGCATCGGTGATGTCATGGCCCAGCCCGTTCTCGGTGAAGGCGAAGCCAAACATCGGCACGCTCAGTACCGCCCCGCTCGGAGGCTGAGGCAGCGATACCCGTACGTCCGAGCCATAGTAGACGCCGTCCATGGCTACCCCTTGTTCTTCACGATGTCATTGTTGGCGATGTTCGCGGCGGTAAGAGCGTTCGGCCCGTTGAAGGCACTTGCGGTCCACCCGATACCGTCACTGATCCGAGCGATGTAAGCCTCGATGGCCTGCTGCTTTTTCGTGTCAATGACACCGTTGCTCGTGCCAGCCCGCACTAACTGACCAGAGGCATCCTGCTCAACGAAGAGCGCTAGCTGATATTGATAGGAGAACTTCCCCTGCGTATGTGAGATCGCATTGTTTCCGGCTGTCGGGTCAGTGATCGACTTGATATAGACCGAAAACCGCCAGCCCTTGGGCGGGTAATGGAAGATGGCCGGCGCAGCCGTCTTGCGACGCACAGGGGTCAGAAGGGAGTAATCCACCTGGTGCTGCTGCATGTCCCTGATCTTGGCCACGAAGGCCTCAGCGAGCCTCCAAGACCGGCCGGGGTGGTCAACAATTCCCGGAGCCGCCTTGCCCTTGGAGTGATCCTCTCCGTACGAGCCACTGATGGTGATGTCTGACAGGGTGGCTCCTACGACCTGCACCACACGACCACCCAGGGTGTTGGTCACCGAGGTGTTGATCTGGAAGTTCCATGAGATCTCATTGGGGTCTACGCGGAAGGCAATTTGAGGTCCGCCCGCGAATCCCAGCGTCGCTACTCCCATTAGTTGAACAACCTCCCCGTGATCACATCGGTGGGATTAGGCGGAGTAGTCGTCGTGCCGGAGTCCGAGTTAGCGCCGCTGATCAGTCCCGCCGGCCAGGTGACGATCTTGAAGATCTTCTTGGCCTCGTCGGAAAGGTCGACAATGACGTTGCTCTTGCCGTCCGAGGTCGGCAGCGATCCCGAGTAAGCGCTACCCACTCCCGCCTTGCCCTTGTCCTGGGCCTCCTTGGACCAGTCCGCACCAGTGTCCGTAACGCCAGCGACATCACCACTAGTCTGGCCTTTGAGGTTGCCAGTGGAGAAGGTCACCTGACCGGCAGCTACCTCGTTCGGGAAGTTCTTAATGGCATCCGCCAGGCTCATCTCCCGCTTACCCCCGTATGCGGACACGACCACTTTCAGGGAGTCAATATCGACCCCCTTCTGCTTCAGGCTGGTCAGCAGCTGCTCAATAGCCCCGTACTGCTTCCCACCCGTCTTGGCCAGATCGACATACGCCTGCTCCGCTTTGCTCGTGGCGCCGCCGCCAGCACCCGCTCCGGATCCAACATCCGGCAACCCCAAGGCCTTACTGATGCCGGGGCTCAAGCCCAGTGGGGAACCCAGCCCGGAGATACCACTACCCAGCTTCTGCCAGACCGAGGTGTTCGCACCTTGCGTCTTAGTGAACTTGTCCAGACCAGCCTGAGTGGTGGCGTGCTGCCCTGCCAGCGCCTGGTCCTGGGCCGCCTGGGCACCTTCGGTATTGCCAATCATCTGCTGAATGGCCCACTGAATGGCAGTCGACCGGTCCAAAGTGCCACCGGAGTACATCGCCAACTGCTGGGCGTCAGCATCCATATTGGGGTGTGAGCCAGCGAACTGCCGGTAGAAGTCCTGGGCGATCTTGGCGACCAGGTTAGGGTCTTTCTTGACCGCTGCCGCGCCGCCGTACTTCTGAGCTTGTGCCTTGACCCAAGCCTGTTCCTGCGCAGTGAACAGCTGATTGACAATGCTCAAGTCCTGCGTCGTACGCAGCTGGGCTGCTGCCGTCGGGTTGCTGCTCTGCAGGTTGACGTACTGGGTCTGGCTCATTCCAGCTCGGCCGGCCACCATGTACTCGTACTGAGCCGACGTACGGCCGGTGAAGTCGGTGTTCTCGAAGGAACGTCCATAGCTCGCCTGAGTCTCGGTGGTGCTCCGAGCAAATGCCACGGCACCTGAGCCATACCCACGAGTGGTTGCTACCGCGAGAGTGTTGACGAGCGCCTTGCGCATCATCTCGGCGTTGACGCCGGCCTTACCAGCGGTGTCCGAGACATCCTTGAGGGCCTTGGAAAGCTCGCCCAGGCTGATGCGACTATCCCGGCTGGCTACCTCTAGCGTGCCCAGACTTTCCTCAACGCTGGCACCGTAGTTCATCTTTCCAGAGGAGAGGAAGTTCAAGGCACCAGCCCGGCTGTTGTTGTACTGATCCCCCGCCTTGGAGTTGTAGCCGATCCGAGTAACACCCTTGTACGCCTGCCGAGCCTCCTCCTCGTTGTAGATGCCCATGGTCTGCCAGCGGTATCCCTCTTCACGGATACGCTCACCGAAGCCGGCAAAATTCGAGCCACCTTCGATGTTCTGGTAATACGCATTTTTGTTTCTCTGGCTGCGAACCTCAGCGATGATGTCGTTGACCGTCCCCACAAAGGGGATGTTCTTGGTGATCGAGTCCATGATGCCGCTAGAAGCGCCCTGGCCACCTGGAGCTGGACCACCTGAGGGCCCGCCAGCCGGACCACCTGGCTGACCAGGTCCAGGGGGAGGCCTATTGCCGCCGCCGCTACCGCCACCAGTTCCTCCAGGAGGAGGTGTGCCATTGCCGCCGAGGGAACCAGGACCAGAAGACCCTCCTACGCCCCCTGAGCCGCTCCCTCCGCCACCACCGCCTCCACCCCCACCAGAACCAGGCGGAGTCGACCTCGTCTGTCCTGCGAGCAGTGAGGCGGCATTCTGGGTCACCCCCTGCTGGATACCGCCCAACGTGCCGATCGTCCGGCCATCGCTACCACCCTTGGGGGCAGCCTTGGTCTGGCCGGCGGTGAAGTCGCGGGTGGTCTGACTGACCGCCCGACGTGCGTCGGAGACGGATCCAATCGACCCGTCTCCAAAACGCTGCTGCATGTCGACAGCGGCGACGAAGTTCTTGCCCGTCTGCTCCATCGCCTGGGTATAGGCACCGAGCTTGGTAATGGCAGCGTTCAGTCCCTGAGCGACATCCTGCTGGCCTGCAATCGCGGTGTCAGGCATCTCCTACACCCATTCTCTGTCACTGTCGGCCGAGGCCATCGCCCCTTCCGATTCCTCCGGTACGCCCACCCTCTGGTTGTTCACCATCGCCATCAGCAGGCGCTGTGTCTCCTCGAACTCCTCTACCGTGCTGCCCTCCGTCGGACTGACCCAGTCCACTCCGGAGTAGTCCATTCGATCTTCAACGTCGTCGTCGCTGAGGTATCGATCCGGGAAGGCCTGGGACACCGGTACGCCCTGGGAGACCAGGGAAAGCCGGATGTCGAAGTCCTCACGCTGCTCTCTATCGAACACCCGCTGGTCGGACTCTTGCTTGGCTTTCGCCTCGTCCATGGCCAACAGCAGCTCGACCGCCAAGACCTGCACGGCGGAGAGGGAAAGACCTGTTAGAAGTCCTCGTCGTTCGGCGAGCCGGAGCTGGCGTTCGAGCCAGGGGTCGACACCGGCTCGCCCGATGCTTTTCCCATCGCGTCGATCACCTGCTGGACCTGCTGCTCCAGGTCAAGGAACTCTTCGTACGCCTTGTCGATGGTGTACGGGAACCAGCGCGTCCGAACGTATTCGAACCTCTGATACGCCCAGCCAAACCGGTTGTCCGGTTCCTCGAACGGAATAGACAGTTCCTTGCCATCTACCGTCACGATCGCCATCGCTACCACCGCCGTGGTGTATGCCTTCATCTCACCTGCGGTGCCCTGCCAGTCCTTTATCAGAGTCGCTGTCGTCAGATGTTCGTCCTGCCGGAGTGTCCGGATGACGAACTCGTGACCCAGGAAACGAAAGGTTTTGGTGAGGGCTCCGAGATAAAGGAGGCCACTGAGCGGCTCTACATATCGCGGGTCGAACGGTACGACGAGATCCTCTGCGTCGGCACCCGGTTGTGGCTCCTGATCGCCCCCCGGAGCTGTGCTCAACGGGGGCGGGCCTGAGAATGTGGGGCGAACGCTGTCTGGATCGTATGAGGACAGAAGGCTTCCATCCCCAGGCGTCACCGGCATATGTGTGCTCCTTTCCTGGCTTTACGCCTGCTTGAGCGCCTGGCTGTGGGTGTACGCCACAGTGATTCCCTTGGTCACGGCCAAACTGCCCACCGTGATGGTGTCACCGTCATTGATATCCACCACCACGCAGTTCAAGTACGTCTTGCCGCGCCACTTGCCGGGGGTGTTCTGGGTCCCCGGCGGCTTGATGATCGTTTGACAGGTCACATAGTTCGGGTCCTGAGCCAGAAACTGAAAGATGTCGACGATGTTCTGAGCGGTCGCCAGACCGTCCAACTGCTGCCAAACCGGAGCGTTCCACAGCTCACGAATGGTGAGCTGTAGCGTGCCGCCCTGCAGTACTCGGCTGGTCGCGATCTCCACCGGGTGGGAGTACCCCAAGGGGTGGATGAACTGGTACGGCTGCCCGAGATCAGAGAAAGCGCGTTGGCCGCTGTCCTCCACACCCTCACAGAAGGCGATGGGCTTACCACGGTAATTAAATGTGGTAAATCCGCTACCGACGACACGGACTTGCGTTTGCGGCAAGATCAACATCTCCCTTCATACAGGTCAGGGGCCTGATAAAGAGTTGTGAAGTCGCCCCAGTTTTTACCGTGGTAGAGTCGGTCTCCATGATGACTGAAGAAGAACTCCGCAGACTCGTTTCCATGAGCGCTCTGGAGCACCGGTTCTGGGCCAAGGTCCAGATCGTGGACGATGACAACTCCTGCTGGGAGTGGACTGCCGCCAGACATCCTGATGGATATGGCCACTTCCAGATGACCCCTCCAGGAGAAGAAGTCAACCGGGCCGTCAATGCCTCTCGGGTCGTCCTGATGTTTCAGACCGGAGCTATGCCTGTTGTCGCCTGCCATACCTGCGATAACCCGCCATGTGTCCGGCCTAGTCATCTCTACGACGGGAATTGGGCCACTAACGGTGCGGACAAAGCTGCCAGAGGACGAGCCCGAGGGAAGACCAACCAGCGTGGTGAATCCAACGACTCCGCCGTCCTCACTGATGCCATCGTGATCGAGGCCCGCCAGCGCGCCCGTGCGGGCGAAGGAGTCAAGGCCATCGCCCAAGCGCTCAGTGTCGGAAGAGCCACTATCAACTACGCCATCATCGGGACGACCTGGAGTCACCTCGACCCCATCGAACCAGCCGTCGCGATCAGCAATCGCAAAGGCCGAGGCAAGCTCACTAATGCCCAGATCGCCGAGATCAAGGCCCTCAAAGGCAAGCGTCTGGGTATCGAGGTAGCTGCCGAGTACGGGATCTCCCCCTCGGCGGTCACTTACCACTGGCGTCGTCATTAGGTCACAGCCGAGGTGGCGTTGCCGAGATCAGAAGCGCCCGTGGACAGGTCGATCGAGAAGGCCACGGTGATGTAGTTCAACGGCACCGCCGGCAGGTACTGGAAGCGGCATTCGATAATCGTCGGGTCACCTGAGGGGACGGTCTGCTGGCGCACCGCGACATTGGCGTAGTCGACGATGACGTTGGTCAGCTTGGCGGTCTCCAGGATGCCCACCAGAGCCGACTTCACCCTCGTGGTCATGTCCGCCGTGATCGGCTCGCCGATCAGTCCGGAGTTGTCCATGCCGGCGAAGATGTCAGCGAAGAGCGTGTCGCCCTGCCGGGTGAGACTGATCTCCCGGGTGTTCAGGGCGGTCATGTCGGTAGCCACGCCATGCCGGCACTGAAGGTTGGTACTGCGATTCAGCTCGAAGACACAGACGCCATTCCGGGACAGGTTGTCCTTGTACGACTTGGCCATCTTCTGGAAAACGCTGGACGGCAGCCCCGAGAAGCCATTCACCGACAGCTTGGTCAGGCCACGCTGTACCGCGCCGGCCGCTAGGAGCCCCGTAGCCGCCGCCGCCAGGTAGTGCCCATCGGTATCCACCACCCGGTTAACCGCGCCGTTGTAGTAGCTCACACGCGCGGGATAGGTCAGCACAACCCGCTTGCTTGCTACCGCTGTCGAGACCAGAGAGAAGTCCGTAGTGGACTCGTACTCCTTCGGCGCTCCCACAAAAGCGATGCGGCCATAGCCGTCGTTCGAGGAGTTGACACAATGCGATTTCAGATCGTTGATGAAGCTCGCCAGCGTCGGGGCGTTGGTCACCGAACCGGTCTCGGTGACCCCCACGAACAGCGGGACGAGCATCGTGACCCGGTAGTCCGCCTCTAGCTTGACGTAGGCGTTCTTGAACTGATCCCGCAAGGTGATGGTGTTGTTGGTCTGGTCGACCGGTACGCAGAGCACCGAGTTGGCACCGTTGGTAAACGCCATCTGAGCCGCCAGCGTCATGGGGCTCAGAATGGTGCCCGCAGTATCGATGTCGGTCGAGACGGCGTCTCCGTACCGCTGACCCACCAGATCCGGGTCGTCCATCTCGGTGGGCGTGTAATACGAGCTGTCCGCGTAGGTGTAGGTAATGACGATCGGGTCGCCGTCAGCCAGCCCCCCAGGGCTCGCCTGTGCCGGGTTCTGGGGGTTGCTGATGTCTGAGGACAGCCGGCGGATCAGAGTCTTGGCATTCGACGGGCCGCCGCCGTCAGTTGTGTCCACTGTGAAGGCATAGTCAACATCGGCCGTCAGCAGCGTGCCATCGGTCTTGGTGACCACCGGGACAGGTGCGTTGACGGGGTTGGAGCCGCTGACAAAGACGCCCCGGTTCAGCAGCACGGTGTTGGTCTGTGAGAAGAGCTGGAAGCTCTCCGTAGCGTTCTGGTAACCGCGCGATGGACCAACAATGGTCACCGTTGACGTGGGGATCCCAGTCGCCACCACGATCGGCTGGCTGGTGTCCTCTACGTATACGCCCGGCGGAACGTAGCGCGTGAAATCCGCGATGGCCACTCGGTCACTCCTCCCGCCCTGGACTGCCGCTCTCTACCCCTTCGTCGTGCTAGGCAGGAGAGGAACAGGGAGAGAGGCTGGCGCCTAGTGCCAGTCGGAAGGACCGCCTGGACCCACGATCGGGACCTCCACCAGTGGGCCTTCATCGACCTCCGTGGCGGTAAAGGTGACCCCACTCAATGGCAGCAGGGCGCCGGTCGCATCGTCCACCACGATCTCGCCGATGACCTCCATATTGAGACCACGCTCGTAGATCAGCTCGTCCGTGCCCCACGGCGTGCCCGGGGCCGCCACTGACCCCTTGGGCTCGATCTGGTCGAAGTCGAAGTTGCACGCGATGAAGTCGTTGTTCTCTATGTAGGTACGGAACTGCGCAGTGGCCGGGCTCTGCCGGCCGAAAGCCATGACGCGCACGACCTCGTCATAAAGATCATCTCGCTCCTGGCTGGTGAGGGCCACCAGGGTCAACGAGATATACCCCTGGAACCGCCACCGGGTACTCGGAACAAAGCCGCCATGGCCGTCCGGGTTGAACTCGGTGTGGTCGATACCGGCGATAGCCAAGCTCGCCGAGTCTTCGTAGTCCACCCAGATCGACGGGTACTCCTGAACATCGATCGGGTACTCCACTGAGCAGTGGACATTCCTGAACCGGGTATTGGGATATTCACCGTCGAAGGTCTGCTCAAGCGCTTCCTTGACCGTCGTCTTAAGGAATCGGAGGTACATCAGGCGCTCCTCATGGCAGCTCGCCAGCGGTTATCGCACAGATAGATCCGTACGGGCAGGATCCCATGCCACTGGGCGGCCAACGTGATCGCGTTGTTGATGAACAGCCGGGGGGAGATCCCCGGGTGACGCCAGCGCACACCCACATTCCCCCGAGCTATAGCCCCGCCACGCTTTCCGGGTGTGGTGAGTGGTGCGCCGGCCTGACGAACGTTGATGCGACCTGGAGCGCCCGGATAGGAGGCGGGTACGTCAGAGACGATCCTGGCAATTTTAGTTTTTGGGTCAATCCTTGTCTTCTGGATCCGCTGACCCTGCTTGGCGGCCTTGCGAAAGATCAGCACCTGAGTCTTACCGGACATGGTGATCCGAGTCTTCGCCTTGGGATTGCGTACGCGCTCTTGGCCCGTAGGGTCATCAATCCACATGGGAACGACCTTGCCGGCCAGCCTGTTCATCGTAAAGGCCCGGATGCCGTGGTCCTGATACCACACATACGAGTCCATCCACCGCACGCCGAAATAGCCGCGACCCCACACCGGCTGGAGTCGGTTGGAGCTGGCTCCGGTCGCCTTAGGCATTTTTTTCTTGGCCTCACGGGTGGCCGCCAGGGCGCACATCCGGGCACGTGCAGGATCCAGTCCCTTGACGACCATGATGGCTCGGTCTGGATTGGTGGTTAAGGCCAGCTCAGCGGTTTCGAGTAAGATTTTGTACACCCCCTCCGGTCAAATAGAATCTAGTCATCCCCCACCGGCACGAGCGGACTCCGAATGTCCTCGTACGCCGCGAAGTCCTGTGGGGTCTTACCGGCCAATGAGAGCAACGTCAGCAGCGTCTGGTTGGGCGGCGGTATGTCGTAGGCCACAGACGCGCTGGGGTCCTCCAGAGACGCTCTGGCGTGGTTATAACCGATAGCGGTGGTCGACTGATGCGGGTGACCGAAACCCGACCGCAGAGTCACCCTGGCGGGCACGCGCAGAAAGTATCGATCTCCACTGGTGCGGAACACATAGTCGCCTGAGCGAATACGGAAGTCTGGCGTGGACTCCACCGACAGGTCGCTGGGATGCACCACACCGCGAGCCTGGACCTGCTCGGACTCATCTGTGTCCCCAAAAATGGCCGGCCGTACGATGAGCGCCTTGTAGCCGCCCTCAAATGTCGTCCCAAAGCAAATGGGACAACGGTTCTGCTGCGGCTGGCCGTACGCCTCGGAGATCCGACGCTCTTTGTCGTCAGCGCCCCAGCAGCGCGAGCATCGTGTCACCAGCCCGGCGGTGAAGTCCTGGATGTGCCACATCAGCGCGAACATCGCCCACTCTCCGAGCGAATACAGTGCCTCGGAATGCCGCAGGTGCTCTTGCTGGACGGCCCAGTCCTGCTGCTCCCGTACGTAATAGGGCTGGTAGGTGATCTTGTCGCCGGGCCCCGGGACCTCTTGGGGGATGGGAATAGGAATTGCCATCAGACCCACACCCCTCCTCTAGCCGCGTACGTCGTGGTGGAAACCCACACTCCACCCACGAGCTTGTAGACATTGAAATATCCTTGGCTAAGCGACGGCACCACCAATGCCGCGTACTGCACCTGAATTCGTGCCGTTGAGACAAAGGTAGTCGGTAGCGTCAGGACCCCATAGTGAACCTGCAGAAAACCCGAGGGGACCGCAACGCCCAGGTCCGCCCAGTGCACCTGAATGGTGGCGCTGGAGGGTGCACTGGGAATGGGCGTACGCAGCCAGGAGAAATAGGGGATCTTGGCTATCGGACGCAGCACCGTACGCAGAAAGGCAAACCTGACCGGCCGAGTAGTCGACAGGTTCGCATAGTGGACTTGTACGGTGACGGCCATGGGTCAGCTCGCCGTGGCGGTAAAGCGCAGCCGCAGCGCGGTGTAGTCCGTAATGGACGCACACTGTGGGTCGGTCAGGGTGTGGGTGTAAAGCGTTCCCAGGCCTCCGCTCAGGGCCGGAATCGTCGTCTCCGTCCAGGTCGCTCGAACGGTGGTGTTTTCCATCAGGTCGACCACCACCGTCGAGGTGGTGGCACCACCGGCCGTGGAAAGTACGTACTGAACCTGATAGCCGGTGTGGTTGGTCGGACCCGGGTCCGCCACCGTACTCAGGCCCACATTCAGGACCGAGCTGGTGGGCGCCGAGCCGGACTGGATGTAGGTGCTGTCATCCCGCGAGGACTCGCCGATATCCAGTGCCGCCGGACTCACCACTGGGACCGGAGTCCAGCCCGACGTGGCGACATCCGTATTCGGACGGGCGTACTGGCGCAGCACCTTGGGGGAAAGCGCCACCGTGTACATCACGGCCTGCGACGAGGTGTCCGTGGTCGTATAGGCGTGGTTTCCGTACGTACCGGTGACCTGATCGGCACCTATCCCCGCGATGACCGCCGAAGCCGCACCAGTCCCCGTGCCATAGGTGTCCACTCGCTTCGTCACCGCTCCTGGAACCGTCCAGGCGGTGTTGGTGGAACCCTTTTCGGTCAGCAGCTCGACAATCCAGCAGTTGTCCTGGGTCGTGGCCACATTGGGAGTGGTGTGCGTCGTTCCGGATACCGTCTCAGACACCTTGCTGAAGGCGTTGACAGCCTCGTTCAGGTCAGTCCCGGAATAGGCCACCATGACGATGCTGGACTTGATGTTGGTGGACCAGGTCAGGGTGATAGTGGCACCCGCGTCAGCGGACGTGGCGATCTTCTTGAGCAGGCCATGGTTGGACGAGGACAGCGTGGTGGCCGATACCAACGTCCAGCCGCTTGGGGCGGTAATCGCATCCGTGGGGGTGCCATTGTTGGCGATCACCATCAGAAGGGCATCCCCCTGCACGATGGTGGACGGAAGCACTATCGAGACGGGCGTGCCGCTCGACGAAACCGCTGCCGAGTCACGAAAGGCAATAGCCACTAGGCACTCCTATCCTTGATACAAAGCGGCCAGAGCCGCGAACTTGGCCACCGTGTTGGCGTACGGCCGAAGCCACCAGCCTCCATCAGGGTCACCGACATCGGAATCAAAATAAGCCTGGAAGACCGCATGGTTGGTGTTGCCGTAATCCGCCGCCGCTTGCAACCAGTTGGCGCGCCGCAACGGTTGGGTAGGGTCTTCATGGCAGCCGTACTCAGCGATCGCCCACTGGACGTTCTTCGCTTGAGCAAAAGCCAGTAGCGGCGCTGCTAGTACGGGGAACTCAGTCCAGGGCTTTCCGTTGGTGGGACTCCAGAAGTTGTACGTGTCCGGGGCGAAGACATCTACGACGTTGCCGACCGGCCACATGTCATTGGCGGTAAATCCGTACGTAGCAATGGCCTGAGGATTAAAAATGTAGTCCACCAGACACAGGTACGTACGAACGTTCGGCCGCTTCGCTGACTTGACGACCTGGCAAAACCTCGTAAAGGCGGCCTTCCAGTCCGACAACGTGTACAAGCCCTGTCGGATCTTCGAGTCAGGCTCGTGATAGAGCGTGATGTACATGGTGTGGTCGAGTGGTACCGAATAAACAAAACTCAGGATGGCCGTGTCCATCGACCCGGCGGCCAGCCCCGCCATGTCTGCGGGATGCGCTGAATAGACAGACGTTCGGTGACCGTAATCCCACGCCGCTGCTGAGGAGTTGAAGTCCGCCGGCAGCTCGGTGTCGTACGAACGTCGTACCGCTAGCGGACCCACCGCTGTTTCCAAATCAGCCCAGGACTGCTGGTACGTCTGCCCGATCGGTGGCGTATTGGCAGCGCCAATAGCCATGGGCAGCACAGGAGGCGGGACGATGGGGCGCTCTGGAGCGAATTCGAATTCCACCCACGTCCCATTCCTGGCGTACAGCAGCTCGACCGGCATCAGGGAGTCTTCCTCCAGAAGTCCAGTCCATCGGTAGCGCCAATGCCACCGATCAACGGGGCCACGGGGCCGACCCACATCACTGGGGTCGCCAGGACGGGCCGGGCCGGGTAGGAGGAGCTGCCGGTGTCGTAGTAGATCACGGGCTCACTTGCGATGGAGGCCCACCGCAGACCCGTGCCCTGGGCGGAGTCCGCGATCAGGAACTGGCCGTCCGTACCGACCGGCACCCGGGCGGGAGTCGAGGTGCCAGAGGCACCAATCAGGTCGCCCTTGGTGGTGGTGAGCGTCTTTGGGACGTACTTGGTAGCGGCATCTGACGCTGCCGCCGTAGTGGCGTTGGACTGAGCGGTGTTCGCCTTGGTGGTGGCGTCTGTCGCCGCCGCCGCGATGGCCGCCGCCTGGGCCGCTGTGGCTGCTCCTGACGCGTCATAAGGCAGCGTCGGGATCTGGACGGTGGGTACCTTCGAGCCACTGTCGAGCGTGGCAAGACCACTGGCGGCGCCCTTCTGGGTAAGGGGCAGATACTTCGTCGCGGCGTCCGCGATAGCCGCTGCCTGGGCGGCTGCCGCCGAGCCGGTGCCGTCGTACGGGAGGCTCGGAATCTGGGCGGTGGGGACCTTGGTGCTGCCATCCAGCGACGCGATGCCGGAGGCCGCACCCTTCTGGGTGGTCGGGATGTACTTGGTGGCCGCATCGGCGATAGCAGCCGCCTGGGCGGTCGTGGCCTTGGTCTGGGCACCCGTAGGTGTCTCAGCCCCTATGGAGGCCGGAGAGACCGGATCAGCGCCGGCAGAGGCATGCTGAGCGGCGTGGGTCTTGGCCGCGTAGACCCCAGAGAGCACCACCACGCCGGTCTGGCCGTCTACCGACAGCACCGAGCCCGATCCGGAGCCGGCGATCTCTAGCCAGTTGCCCAAGGTCGAGGCCGGGTCACTCTGCAGGATGTAGCTCTTGGACTGGTCGGTCCGGATGGCGATGTCCCCGCGCTGGGCGGTGAGCGCCAGCATGGCCGCCTGGCTGGACACCACAAAGGTGTCCTTGATCGCCAGCGGGGGCAGCTGGGAGTTGGGGATCAGCCCGTTGGAGTCCAGGGTGGCGACCCCGCTGGGCGCACCCTTCTGAGTCACCGGAATCGAGGCGGCCTTGGCCGCGTTGGCCTTGTTGGTCGCATCCGTAGCCGACGCGGCGATAGCTGCTGCCTGGGCGGCGTTGGCCGCCGTCACAGCTGCTCCGACAGCGTCGTAAAGGCTACTCAGACTAGGGATGTTGCTGGCCTGGAGAGTCGCCACCAGCCTGGGCTTGCCGGCGGTGGCATCCCACACCATGACGGTGCCGTCATTACGCGGCGCGTTGGGCATGTGGATGACATCGGTGGAGTAGCCGGAGTCGTACAGGGCCTGCAGGATCGGCCCGAACTCGGCTTCCAGCGGATAGGTCACGGTGGCGCCGAACGGCTTGCCGTACAGCCGTTTGATGCCCACCGCGCCGTAGAACTCAGGGATCAGGCCGTCCGTACCGACCAGCACCGTGGAGTCGACCAGGATGGTGCCGTCAGCCAGGTGCAGATCCGGAGCCAGCGTGGTAGCCGCCTGGTCCGAGTAGATCACAATCGGCACCTGAGGGGGCATCAGGATCGGGTCACCCGCGCGGCTGTAGTAGAACGTCAGCCGATCTTGCGGGAACAGAAACCTCCCCACGGGATCCCAGCCCGGTGGTGCGTCCTGCATGATCGGTACGGGCATGAGCGGACCTCCTCTACCTCTTCGTCGTTCTCTGAGAGGCGCGGGCAGGAGGCCGGAGCTGGGACGACAGAACGACGAAGCCTCGGATTAGGTCACTTGGAGCGGTTCGCCCTACGGAGTAGGCGGTACGTAATGAGGCTGCCAAGCCTCAATGATCAAGTAAGGCGCATGGGTGTCTTCGGGAGCGCCACTGGTGTTGTTCTGGATAGCGGACCAAGCCGCTTCTTCGAAGGTATCGAACACGGAGCCACTGGCGAACATGTTGTTGCGCGAAGTGACGATCCAAACTTTCTTCATCTCGAACTTCGGCTGCTCTTCCATTAGTTCATACCTACCCAGTAATTGAGCGGACCTGTGGTGACGCTCGCCATGGTGATCGAAGTGGGAAGAGAAGTCTGGCCGGTCAGAATGCTGCCACATCTAAAGTTGGCCGACGCGGCGGTGCCGCCCACGTTGTAAACCGGGCTAGAGCCAAAGGTGCCACCACTACGCGAAAAGGTGGGAACCGTCGTAGCCCCTCCTACGACAATGCCGATGTAATAACGACCTGGTGTGATGGCATATGTGGAAGAGAGTGGAAGTGTACTAAGGCCAATGCTTTGCCAGGGGGTCGAGACATTGTTGGTCACGGCCAGTCTAGTGCCAGCTGTGCTGTAGATACCGGCGAAAGAGTTAGTCAAGCCAGCGGGGGTGGTCTGGCTGTTCAGCGCCGTATACAAATTGGTGACTGTAGCAGCGACCGGCACGACTATCGCCATAAGGTAGACGACGCCAGCAGTAATGGCGTTCGTGGTGTTGTTGAAGACAATTAGAGGGTCATGTGTCCAAGCTATGAGCCCTTGATCTCCTGGTTGGAATTGACCTGCCTGGCCGGAGGCTACAACAAGTTCGGTGCCATCCTGGTCCTTGGTGTAAATCCGACGGTCCGTCTTGGCGTAGAGGTCCACGTAGCCAGCAGACGGAGTGCTGGGGGTAGACATCTGAGGCAGGACCGGCATTACCCCTCCTCGGCGCTCTTGAGCTGAGACAGCTCGGCGGTCAGCTTGGCGATGGTCTGCTCGTACTGGATCACCTGGGCCATAAGCAGGACGCGATCGTCCATCAGGCGCGCCAGCTCCTGCTTCTGGGCCATGACGATGGCCGCCTGTTCCAGGTCGATCATCCCACCACACAGACCCTGATGGCGTTGGTAGTCGGAGCCGTGGCAAAGCTCAAGGTGACGTTGTTGGCGTCGGTAGCAACGGGGTTAGCCAGGATCTGTTCATTGGAGGTGTTGTCGTAGACGAACACTCCCGGCGCCGTGTTGTTCAGCGCATGGTTGACCGTGATGGTGGTCAAGCTGCCATTGCCGAAGTTGGTCGGTCCGTACACACCCGCCGCGACCAGGGCTGTGCGTGCGCCTGCGGCTGTCGTAGCGCCCGTACCGCCCTTATTCAGGGCAACGGTGGTGGCGGACCAGGTGCCGGTAGCGATCGTGCCCAGGGTTGTGATGGAAGTCTGGCCGACGTACGCGGCGTCGATATCGATCCCCGAGCCCGAGACCGCGATCCTGCTGGCCGTACCCACGGCCGACATGACCGAGCCGACCTTCTGAAGACCGTTGCCAGCCGTCACGGTGGCCGAGGAGCTGAACTGCGAGAAAACCAATGCGGTACCTGAGGAACCACCGATGGTGATGCTGTTGTTGGTGCTCAATACCCAACCGGTGTCGGCGTTGACGGTACCCTCTTCGATGAACATAAAGGCGCCGCCGGTCACCTCGGAGTCAGCGTCAAAGTCCGTCGCCCGATCCCACACACCATTGGCGCCTGTACCCAACGTGGTGACTACATAGATGCCATTCTGGGCGCCCGCAGTCTGGTCCTTGAGCAGGATCCTGTTGCCCTGGACCAAGGTGACGCTGTCGAGGGAGTTGGGGGCGGCAGTAATCTGACCTCGAGCTGACGTACCGCCGGTCGCGGTATAGGTCACCGAAACGTTGGCCGTGCTCGCCAGCCGTACCGAGGCCTTCACGTCCAGGCCGGCGGCCAGGTTGTCGACGTAGTTCTTAGTGGCCAGGTGGGTCGACTGAGTCGGGTCAGACGCGGTGATCGGACTGGTCGCGGCGGCGAACTGATCGAGCCTGTAGGCCTGCACGACCGAAGACAGGTCCGAGATCGTCGAGGCCGTCTGCGTGCTGGTGTGATTCGCCCGGCTCAGGTAATAGCTCGCCGCCTGGCTGTTCAGGTTCGTGGCATTAGAGGCCGTACCTGTCAGCGATGCGGTAATCACGCCCGCAGCGAAGTTGCCGCTGCCGTCTCGCTTCACAATGGTACTGGCGGTATTGGTATCGATAGCAGCGTGCAACGTGGTGTAGTCGGCCGCGCTCATCGTTCCGGGCACCGAGCCGCTGGAGGCCGCGATAGAGATGGCCTGAGACTTGCTGGTGACACTGCCGACTGAGATGGCTCCCACCCCGGACACTGACTCCAGAATGGTGGTCAGAGAGTCCGCTGCGGTGCCATTCCACGTCTTGGCTGTGCCGCTCGTGGTGTTGAACCATGTGAGCCCTTTGTCGGTGCTCCCCAGCCCTCCTGGATCTGATGCCAGGTTCTGTAACTTTGCGTTCTGCAGCTCGGTCTTGCGAAAGTCGATGGGGTTACTGAGCCACATGTGCACTCCTCATGACAGGTACGCCTTGCCTGAGAATGCAAGACCGAATTGAAGGGTAAGAGTGTTGTCGTCGACATAGTCAATCGTGGGAGCGAACACCTGCGTGCCAGCGGTATCTAGCACCGTGACTCCGCCGGGCATGAACCCCAGGTTATGGATGATGGTCCAGGTAGCCGCGTCGGTGTTTTGGGCAAACACAAAATACCCGGGCCGACCGACCGCGCCCTCTAGGACATCCAGTCGTTGGGCGGCCTCCGCGTAGACCGCATAGCCGCCGGCCGCTCCGGGAGACTTAACGTACAGAGTGGAGGTCCCGTCGGCTGGCCCCAAGAACTCCGGAAGCAGGCCGTCGGAGTCGATATGAATGATGGAGCCGGCGAGCGCGACGTTGTTCAAACCGGTGATATTCGCCAGCTGCGTGCAGTTGGCGTCCAGGTAGACAGTCAAGGCCACCGGGCCTGGCATCAACAGAGGCTGACCTGGCCCGGCATACACGTACGCCGAGCGATCGTCTGGAAACTTTAGCCTAGCCATTAGTAAAAACGTCCGTAGTAACGAGGTCGAGCAGCCATGTAGCCGACACGGGTCGGGCCGTACCGACCGAAGACGCCACCAGAAACCAGCACACGTGGCCGGCCAAGACCCATATGGCGGATCTTGAAGACCTCGAATTCCTTCAGCAGCAGCGCTTCCTCGGACTGCAGCATCTGCCGCCAGCGGTCCATGTAGTCACGTCGGTCCAACCGGGTGATCGTCCCACCCGTGATCACGTTCGGCTGTTCGGTATACGAGCGCACCAGATGCTTGAGGGCCTCAACATAGAGGCACATCTCCAGCAGCGCGCCCCATTGGGCGAAAGGAAACTCCGATCCGCCAACGCCATCAACGGTATAGCTCTGGAAGGGCTGGGCGGAGGTGTTCATCCGACCCACCGCGATCTTGAGCAGCTGCGCAAGCCGCCCACGGTCATAGTGGCTCTGGAAATAGGTTTGGAGGTTCGGGCCACCATGCGGTGAATCGAAGCAGTCGGCGAACCGAATCCAGACCGAGTCGACTACGTCCTTCATCTCCGGCGGCAGATTGTCGTACGGAGGAGTGACATCGCCGATGACGTAATACTGCTCGTATCGATCGGCCTGGGCGGCGATCGCGTACTGCCAGACGAGGGTGAAATTCCCGGTGTCCTGCAGATCCGCACCAGCGAGGGTGACTTGGTAGTCGCCCGTGTCGATCCGGACCGCCATCCGCTGGAATACCTGAACCGGTGGAATGGCCTCATTAAAAAATCCCACGTCCACCTGACTGGAGTCAGGATCCGTGAGCACTCCGGCGGAATAAATCTTCAGGCCGATGATCTCCCGGCCGTACCGAGAGAGGTAGGCCCTGTTACGGAAGTCGATCTCGACCATGGCCCTTCTTCTCTACGTGCGGGCGAGGAAAGCCATCCCGCGAGCGGCTCCGACGAAGATGGAGTTTGGATAACCACTAACGGAAACTCGGGCGCCAACAGTATGGGTGCCAGCGGAGATGGGGGCTAGGGCAAAGATAGGAATTTCTCGGTGGTCGAAGTAGCCGGTGTTGTCACGGGAGACGAACTGAACGTACAGCTGGCCGGCCAGGCCGACGGGAGCGTTGTCCACGATCACAGACACGGCACTCGCGCCGATGGTGTTATCCGCACAGGCGAGCCGAACAGCTCCGCTGATGAACAGATATCCCGGCTTGGGGGCGGTCAAGGTGATGAAGTTGTAGTTGGCGTTCGCGTTCGGGCTGAGCGTCGCGCCAATGTTCAAGCCGCCAGCCCACGACAGCGGAGTCTCGGTCAGCGGGTTGAAGGCCGTACCGCTCCAAATGTAAATGCTGCCGGTGTCGGTCTCCAAAATGGCCCGGCCCGCCTGCGATCCGGCCCAGGTCGGCCGTGACGAGGACGTGCACACGTGCATCCCGGGTGTGGCATCAAGCCTATTATTATTGTCGACGAAGTCTTGACGCTTGAACGGGTCGGACCCGTCGTTATTTTTCAGCCCCAGCCGGGGTGTGTACGTTGCCACCTGGTTGCCCTCCCGTCCTCTACCCCTTCGCCGCCCTCAGCAGAACGGGGACAGGGCAGCGGGACTACCACTCAAAGCGGTCAGCCCCAGCCTCACGAGGAGGCTGGGGCTGACGTGACGCTCGGCCACACATTGGGCATCGCGAGTCTTGTGGAGCGCTACCGAGATCTTACTAGGCCGGCGTAATGCTGTTGCTCGCGGCAGAGGTCACGGTTCCCCGAGCGTTGGTCGCGGTGACAGTGAACGTAACCGGCGTACCGGTCGTCAGACCAGTGACAACCGCCGTCAGAGTGGACCCCGAGACTGATGTCTGCTGGCCGGTCGAAGCCTTGGCCACATAGCCGGAGAACGGTGCCCCGAAGGTGGGAGCGGTCCAGGTGACCGTCGCCGACGTAGCGGACGCGATGGCCGCGACCGGTGTGCCGGGATTGGTGGCGTATCCGCCCGTACCCGCGACCACGGTGCCATCTGGCCGGTAGATCGGGTTCAGCCTGTTGTCCGTGGTGATGCCGGCCGGCTTGTTCACGTCGCTCTCATCTGGGTTCCACGGCGCCACCGTCGCGGACAGCGCCGAGAACACCCCGATGCCGTTGTAGTTCCGGGCCGCCACCTTGAACTTGTAAAGCTGGTTCGGCTTGAGGTTGTAGACCCGGACGCTCGTGTCCGCCGCTCCGGCGAAGGCCACACCGCCCGTGTCGCCCTCGATCCGATAGCCGAGCGTGGGGGCTCCAGAGACGGGCGTCGGAGCCACCCAGGTCACCACGACGTACCGAGGTCCAGCGGCCACCGTGGGGGTGGTCGGGGCCGGCGGGGTGTTGTGGTTGGCCGGAGCGGGATAGGCGCCGATCTGGTACGTCTCCGTGGTGCCCAGGACGTTGACCGAGGTCGGTACCGGCGGCGTACCGGTGCCGCTGGAAACAGGCTGATCGGTGCGGGTGGTGTCAGCGGTCTGCGCCGGAGCCAGCAGAAGGTTGGCCGCCCGGTAGACCGGGTTGGCGTCCCGCAGCTGCGTCGCATACTGCGAGTCCCGGGTGCCGGTGACCGGCGGAGACAGGCTGTCCGGCTGATGGATGTTGTACGGAGTGTTGCCGTACGCGCCCTCGGTGTCCAGGTTGACACCCGGTGGAGTGGCGGGAGCGGCTGTGGTACTGCCGCCCGCGCCCGGCGTCTCGGTGTCGGCAGTACTGCCCCGACCAGCAGTACCCGAGGAAGCCGGCCCAGGCTGGCCGGTCGTCCCCGTAGTGTCGGTGGTTCCCGGTGTCGTCATATTGTGGCTCCCTCGGTTCTACTCTCGGCTATTCGCCGACAACGCCCTTGCGATTTTTGTCAGCGCGCTCGGCCTCCAGGACACGGTTGGCCTCCTCGTCGGAGGTGCTCCCGTCGGTCAGGTAGGCATTGACCTCTTCGACCGTATGATCAGAGGGGTTGAACGGCCCCTCTGCCTCTACCGCCGCCGGCTCGACACCCGATTCAGGTGCCGGCTCTGAGACGGGCTCAGACGGTCCGTCCGGTCCGTCGAGCGTCTGTGTACCCGAGACCGCTGCGCCGCCCTTGTACGCGTTGTCAGGCACGTCGTAGCCCTGCTCCTGCGCCTTCAGCACCAGCGGGTCAGGGCTGTCCGGGTCAAGCCGCTGTGCCTGCTCCTGCGGAGTCAGCACCTCGTCAATGTGCAGGGTGCCCTCGGGGATCGGGTTCGGCACGATCAGCTGGCCGGTCGTGGCCGAGCGCTCCTGAGCCTTCTCCTGTTCCGCCGCGAGCTTCTCCCGGTCGGCGTCGGAGTAGGTGTCCTCGTCGCTGAAGTCCGCGCCGGCCAGATCGGCATCGCGGGCGGCATCCCACACACCCGAGACCTTGCTGGCGTCGCCATGGTCACCCCCAAAGACTCCGGTGGTGTCCAGCGTTCCGTAGTGCGCGGTGGGGTCCGGGACGTGGTCCGGGTTCTCCTGGTAAGCCATGACTAACTTCTCCCTCAGCTCTTAGCGCCGTTCCCAGCGCCATACGGTCTTGCCCTCGGCGTCGCGCCCTTCCTGACGAGTGAAGTCAGGCGCCTGGTAGGCGTGCAGGTCGCATAGCGGGGGTTCCACCTCGGAGCGCTCTTCACGCATCATCAAGGTAGATCCACATGCTTTGCCGCCCTGTTGAGCGACACATTCCAGGGTGATCAGCTCGGACTTGGGCGTGTGGGCGATCGTCTTTTCAATCGCCTCGGTGGCCTTGTCCTGCTGATCGAACCAGGCCGTAGTCTGGCGGTCCATCGCCTCGTCGACGGTGGCCTCATCGCCCACAACCGCCACGATGCGGCGCTTAAGGGCCTGCTGGAACTCCGGCGTACCGGCGGCATCCTCAGAGATGAACTTGATGTCATTACCCTTGGGGTCGCCTGCGGCTTCCCAGAAGATGTAATTCTTCACGTTGTTGGGATCCAACGACATGACCGTTGGGCCCTTCATGAGGTTGCGAACCGCGATACGCTGCGCCACCGGCATGGTCTTACTCCTGTTCGGTTTGGTCTTTCTGCTCTAACCCTTCCGGGCAGAAAAAGACCTCCGAACAGGACGAAGCCCCGCCTGCCGAGATGGCTGGCGGGGCTGGGCCAAGGGAGCCGACTATCCGACGATCAGGGCGTGGCAGTCCATGCAGACTATACGAGCGGGAGCCTCGAATGGACCCTGCGTGGCGAGCTTGTTCTTGTGCTTGCAGATCTGCTGCAGTGCATGCTGGGCCTCATCCTGAGCGGAACAGTTACAGGACGAGCCATAGTCCATGCTGCAGGCACAGCCACTCTGCATGATCTTCGTCAGAGCGACGACCGCGATTTCCAGTCGCTCGTCCTTGGTCATCAGTTCACGCCCCACTCATCCGGCGAGGGAGGAGCCCAGTCGATGAGCTTTCTTTCGACAACTCCCGAGGGGACTCGGACACCATAGATGTGCGGTCCGAAGATCGTGTACGGCACGTTGTCATCCAGCTCAGCCCGGATCCGGATTGCGTCTCGGGGATCCACCTCATCGATCAGATGGGTCACCATCTCGTCGAGCTTGCGTCTCGCCCAGGCCAGGATCTCGTCCGGGGTCATGCCTCGTTGTCCTCCTTGGACTCCAGCGCCTCACAGAAGGCTTCCTTGGAGGGAAGCTCATCCAACGGCCAGCTGGCGAGCAGCTTAATCGGGTAGTAACCCCTATCCGGTTCGGTGGTCGGCGAAGCGAACCGTCCTGCCGTGTGAGGCTGCTCCTGGAAACCTTTGTAAGCCTCAAGCACGTTGGCATCCAAGTCGACAACGTAGCCCCACTCGCAGAACAGCGAGTCGTACGGGAAGTCGCTGCCGTCCTCGACATAGCCGGCCTCCAGGGTCTTGGCCGGATCGCCCTGAGTCTGGTGGAGTAAGACGTACCAGTCCTTCAGGGAGCGAGTGCTGACGTTCGTGTTGGCGTACTGCTTCAGCTTCTCGATCTGCTCCGGGGTGGGCTCGGCCTCCGAGTCGACAAGCGTCAGATCACGAGCCTGCTGTTTGATCTTGTCCAACTCAGCTGTCCGGAGGAACTCCAGAATGTCGACTCCCAGCCCGGTTGGGTACGAGTCGAAGTGGTTGTAAGCGATCTTCAGCTCGCCATCGATGGCGAACCCCATCGCGCCGCGTGTGCCCATGTTCTTACCCCTTCTCAGAGAAGAAGGGCCGGGGAGCTGATCTCCCCGGCCCGGTGTGACTACCAGCGGAAGCTGCCGCCGTCCATGCCGACTACGTCAAAGCCCGCGCGGAGGAAGTTCCCCGCCTCGTACCGGTCTTCGGCGTAACGCCATCCCTCGCGCTCCTGGGCCTCCAGCGTGACGTGCTCGTGGCCGGCTTCGCACTCCCAGCCGCGCGGGGTCTCATAACCGCCAGCGCCACATTCCAGGATGACCTTGCCGCCGTCTTCGTCGTAGCCCCGATCCTCCAGCCAGCTGCACGGGAACACGAGACCCTGCGAGCAAAGCAAAACGGTGGCGACGGCGTAGTGGGTCTGGTGGCAGTGTGCGCACTTGATGGTCATGATGTCCTCCTGAAGGGCTGATCTCTGGCTGTCTCCAGTTTGACATATAAAAATCTCTGGCACAAGACCCAGTTAGCTGTCGAAACAGAAAATGACCCGGACCTGGTCGGTGCTGGGCTCGATCGTCTTCTCGATCTTCTTGCGCATCGCGCCCGAGCCCTCCCACCGAGCGACCTTCTTGAGCTGGGGAAGCGAGAGCAGGTCCCGCAGGGCCGGCAGAGTCTCGGTGTAGAAGCTGCCCACCCGCTCGCGGATCGGCTGACTCCACTCGATCTCGATGCCCGAGACAGCCTCCTGCTCGGCCGGCGTCATAGCTTCGTACTGGGCCTCCGTCACGTCGAGGTTGTTGCCGCCAGTGCGCCAGCTCCAGCCCATCTCTGGAAGCTCGCCGGTCTCCTTGTAGGTGAGGTAGTCGGCCTTCTCCACGTACATGCAGGAGGTCTTCTGCATCTCCCAGTTAGCCGCCAGCAGCTCGGTGAGCGTCAGGTACGAATGGCTGTGGTAGTTGCCGTCGTCCTTGCCGTTGCCGTGCCGGTCGCGGAAGGCCGACCAGCAGTTGTCCGGCCAGCCCCGGCAGTCCGACAGCGGCATGATCGGCTCGCCGGTCTTGTGGCCGGCAAAGCCCAAACCGTTGCGTACGTTCCCCAGGAAGCCGAACAGGTCGTAGTTACGGCCGGTGTAGGGCTCTTCGGTGAACTGCTCCCACGGGAAGTCGCGCTCGGCGTCGTAATAGCCGTACTTGAAGATCGGACCGACGGGATACCAGTAGTCATTGCGGCTGTCCAGCGAGTTGGCCTTCAGTACCTCGACGGACATGTGGATGTCTGCACCCATGAGGGCGTCTCCTTCTGGCAGGGGGGTTGGGTAGTTCGCACTGTAACATCGAACCGGCACCTAGGAAACCAGGTGTTCTGACTCACTTCAATCGACTAGGTACTTGACGAGTACTCGTAGAGATATGTAGCTTAAGCGGGCCTTCAGCAGTTCTGCTGAGAGTACTCAACACCAAGTAAGGAGATAGCCCGTGGCATATGTGTCTGTTCCCATCCCCGAGGAGCGAGTGGCGGAGGTCTACGCCCTACTCTCTGGGAAGCTCGAAACGATCCCCACCGGTCAGGCGTACGAGGAAGAGCCCCTCCCCATCGAGCCCAAGCTCGCCCGCGCTCCCTGGGGAATGGGTCCTGGTCTGGTCAAGAAGGCCTTTCTGGGCGGCGCCTCCGAGTACTGGAAGCCTTTTCTGACCTACCTGCACGACTACCCCGACGAATGGATCAACCAGGACGACGTTATCGTCCTTTTGGAAATGGAGCCCACCAGCTTCCCCGGTTTCCTCGGCGCGGCGGAGCGTCGGTGCAAGAAGCGCCCTCCGTACGTCAAGAAGCGCATCAACGATCGGGTCCACTTCATGATGCCTCGTTCAGTCGCCGAGGTTATCGAGGGTTTGCTCTAGGCGGATTTAAAGATCTCTGGTAGGTTGACTCCCGCCAGAGATCTTTGTCTAAGGAGGACACCATGCCTTTCGCCCGTACGATCCAGCCCGTCGCCATCGACCCACCGCACTGCGGCTGCACCGAGTGCCTGACCGGCGAGTACGTACCGCTGGAGCTGGCGACCCACGAGCAGGTGGTCCTGATGCTGATGGGCAAGATCCGCGACAACACCAGCGTCGATTTCCGCATCTGCGTCAGGTCCGAGGACTTCGCGAAGACCTGGGACGTAACCGACGAGGCGCAGCTCGCGCCGCTCGACTGACCGTCACCGACCACTACGCCAACGGTACCCAGGATGCTCGCGTCGGTGACCAAGAGGACCCCGTCTCGGGGGCGGGGTCCTCGCTTTACGCTCTACTAAGGCCAGAGATCAAAACAGGAGGGAACATCATGGTGCGGATCCACGCCGCAGTCGTCGCCGCCATCGGAGCGGGGCTACTCGCCTTAGGCCTCGTCGGTGGCATCCTGATCGGCTGGAGTGCGGCGCCGCACCTGAGCCCGACTCCCAAGGCCTCGGTCAAGATCACTACGGTGGAGCTGATTTACAGCTACCGGGATCTGTCAAGTGATGCCAGTCAGGGCTGCCCGACCAAGCGGATCTCAACGATCTTGGACCCCAGTGGTCAGCTCATGGCCTTCAGGGACGTAGAGGCCACCTCTCTGTCCGGCTACTGCACCTACGAGCTGGTCGAGCCCCTCTTTCCCGTCGGCTACGACTTCCACATCGACGTGGCCAACACCGACAACGTGGGGCATGTCGAGGTGTCGTACTACCAGCGGTGGGCCAACCTCCACGGCAACTACCACATCACCTTCAACAATAAGTAGGGGTCATGGCCAACGAGCACTTCCCGCTGCGGTCGAAGATCATCCTGACAGTCGGGGGACTGCTGTTCCTGGGGCTCATCAGCATCACTGCGTGGGCTGGCTACCAGTACCAGGGACAGACCCGGTCCAATACCGACTTCGTCAACCAGGTCCACGCCCAGCATCTCGGCAACGGGATTTCCGATCCCGAGCTGATCCAGGCCGGCATGTGGGTCTGTGTTGAGGCGGACCAGCCGACCACCACGGCGGCATTGGTCGCCGGCCTGGGAAAGCGGTCCAACTTCCCAGCCGCCACGGCGAAGGCGGTGATCAAGCCAGCTCTGCAGAACTACTGTCCCGTCAATGAATCACACGTGAAATGATCACAACGAAAGGTAGCTACATGAAGCGGAAGCTTCTCAGCCTGCTGGGCGCGGTCGCACTCACCGCAGGACTGATCACGATTGGAGCGACGCCGGCTCAGGCGCTGCCCACGTGGCAGGTAAACCAGGCCATCATCAGTTCACCGGACGATGGCAGCACCCCGTGGGCGAGGGACTCCTTCACCCGCAAGACGACCATCAAGCAGACCGGCACCGGCACCTACCGGTTGGACGTGACCGACACCGGCACCTTCAAGACCGGAACTGCTGGACCGCACCTCGGCGGTTCCAACGGCGGTGACATAGTCAACCCCGACGTGGTGGGCACCTTCAGCGGTAATCTTCACTTCAACGTGACGGGCACCCTGCTGAACAGTGCCGCGTTGGCCGCGCTGCAGACCTCGTACGACTACACGGGGGTGGCGGACAAGAACAGCGTTCCGGCCGATCTTCCGACCACGGGAACTTGGTACAAACACTTCTTCTCAGCCACGACTACCGCTGACTTCTTTGGCTGGACGTGGACCTATCAGACTCCGTGCGAAAAGATGATCCAGTCTGAGGCTGATGGCGTCGATGGCAATGTCGTCGGATACAACTGCGTCACTCCGGGCATCCCGACGTATACCAACGCCACCTGCTCCAACCCGTACGCGATCTTGCACATCCCAGCTACCGTGGGTGTCACGTACAACTACGCAGACGGTCGCGGTGTGGTCGCCGGCTCGGACGTGGTCATCAATGCCACGGCCGCCACTGGCTACAAGATCACTACTGGGGCCACCGCGAGCTGGGAGTATGCCACCCAGCAGGCCCCGCAGCCGTCTGACTGCCACCCGCCGGTCAACCGCTACCCGGGCAACCCCCGGCCGACCGGTACCAAGGCATACTACGTTTCCACCGCCGGCCAGACCTGGCAGACAGTCCTGAACAACCTGCACTACAGCGGCACCAACATCGCCGCCTTGCAGCAGTGGAACAAGACCCACTCCGCCTCATACGCCGGCAAGACCTCCAGTCCGGTGTACTCCAGCTGGTGGAACCTCAACAAAGCCTCGGTCATCGCGGTCCCAACCAGCTCTCCGGGCGTTCTGTAGCTCGGAACACGAAACTCGCACGGCGTGGTTGGGCCAGGTGTGGCGCGGCTGGGTGCGGCGGGGCACGGCACGGCTAGGTAAAACACGCAACAGCCCCGGAGAGCGAATCTCCGGGGCTGTTGGCTATCTGGAGCTACTTGCCGTCTCGCTTGGTGTTCTGGACGCCTGTGTTCGGCCTGGGCCTGCCTCCGGTGCCCTGACGCTGCGGCAGTACCGGCGGATCGTGCTTGGGCTGATAGTTAGCCGGCCGCTTGGGATTGACCTGACCTGACGAGTCAGAGTGCTTGGCCACGGGGAAGAATCCTCCTAGGAAACGGTCAACGGGGATGAATCTCTACCGTAGCAGGACTTACCGAAGTGATCTTGCGGGCTACCTGGATACCCAGCCAGCCGGCGCCCGCTACGGACACAGTGATGGCACCGAGTACTCCCAGCCCCAACAAGGCCGCCGTACGCGGGCAGGACTGCTTGGGCGGCTGCTGGGACCTCTCACGGGTTTTCTTGACGTACTCGCCCCAGGACTCCCCCTTACGGCGGGCCATTACAGGGCGATCTTCCGGTCGCCCAGCTTCGGCCCGGGCAGCTTGCCGGACTCGTCCAGGTAGATCACCAGCTTCTGAGCGGCAGTGGTGACCACCACGCCGACGACCGCCAGGATGGCAGTGTCGACCATCTTGCGCGGGAGGGTCTTCTCGGGCTTGGTCTTGATCTTCATCAGATCTCCTTGACGACGTGACGAACTTGAGCGTTCCGAATGGTGCGGTCGGTCAACCAGACCGCACCGACTGATGCGGCACTGATCATCGCGAGAGCGCCAAGCCCCACGAGGGCAACCATCCGGCAGCATCCCCAAACCCATCTATCGGGCCTGTCACTCATGATCCTCCTATAAAAATCTCTGGACCAGATCTACCTTACGGCCCGGAGTCAGAGGCGGGGACTCCGGGTGACTCGGGTCCGGAAGGAGCGGCGCTGACAGGCGGTACCTCGGAAGGCGAAGGGGTCAAGGTCAGAGAGGGAGATGGAGTCAGGATCAGGGACGGCGAAGGAATTGAGGTCGGTGACAGCGATGGCGTCGGTCGGTAGGAGCGCCTGATCGAGGGAGAGGGCGTAGAGGTCGGGCGGGAGGGGGCTGGCGCTCCGCCGCCGACGCTGGTGCCGCCGTCAGGCCTGCCATGCAGCAGGGACGACAGCGAGCCGCCACCGGTCACCTCAACGCCGAAGACGACTCCCATGCCCAGAGCGAACACCAGGGCACTGACCGCCGCGACGGCCGGCCAGCGTACGCGCCGGAGCAACGTCGACAGCGGCACAGCCTGTCGCAGTCTCTCGTTGGTGGACCGCAGCGACACCTCGTAGATCGCGGTCCCGACGGTGATGATGATCGATCCGAGGCCTGCTCCGACCAGCGTTCCGGCGATACCGAAGAAAGATGCCGCGACAGCCGCTGTCACCGCCGCCAGGGCGCCGCCGATCAGCTTGTGGTAGTTCAGACCGAGCTGGTCCTTGATGGAGGGCTTGGGCTTAGTTGGCAGTGGGGAAGACATGATCCTTACGAGGGGGTCGAGATCGGCAGGGGGTCCCCGGAGCATAACGCGGCCAGAGCAGCGTGATCCGTACTGGCCTAATGTCCGGCTTGACATTTTAAAATCCCTGGGCGTACTCTGAGCGGTGCCAGAGATCCGTTCGTTCAGGAGGTCCACATGCCCACTGTCGCGCTCTTCCGCAACAAGTCCGATGGCTGGTCCACGCTCTCCAACCTGGTCCGGGAGCGTCGTCCGTTCACCAACTCCACCCGTCACTTCCGGGGAGTCACCTCGGTCGAGCTTGGCTGGGATATCTCCGGCCGGCTGTCCGAGCCAGACCGGAGTGCCTTCGAGACCGCAGCGGCCATGCGGACACTCGACTACGCGATTTACTCGTACGGCACCCCCATCGCCTGGCACACGCCGACCGGCTGGACAGTCCCGGACACCAAGTACTCCGCTACCACCACCGGCCACCAGGCCCTCGTACAGGCCGCGATCGAGCTGGACCGGCCGGCCGCTGGCTACCTTGGCGAGGGTGAGATCTGTCAGGCCATGGGCTTGGCGTAAAGGAGGACATCATGGCCAGAGCCAACTTCGAGCTGATCAAAGAGGTCATCGCGGCGATCGCAGGGTGCGCCTGCCGGGTCCGCTATGACTACGACGGAGAGCGCATCTGGACTCACTGTGACGAGCACTGCCCCCGAGTGATCTCAGGCGACTGGGACCACTGCAACGGCTGCTGACACCGAAAGGACCCCGATTATGTCCAGCACCTTCATCCGCGTCGACGACTGTTCAGACGACGAGCGCGTCCACCTCGTCAACCTCGACCACGTGATCGATGCCCTCCTCGAATGGCACCTCGCATCCGCCCGGCTGCAAAAGGGATGGGCCATTCGGATCACCTGCAGTGACCAGAGCAGCATCCTGATCGAGCACCCTCGATTCAGTGGCTTCAGTACGTCCCGAGAGGCACTCTTCGGCCTGAAGGATCTACTTGACGGAGCTGTCACCTTTAACGGCTGACATGTTAAAATCTCAGGTATCCCTAGCCTCCAAAGGAAACCACCCCCATGCACTTCGTGCCCATCTCCAGAGACGAGCGGGACTACCATCAGGACACCGCCGAGGACACCTCGGTCTGGTTGAATCTCGCTCACGTCGTCACCGCAGAGGTCATCAAGAGCGGAGACGAGTTTCGGCTGCAGGCCCGGCTCGCCGAGGGCGGTCTCGTCTTCTTCGGTCAGCGTTACCTGTCGAACACCACCGCGCACATCGCACTGACGAACTACCTGCGCGGCTAAGATCTGTCTGGCCATGCTGCCGCCGATGCCCAAAAGGCAAGCGCCGGACACCAGAAAGCCCCCGACCTGGTACGAACAGGCCAGGGGGTTTCGTGCATCAAGCCTTAGATCGAAGAGTGCAATTCTCTTTGGGCTCATCCCAGTTCCGACCTGGGCAGAACGCCGCCTCTGCGGTCGACTTGTGCATGTCACAGGTGCAGAACTGCCTTGGGGTAATAAGTGCAGTGTTCACAGTGTTCGTCATGTCTTGGACTATACCTCAGCCTGTGTAACATGCCTCGCATGACCGAGGAAGAATGGCGCCCTGTCGCCGAGCCCGACTTCGAAGACCTTTACGAGGCGTCCTCCTGGGGTCGACTCCGCCGGAAAGCCACGGGGTACATCCTGAAGCCTTGCAAGCACCCCAGAGGCTATCGTCTCGCCATCTTTTCTGGGAGAGGCATCCGCAGGACCATCCTCATCCACAGGGTTGTCCTGATGACCTTCGCTGGGCTTCCTGGACTTGATCAAGAGACCAGGCATTTGAATGGCGATCGCACGGACAACCGGCTGGAGAATCTAGCTTGGGGGACTTCCGTCGAAAACGAGGTGGACAAGAAACACCACGGAACCGTATTGAACGGAGCCAAAAATCCCATGACCAAACTAGAGGAGCAGCAGGTCCGAGAGATCATCCGTAGATACGCCAACGGCGAGAGCCAAAGGACTCTCGCCGCCGCGTATGGAGTTGCCCAGCCTCAGATCTCTCGGATCGTCACCAAAAAGAGATGGCAGCACCTACCGGACTGATTCGGACATTCCGCTCATACCTTCGTAATTGTCGCAATTCCCCTGGGATTAAGAATGGCGAAGGTCACCATTTCGTCGAACACCCACCCCTTCCAGAAGGCGGCGACGTTGTGGTTTTCCTCGACATCCAGGGAATACAGGACCGGGAACACACCCAGGAAGTTTGGCTCCGGGGTCAAAAAGATCTTCCCCTGGGGAACCATGATCGACCGCTGGATCTGGAACTCGCCAAAGCTGGTGATGGTCTCACCCGCGACGACTCGGTCCTTGAAAGCCCAACCAGTCTGGTTAATGTCCCACCGATACATGTCCCGGTAGTCGAACGGGTTGATCAGGATCCGGGCCGACTGGATTTCGTGCATGTCGGTCATTGCCACGGCCGAGTACAGCGAGCCGGGAGTCAGGTAGCCGGAGGCCTCAGTAATATTGTGGTTTGGCGTAACCACGTGATCCGGGCGGGTGGCGTAGTCGGTGACCGCAGCCTGCAGCATGGTCAGCAGCCGGCTGTCCTCCTGCTTGAGGATGGCCTGCTTGGTCTCGTCCTGCGCCTGTTCGACCACGTTGATCCGCATATAAAATAGATCTTCTTTGCGGATCGCCGGCTGCGAGGCGATACGGAAGAACCGCACCGGTACCCGCTTGCCTTCAAACGGAGTCACACGGACTTCGCCCTCAGTGCCGGACTGCAGGTACGCCTGGCCCAGGTCGTCCCACACGTCGTACTCGACCGGGGTGCCCGGGGTGACCGGGTCCTCGACCAGCACGTTGCGGGTAATGCCCTGGTAGCGCAGCTTGAGCTGGATCGGGCCGATCATGCCGACGCCCAGACGCCGGATGCCGTTGGCCTCGTCCTGGAGGATCAGCGCCATCTTCCGGACCTTGGCCTCATGAGAGAGGCTTGAGCCCTTAGCGCGACGCTCCTCGATCAGCTGCACATAATCGTCGCTCTTCTTCGCGACCTTGCCCCGCAGCCCGGAGGGGGCGAGTGCTGTCGTCATGTGTCTACTTCCCTTCAGGTTCCGGGCCGCGCTTAGCGGAGGCCGCCGATAGTGAGCTTGGTGGCGCTGTTGACCTTCAGGAGACGAGCCACCGCGTTACCGGAGTTAGCCCCGGCCGAAGTGAGCTTGCCCCGGGCCGCGCCCGTGGTGACCGCCGTGAGGAGCACCTCAGTGCCGTCGCCGGGGTCGGTGTAGGTGGCCGTGGTGTCGAAGGCCGGCGCCAAGACCTCGGCCTCAGCGTCCCGACCCATAACCCAGACGGCGAAGACGTTCAAGCCCACGTCGAGCGGCTCGTCAATGCCGTCACCACCGACATACAGGCCGGAGAAGCCGTACGCCACGTTCAGCGGGCTGGCCCCAAAAAGGGTGACCAGTTCGCCGGCCGTACGCGACATCACCATGCCTGGCCAGATGTTGACCGAGCGATCCCAGGCCGGGTCCAGGAACTGGGCCTTGGGGGTCATCTGCGTCCAACCGTAAAGTGGACGGAATGTCCGCTTCAGGTAGGCAGTTGCGAGCCGGGTCCGAATCATCGGCTTCACAGTCCTTTCTAAGAGTGAGCCTGAGCCTTTCGGCTCTCAGGACCGTTTGCCTTCGAGCCTCCTCTACCCCTTCCCGGTCCTCGTATGCCTTGGGACAGGGCAAAGGTGTAGGCTGCCGGCCGTCTCCATACGGCTGGCGATACCCAATTTGCGTCCGAGACGGCAAAGGCCCCGCTCGTCATTGAGCGGAGCCTTTGCTTTGCCGCTTATCCGAAGAGATCTGAATCCGCGATGTCGTCGTACGTGGAGGGTGCCGAGAATGCGGACGCCCCACTGGCCAACGAAGGCAGAGAGCGATTCCCCTGAGCGCTCGCGGACTTGGGGACCAGACCGGCCGGCCGCTGCCGAGAGGCTGCCTTCTGAACCTGGGCGAGAGTCGCGATCTCGTGAGAGATGGCGTCGTCAGGCATCTTGCTGGCCTCGATCACACCGGCTACCGCCAGATCGTCGCCCTGAGCGATACCCGCCTGCACCCGCAACCGGGCGAGCTTGATGGCGAGGATCGTACGGCTGGCGCCAGAGGGCTGCGGCTGCTTGGCCGCTACCTTTTTTGAGCCGTAGTAGCCGCCCTCGTCACCCCGGTGGCCTTCGTGCTCTTCGTACGGCCTGTAGTTGTCGTTGTCGTGGTGGGGCTGGAAGTAGCTGTTGTAGTGCTCCGGGAAATTGCTCTTGACATAGCTGTGGAAGTTTTCCCGGTCGGCCGGCGTCGGCTGCGTGCTGCCGGCGTCCGGGTCTATGTCGTTGAGGTGCCGACGGACATCCTCAAAGCTGCGTGCAGTCTTTGCGCCTGCCTTCTGGCCGGCCATCTCACCGGAGCCAGGCGCCTGACCATTGGAGTTGTTCGGGCTGATGGTCCACGGAAAGGCCGTGTCCAGATTCATCGGGTCGCCAACGCGAACGTCGGTCTCGATCCGGGTCTGGTCGTCCGGCACGTGGGTCTCAGTGCCCGCTACCGGAGCTGTCACGTCGACCATGTCACCGTACGGCGAAGTCGGCAGCGACTCACCCGGATTCATCGCCAGGTCGGTGGTGTCGGCTGGAACGTCCTGCACGGAGCCCGGAGTCTGGCCTGGGCGGCGCGGGTCGTCCATGGTCTCGGGAGTGACCGCCTCTTCGGTAGTCTCGCTCGGACCCTGGCTCGGGGGATCTGGCACCGGCTGGCCGGGGTTGTTCACGTCCGCGAGCTTGAGTTGATCGGCCCGCTTGCGAATCGCGGTCATCTGCTGGCCAACACCGGCCATGTTGGCGATGTAAGTCAGCTGACCCTTCAGCACCTCGATCTCGTGGCGCTGATTCGCGGCCACCTGCTTCAGTGCCTCAATGTGCTTCTGCTGGCCCTGTACGGCTGCCAGGATGGGCCGGCTGGCCGGCTGCGGCTTGATTCCCATCTACGAACCCCTTCGATGGTTGGCCGACCCCTATTGGTCCGCTCTAACCCTTCGCAGGAGAAAGGCGTGACCGGGCAGGGTCCGGGGTGAAACAATGCCGCCATGCCTACTCACGACGACCGCAAGCCACCCTCGATCACCTGCCCGGTCTGCCGGATGACCTCCTACCACCCCAAGGACATCCAGTACGGATACTGCGGGAACTGCCGAGACTTCACCGCCATTCCGCAGCAGCGCCCACCGTCCTCCTAAGCCGGCTGCTTCTGGACGGCCGCCCGATCATCCAGAAGCCTGTCGATCATCAGCTCCACGACCTCGATCTCATCTTGGTGCTTGGCCTTCTTGGCCTGATTGAGCTGGATGACCCGCTTACGCAAGGCATCGTCGATCCAGTCGATATCCCTCACTGTCACTCCTCTCAGCGAGCTACCGGCACACCCTCTTGCTCTAGGTCGGAGATCGACATCAGCTGGGCCTGTCCACAGTTCGGGCAGGCATCGCCCTCCAGAGCACCCTCACCAGTAGCGTCCGGACTCATCGGGTCGTCCATGTCGGTCGTCGTCGGCTGTGCCGCATCGGCGGTGTAACCGCAGTTCGGGCATTCCAGATCCGCCGCACCGTCCTGCGGAGTTCCCGGCGGCTCGTCGCCGAGGGTCTGGACGTCCACCGGCACCTCGCCGCTGGTGTCATCCTCGCCAATGCCCGCTCCGGGGACCATGTCCTCTGGCTGCTCGCCCTGCTCTGCCTCTTCCGGATCACCTGGTTCGCCGGGAACGTTCGGACCCGGAGTGAACGGCTCGCCGCCCTGGTTGACATGTCCTTCGGCCGCCGCCGGGTCGATAGGCATGCCGTTCTCGTCCAGCTGGCTGGCGTCGACCTGATCGGGGTCGACATCGGCATTGACGTTACCGTCCTCGTCCACCATCGCGGGATCCATCGGAACCTCGCCAGAGTCGTCCACAACAGCCCCTGAGCCGTCCGCTGCCGGCACGGTGGGCTCGGTGCCACCGTCCACTGCCCCGGGCAGCTCTCCGGCCCCCTGAGCCACGTCCTTGCGCAGGTCCATCTGCTTGGCCAGGTCCAGATCGGGGTCCTGCAGGAACTTCGGCGGTGCGACAAAGCCACACTCCTGGCACTGATCACCGGAGTACTCGGTCGAGCCGCAGACCGGGCACTCCTCGTCCCGCAGGGTGTCCACGTCCATGGGCGCGATGGTCTCGCCGTACGCAAGCTTGACAGCCATCTGCTTGCGATAGGGCTCCTTGGCCATCGGATCGTCGTGCGGATTGGAGGACGGCGCAGAGGTCTCGATGTTCGGCCGGACCTCCTTCATGTGCATGTTCTGCTCGTTGATGTCGTAGTGCTCGCGAGCGTGACCCATCCAGACGGTCTGGGCCTTTTCGAAGGCGTTGACGCGCCCCTTGCCCATCGCAGTGCCAGAGTCCTTGTCGGCCTGCTGATTCACCCGCTGCCGTACGAGCCAGGTGGCAGCTTGGACATGGTGCGGCTGGACCTTGTCCGCCCCGGTCAGGTTGTCCCGCTTGTTGATGTGGTCGGCCGCGTCCTTGTACTGCTTGACCACGTGGTTGTAGTAGTGCTCGTTGCTGATGGCATTGGACATCGGCTTCATGTCCTCGTCGGACAGCCGCTTACCGGCGGCCACCGAGGCGGCATGCCGATCGATGACGACCTTGGGGTTGTTGTCGTCCTCGTTTCCGCCATGGTGAATCAGATGAGCAAACGCCTTAATCTTGTTGCTGCCCTTGGCAAACACGTCGTTGTAATGCTCGCCGTTCATGACCCGCTGGGCGGCGTCCTTCATCGCACCCGTGGCCATTACGCCCGAGCCCTTGCCACCAATAGCCTGTCCCGTCCGCAGAGACCGGGAGGCGTTCATCATGTTGACCGGCCAGGCCGTCTGGGGACTGTACGCGGCCAGGACGCCGGCACCCTTCTGGGCATCACCACCAGCGATCGCCTTCGCGATGTGATGGGCATCCTCGTACCAGTTCCGGCCCTGACCCTTCTCCTCATCCGAAGCCTGGTCCCAGTGCGCCACGATGTTGCTGGGATGGACCGGATGCAGCTTGAAGGCCGGGTGCTGGCTTGCGTCCTCGAACTTCGGCTTGGCCTCGGTGCTCAGTCCACCGTGATAGTGCATCGAGCCGGCTGTCTTGGCCTCCGGGAAGTCCTGGCCGCCGCCGTCCGGAGTGTGCTCGAAGTTGTGGATGGCCTGGATCTCCGCGACCGAGTACGGCCGGCTGACACCTGCCTCGTGGCTGTCCAATGCCGGGTGCGGGTCGTTCGGGAACTGGTGGAAGTCGTCCTTGCCCCAGCCATGGGTCTCCATCAGGTGTCTGGCGAGCTTGCGCGGGTCGTCGAGGTCCACTGCCTGAGTACGGTGAGCGTCGTCCTCCGCCACCTGCTGCTGAAGGTCGAAGGCGATCTTGGCTTCCTTTGAGTCCTCGGTACGGTGCTTGATCTCTCCGCAATAGGCGTCCGGCCGGTCCTTATCGGAATTTTTCTTTTCGCAGTCCTCAAAGTCTTCATAGCCGGCGAAGGGAGCACCCTTGCGCATGCTGGTGAGATCCATGCCCTCGTCTGCCGTGCTCTGGTTCGGCGGATTACCAGTGGCCGGGTCATAGCCGGAGTCCGGCGGCTGAGCCTGATGCGGCATCCCCGCGCCCGCCTCGTCATTGTGGATCCAGCCCGAGGTGGGCCCGGCCGGATTCTGGATCAAAAAGATCCCTCCGCCACAAGTTTGGCAGTACGACGTGGTCCGATGTGAGTTATCCGAATCGTGCTTTTTCTTCGGCACGGGACCCAACGCGGTACGGCCTTCCTGAGCTACCGCACGCAACGACGCCACTCGATCCAGCTCCTGCCGCCGCTTACGAGCGTCCGTGCGCTTGGGAGTAGGACGGCCCTTGGGTGCCTGGGGATCGACCTTGGTGGCCGACGACCTCAGCCCTCGGTCGTCCACTCCGGTGAAGACCGCCGTCGGATCGGCTGGTTCCTCGACCAGCAAGCTGTTCTCGAAGAAGCGCAGTCCGTAGCACTTTTCCCTGACCAGCACGCCCACGCGCTTACCGAACTGGTCGGTACGGTAGATCCGCTGGCCCTTCATTTTAGGAATGTGGCTGCAGTACTCCGCTGGTGTGGTGGCCTTGTTGGCACAAATGGAACAAATGCTGTGGGCGACATCGGTCCCCATGCTCGTCCGGTCTACGTGGCCAGCGAGCACAGCCTGAGCCAGCTTAGGGAACTTCATGGCGTCGATCTCCATGAGGCACTCAGCCCAGGTGTCCGGCGAGCCGTCTGGATTCCAGTCCTCATGAAGTGCGGCATCGATGACCACACCACGAGCGCGGCGGTGATCTTCGTTGGCATGATTGACAAATACCGGTTTTCCGATGAACGACTTATACGCCGTTTTGATTTCCTCAGCCGGAAATTCATCGTAGTTGTCATTGCACCGCGAGCTGATAGCCCGACTACGGACGTACAGATACCCAGGACGCGGTGTGTAGTCGAAGTGGGCTCGGTGAGCCTGCCGGCGCAGGACACGCCGGTCGCCCATCTCCGCAGACAGCACCGCCGCCTCGGCAAATTTCATCAGCACTCTTGACCACCCCTATCGCCTCTACCCCTTCGTGCGTCTCGAAGAGGCAGAAACAGTGCGAGGTGATATCTTTAAATCACGACCGGCGGCCAAGGTCGTTTCGATACCCATTGCCGATGCGCCGCCGGTCGGTTTACTCCCGCCAGTGCCGGCGGCGGCCGTACCCGGTGTCCCTTACGCGGTACCCGTCCTCGTCTACCCGGATGACCTTGTCCCCCGACTCGACGTTGCGCCGAAGGTAGGTCTCCAGGACCGCCTCAGGCGCGTCAGTCAGCTTGGTCGTCCGGTCCTGGGACAGCTGGAACCGGCCTGGCTCCGTTTCGGTAATGGTCCAGATGGCCATCTAGCTCCGATCGTGCTTCTGCTCTAGCGCGTCCAGGTAGGCCGAGTACGCGCTACCAGGCCACAGTGGCCCCTCAGCCTCCTCAGGACTGGAGAACCAGTCGTAGTAGTCCCAACGCTCGTCCGCCCTGATCACGATCACAGGGAGGCCGTCCTGGAGCCTCTGCCAGTTCATGAGCATCCGGCCGGTACGGCCATTGCCGTCGGCGAACGGGTGGATGTGCTCGAACTTGACATGAGCCTCCTGCCAGTCCAGGTCCAGCCACTCGTCCAACCAGTCATCCATCAGAGGCCTCACGTCGAAGAAGGGCGGGCAGCTCCGGCCGCCGACGGACACGTTGATCCGAGGCTCGTCCCGATAGACGCCCTTATAGCGTGCGGGCATCTCCTCCTGGTGATCGGTGATCAGGCGCTGCAGGTACTGGATGCCCTGGTGGGTGATGCGATCCTGCTGCCGCAGCCACATCCATGCTTCAAAGCAGTCCTTGTCCGCCTTGGCGCTGTCGATGCCCTCGATCAGGTTGGACTCACGCACGAAAGTCTTGGCCAGCAGACGCTCACGGCGCTCTTCCCGCTGGACCTCACGAGCCTCCTCCTGACTGCGTTCCTCCGGAGTGAGGCCGTCCAGGTTTTCTTGATCGTCCTTAGCCACGTAGGGCTCCAATGCGTGAAAGAGATCCCAGTTGATCTTCATGTACTTGTCATCCGGGTGCCGGTCCATCCAGCATTCCAGCTTGATACCCGGCGATATCTCCCCTAGCAGCCGGACGGGGGTCGCCGTTCCCACCGGGTTGGTCCCGTCGTTGAAGTACTCGGTGAACAGATACTCTTCGCCGAACTTCTCCCGGATACCAACGAAACCTCGCCGGCCGTCATAGACCGCCACTCCGAAGTTTCGGGCGCGGACCTTGTAGACCTTGCCCTTCTCACACTGACCGAGTGCTACCGCCATCTTTCCTCCTTGGGGGAATCGCGCCAAAGAGCACCCCTCCTACGAGGAGTGCTCCGAGGATGACGAGGGGCCAGCTCATCACATCGCCGCTACTTTGCTCGCGCATTCAGGGCCGAGACCAGCGTGGATACTGGTCGGTACGGTCAGCGTCCGGTTGCAGCGGTAGCACCGGCTGGCCTGCTCGGCGTATGCCAGACCAGCGGCGGCGGGGTCTTGGAACAGCACCCGTACAGCCTCGGCCAGATCCGGACGGTCCTGGTGCCGACGCCAGATCTTCGGTCGCCGGGCCGGCACGTTGGACTTCTCGTCCTGGTAGACCTCGACGTTGCCCACGCGGGTGTAGTCGGAGTCGTTGTCCGATCCGGTCAGCACCGAGATGATCTGCTCGCCGGGCTTAAAGCTCGCGGACGCGGGCTGAGTCCGCAGCCGCAGCGTCTTGTGGGAGCCGTCCTCGAAGGAAACGGTGTACAGGCCGTCCGAGACAGCCTTGCGAGCGGTGATCTTCACGCTCACGGTCTGGTTGACGACGGCCGGCTGGGCCTTGACCTCTACGGGCAGTGGGCACTGACCGTAGTGGATGACCTCCCAGGAGCCGTTCGCTCCGCGCTCCAGCATCCCTCGACCAGCCTCGACACGCTGGTGGCACTCAGTGCAGGTGCCCGGGTAGCGATTGAACTTCGGGTCGTTGCGGTTGATGGTCATGATGTCCTCCTGGTACCTAGATCTCTGGCGAAACCCAGAGTACCAGTCGGATTTTAAAATCTCAACCCTCAGTATTTCGTGCAGTCCAGCAGCTTGATGTTGGACAGGGCCTGGTTGTACGCCGCGATCCGCGTCTGCTTGATCGAGATGTTCGACCCACTGGTGGAGGGGATCTGCTGCTCGGCGGAGATCAGAGACTGATAGAGCGCCCGCTGGCTCCGCAGCTGCTCATTGATCGCGTTGCAGTCAGCTATCGCGTTCTGACGCTGGTTGGAGGCACTGACCTGCTGGACGATGATCGCTCCGGCCATCACCGAGAGGATGATGATCAAGGCGAAAATACGCGCGAGGTAATCTCTCTTGAGCGAGTTTTTCTTTACCTCTTCTTGTAAATCTCGAACCAGCTTGGCCAGACTGGTGAACTGCTCTCCCAAATGCAGGGCATCCTGAGAGGGCCCGACCTGGATCTTGGTTGTCGGACTGTCATCCGGCGGCGGGGTAGGCCCACCGCCCCATGGCTCGGTCATCTGTCTCCCCTAGCACAAAAGGTCGTTCACGATGGGCAGCGTGCAGACCACACCGACAATCCCTCCAGGCCCATGCGGCGGCTGCACAGGTGGGGGTTCTACGGGTGGAGGCTGAACCGGTGGAGGCTTGGTCGGCGGTGGCGTAGTCGATCCGCCGCCGCCGCTACCCCCGCTGTGCCCGCCGGAACTTCCCCCAGAACCTCCGGACGAGTGTGAACCACCCGAGCTACTGCTGCCACTGGAGCCTGACGTACCCCCAGACGTACTAGGGGACGAATTGGTTGTGCCAGCTACGGGGGTGATGCCAGCGTTCTGCAGCTGCTGCTGGAGGGCCCGAATGAGCTGCTCTTGCTGAGCCAACTGGGCCTGGAGTTGAGTCAACTGCTGGCCGTTCGCCCGAGATTGCGCCGCAGCAGCTGCTGCCTGACTCTGATACGCGGAGATGGTGGCGTCTCGACGCTCAACAGTGCGCACGGTGTCCCGCCGCGCCCGGATATTGTCGATGACGAAGATCAAGACCGTAAAAGAAATGACCAGAGCCAGCAGGATGGACAGTGTCTTGCGGTCAAAGACGTACTTCACACCTTTGATCACGTACTGCCCGACCTGCCGGCCGGCCGTCCGCAACATCATCCACCGCTGGTGAGCTTGCTCGCGGCAATCACCAGCCCAAGTACGGCGGCGATGATGATGCCGCCGACCGTTCTGACGATCCATTCTGACCGGTTCTCCAGCTTCGACAGTCGAATATCAAGCTGGCCACGCTCGGTCTCGGACAGTTGCTTGGTGGCTTCGAAGAGGTCGATGCGCACATAGCCGGACTCGATCCGAGCGGCCAGCTTCTCAAGCCGCTCGGCGATCTCATCCAGACGACGCGTTACGTCATGGAGTGAGGGGCCGCTGATGGTCATCCCCTCCTACCTCCTGCCGTCGTACCGGTTGCGATCAGCCCGACTCCGCTCACTTGCCCAGTAAGGGTGACACGCCAAACAGCAGCAGGTCGATAATCACGAGCAAGACCGCGATGCTCAACAGCATCCCCACGCGCCAGGTCCGAACATTCCCGGCAGCCACGTGGCCACTACCCAGCACCAGGTCAAGAATGACCAGAATGCCCGCCACGATGAGCAAGATCAGACTGATGGTTCCCACGGTGTACCCCCTCGGGAGAGGTTGAGAAAACGATCGCTGATGACCGCCCTCCTACCTCTTCCGCGCGCTCAGCTGAGTGCCGACAGGTGGCCCGTACTACCCCAGCTTAAGGGCGATGATCTTGAGAGCCTTGGCTACTTCATCGTTGGAAAGGTCGCCGCCGTCGAGGATTTTCTCCCGCAGCGGGCTCCACTCGGCCATTACGTCATCCACCGCGTGGTGCTCATTGGCGGTGTGATTGGAGATGACCGTACGGACCATGTCCTCGTCCATTTTGGGACTGAGGTAGAGCACGCCCTGATTGGTAGTGCTGCACACCACCACCGCACCCGGCTGGTCACTGGGATTGGATACCGCGATAGAGGCCTGGATGTCCTTGGCGTCTGTGCCAGACGCCGTCGCGATCTCCTGAATCAGCTGAGCGATCTGAATGGGCCGCTTGATCTGGTTAATCCGGGTGGTCTGACCGTCGAAGGGATCGACGAACTGAACGCCCTCGGTGACCTCAAGAGCAGGCGGCGCCTCGTTAACGTCATCCTTGGTTTTACCCTCGGTCTTGGGAGTCACCTGGTCCGCAATCGGTACCGGCTGTACGTCCGTCACGCCATCCACCCTTCTTCGTCCAGGTTGTGCTCATCATCTTTTATGTGCTCGTAGTGAGTTCCCTGGATCTGCAGGAGGTCCAGATTACCGGCCCGCGAGCCGGCGCCCTCATTGATCA